AACTGCCGCAACATGATACCATCCACACCAGCCTATTCTATTTGTGGATGCAGTTAAAGTGGATCCGGTGTCTGCAAATTCTAGATATCCACTGGTGTTTGTATAAAGGGACCAGCCAGTTCCACCCGCGCCTGTGTTTCCAGTGCCCTTGCCTAATATTCCTGTTTGCCGATTGCCGTCAGCATTAGTTGTATGCACCCATGCCTCAATGGTAAATGCGCCAGTGCCCAATCTTAGTGCAGTACTGGTGGGACTAGCATCGTAGCATTTTAAATAAGCCTGTGTGTCCCATGAATAGACACTGTTAGAACCATGCTGATATGGTCTAAGTGCGTGGTTTATAAGAGGACCGTCCAGTAGTCTAAGACTACTTCGATCTGATTGGGTTACAGTGTAGCCCAACACTGTATTGGTTGGTATATCGTCATGATGAGGAGTCTGCATTGAATGAAAGAACACGGCGCCAGTACTGGTCAATGGGGCGGTGGGTTTAGCAAACGCAGTAGCATATTGTGCAGAATTTGAAATCTTTAAGTCAGATAAATTGCCGCCAAACCAGGTGGAGCCTGTTGCTACTCTATCACATCCAATGTAAAAGTTGCTAGTGTCTGCAAAGTTGCCTGAACTGGTGCCAGTGGCATCAAGTACACCATCGCGGTATATCTTGAGTAAATTAGATCCGGTACCGGAACGAACAATTGCCACGTGATACCAAGTGTCTAATACTAATGCTGTGGCTGATTGTGTAGATGAATTGCCAACAGCATCAAAGAATCCAATCTTTCTGTCAGTAGAAACATACACCGACCAACCAGTGCCTGCTGTTCTGCCTGCATTGCCACCCTTGCCCATGATATGATGCTCTGTGGCATCATTGCGGCACAATTGAACCCAAAATTCAATGGTAAAGTTACTGGTGGCCAATACTAATTGTGAGTAACTGGTAACAGTATAATAGTTACTTTCATGAAAGTGTGTACACCAATCTTGATACCTGGGCCCAAATTGGGCTAACTGCGGTACTCTAGCATATGCATCCTGACTGTAGTATTTGTCCCAGCCATACTGGCTTCGGTCACGCATGATGTCATCATCATATAGAGCGTCACCAAAATGTACTGGAACTTTGTCATAATATGGATCAAAATTGCCATTATCAGGAGATACTTCTTCCATCAGATTGCGGCGTGATGCTAACGGCGCTCCTTCACTGTGAGTTAGAGTGCTATCACCCAATAATCTGACGCCACCGGCGGTGCGTGTATTGGTTTGTGTTTTGTTACCTATAACTCCGCCGTTGCCTCTGCCGCGCGCCATTAGCTTACTTCCTCATATGAACATATCACGGTCAATGCTGTGGAGGCTGAACTGGTAATGTTTAAACTGTCTGCTTCTTCTAAGTAGAGCGCAGTGTCTTTGCCCAGTAGTACCAGTGTTGATTTATCTGCCACTGTAACGGTGTACGCGAGTGGATATGATACTGCACTTCTCACTAAATTTACGGTTACGTCGGCTGGTGACACTGCTTTGTTACTGACTATAATAGTATTGATCTTGTATAGTGAGTTTGAACTTGCAGCATTTTGGAGAAATACCACAGGTGAAGTTGTAGCCAACTGTACTACTGTTTTAGCGATACACGAGGTGACTGTAAAAATATTTGGTGCTGACATATATTATTTTCCAAAAAATTGTAATTGTTCTAAATTCCCATTACTACCACTGAGCATTGTTTAGCATCTATATTATATATGCCAAATCAACTGGGGTAGCATTAATCCCAACTGCTAGTTGACACAGCCAGGCTGTGTCACGGTTCGTACCAATGCGTTCTGCTAAATGATCTATTTTACACCGCATCAATGTTTATTATATTTATCAAAAATCAACTTTGGGCTGATATTGAGTCTGTTTAAGCACCCAAAATCAAGCCCATGGCGTATATTTTGACAGTAGTAGAGCCACCACCTGCGCCGGCGGCAAATGATAAGTTGCCTAAGCCATCAGTTGTTAATACTTGACCACTGCTACCACCAGTTATATGCAGGTTACTGACACTGCCCAACGTGATGTTAGAACCAGTAAAGGCAATGTTAGATGTTGTATCTAACATGTAGGGTTGTACTCTAGTTAGTGCCATGTTATTTCCTTTAGTATTTTATTATTTTGGTAGTGCTGCATTGGCTGGTGGTGTAAAGGTTGTTGTGTATCTTGCTACACCTTTGGTGATTCTGAGGTCGTCTATATATGCGTTAACTATACCGTAAGCAGCGCTGCCAGATGTAGTTGGTCCTCCTATTGCCAATTTGGTAGATGCTATGGGTCTAGCGTAATTAAGTGTGTGTGCAATTGACGCCTGAGACACTCCATCAAAATATATTGAGAGCACGCCACTATATCTAACAAATGCAATGTGATGCCAGTTATCGTCTAGTATTGCTGTTGAGCTTGTAGATAGGGTGGAGGTTGATGCATACTGAGACTGCCAGTACAATAAAGCGCCGGAGCCGGTGATTGCCCAATTACCAGCAGCATTCGCGCCTGTCAGGGTATAAGAGCCAGTGGTTGTCATCCAGACCACATAATCACCGACGTTTCTTCCCGCTACACTCTTGAACCAATATTCTACAGTGAAATCATTAGTCCCAAAATTACCAGTATCAGTATTGAACGATCCAACTATTTTATTGACTTGTGCAGTGCTGCCAAAGTATATACTACCTGTTCCAAATTTTGGTGCAGTAGTACTAACAGAGACTTGTCCTGTTATTAGAAAATTATTTTTAGCAGTCGCATCAATAATACCTGCATTGGTAAAACTGAGCAACAAACTGGTATTGGTAATGGCGGTTAATGCTGACACCGGAGGGGTGAAATCTGCGGTATACACTGCTGTTCCTAGAACCACACGGAAGTCACTAATATGACCTCCTGCACCGTACTGAGCGTAATTATTGACGTTGAAAACAGTTGGGGCATAGTTAGTACCGTCTGCAATAGATCCACGTAACACTCCGTTTTGATAGTAATACACTGTTCCTGCATTTCTAACTACCGCATGATGCATCCATTGATTCAGAAAAAATGTACCACCGGTGGTGTAGTTAATTTGCCCAGCTAAGGTGGCCACTCGCCAGTATGTGTTGTTTTCTGGTCGCAGATAAAAATGACCAGCTGCTCCGTTGGTAAACAGGAACAGTGACCCACCATTAACAAACCCATTGGAGTCAATATATGACCAAAATTCAATGGTAAAGTCGCCGGTGCCAGCAGGCGCAGCACTTGCAGGCACAATCAAATAGTCGCCGCCCGCTATGTTGTTACTGGGCCTGAAGTATGCACTTCCCCCGTGTAGTGTGGGATTATATGCTACACCTACAGCAAATAGGCCAACTGCCGTCACCCTAGCATCCGCTACTCTTGTAATAGGAAAAGCATTAGTACTAGAATCGACTATTCTATTAAGGTGACAAGTTAATAGCTGTGTATTAGTAATGGCTGTCAGCGCTGAATCCGGAGGGGTGAAAGCTGCGGTATACACTGCTGTGCCTTTAACCAGTCTCACGTTGGATATATGTCCTATCATAGGGGAGGTGGCCACCCGGTCAGCACCAATATAAAGAATATTAGTTTGATTGAAATCTGTGTTGATTGCTGTTGCACTTGTTGCCTGCAAAACTCCATTCAAGTAAAGCTTTATATTGCCTGTTGCTGTCCCTGATCTAACCATAGCAAAATGATACCACTTGCCTGAAATCAAAGTGGTTGTTCCAGCTTGATTTGTTGTGGTTGTGGACATCTGCAATAAATTGCCAGCAGTGATACTCACAGCCAACCCAGTTGTACCAGTACCTTTACTTACTAATCCTCGGGCTGTACCCACCACTTCTAACTGGAACCATCCCTCAATAGTAAAGTCTCCTGTACCCATTTGCAAGTTTGCGTTATCAGCTACAGTTAACCAATCACCAGTGCCATCAAAATAAACGCCCCAGCCCGTTAGATGGTATGGTGAGAATGTGCCCTGATTGGGGGTACCTGATGTGGTGACTGTACCTGCATTAGTGCTACGGTCTACGAATGTATTATTATTTGCGCCGTTAGTGCCATTGCCAGTTAATAACAGTGTGTTGAACTTGAAATATTCATCGGAAATCACAAAACTTATGCTAAATGTTCTAGCGGTGTCCTGTAATTGTGTGTCAGTTGCTACCACACTAAAGCTATAGGTGGTATCCAATTCCAGTCCTGTCACCGTGCCACTGAACACACCAACACTGGTTAGTGATGTGCCTGAAGGCAAGCTGCTGCCTGCTGCCAAGCTATAGGTAATCGTGCTGTCACTGGTAGCTGACAGGCTCACTGAGAACGCACTTCCTACGGCAACATTGGATAGTGTTGCGCTGGTGCTCCATTCGGGTACTCCGCTGAACACAATGCCACTTAAGTAAACTGCTGTACTGCCACTGGGGTTAACCACGTACACAATTTGAGTGTTACTGGTAGTTGGGGCCAGCTGGCAACGAATTTCACTTGAACTTACAAATGCAGTGCTGGTTGCAGCTACACCACCCACATATAACACGCAGCCAGTTTCAAATAAAGTACCAAATACTTTTATGTAACCATTAGCAGTACTTACAGCAGTATCGTCAACTGGATTGAAACTGGAGTCAGTTATAACCACACTGGTTATAACTGGGCCAGGCGTCGTCGCGGAGGCAAGTGAATGCACCGTGGATACTTTTTGTGTACTCTGTAGTTTTACACCCATTTTATGATACCTGTGTTCCAAATAAAGTAAAGCTGACGTTAGCTGTGTTTGCATACACAGTGATAATATCAGTTGCAGCCAAACTCATGCCAAATGTCAGTGTTACTGTGTCATTGGCTGGTATTGTGCCGTTGTATATAATATAATGATCCGTGCTCAATGCTGCGCCATTCTTTCTAGCTGCCACTCTGTATGAGATTGCACTGCTGTTTTGATTGCAAACTGCCAGTGTACTTACTATGGCAGAGTTGGCTGCTGGCACAGTATACAAGTCAGTGTTAGTGGTTGCTGTGGGACTGGTTTGTCCTAATATTTGATATGAAAATGCCATGTTTATTCCTTTATTAACCCATCATAAAAAATGGGTGAAGTACAGCGTCAGATGCGCTTGGTGCAGGTCCAAATGTTACAACTTCAATTGGACTTGTGCTGGGAGGTGCAGTAGTGAATGTTAATATTGATCCAGCTAAATCGTAGCTGGTTTTTAGTTGTGTAATGCCGCCCACTGTGACCATTGTGTAGGTCTTATTGAGTGGGCTAGTGGCCAATCCATACACTGTCGTAGAACCATCACCAGTAAAATTATCGTACACTAATCCAGTCAGTATACTTACTGCACTGGCTACCAGAGTTCTGATTTCTATTGCTGCACCATTGGCTGGTATTTCAGTAAAAGTCAATAAGCCACCATTGACAGTGTATGCTGATTTTTGTTGTAGAATGCCGGTAACGTTTACTGAAACAAAGTCAGTGCTTGTTGGTATCGAACTCAGCGAGTAACTGTTAGTGGCGCCGTCACCGGTAAACGTGTTAGTGGTAATGCTGAAAATTGAGTTGGACACTGCCGGTTGTCTGGTCCAGCTGCTGGTGGCACTGGCATAGATATAGTATATACCGTTTTGCTGTGCTAGTTGCCCGTCTGCAGGTGATGTTGGAAATGCCATAGTTTATGTTCTCAATGTGTATTTATGATAATATTTCAGTTACTTGGTTAATACCTCGGTTGTTGGCGGTGTAAAGGTAGCACCACTGGCCACGTATGAATCGGTAGTGACTACAATATTAGAGATTCTAGGTTTTATACTGGAAAAACTGGTAGTGCTAATATCAGTGTATGATACAGTGGTAGCCATATTATCTTGGTAATTCTCTCACTTGAATAACTGTGCCTGCAGTGGGCGCTGGAATCAGTGTTAGCACTGTGCCGCTTACCGTGTAGTCAGTGGTTGGCATCCGACAGATACCATTTAAGAATACTAAAATGTTGTTGACAGTGCATCCAGTGGACACAGTGTAAGTGGCTGTGGTGCCATCACCAGTATAGCTGCGATTAACATAGGTAGTAGAAATTGCTGCACCCACTGTGGGGGTCTGCATGTCTACCCAGTAGGTGCTTGTACCGTCATTTATATATTCGTACAATACATTGGCTGTGGTGTTAAACCACTGGTCGCCTGCTATATTGCCACTTGCTGGTGGTGTGGTTGCCGCAGTGTAGGTTAATCCACCACCACCGCCGCCTGAGGCTGCACTCCAACTTAAATTTCCTGTACCATCAGTTGTCAGTGCATATCCAGCGGTGCCGCCAGTAATTGTTATATTGGCATTGCTGCCTAGATTGGTCTTGTTAGTAACTGTTAAATTGGCAGTGGTTAATGCACTGGTAATATTAGCATTACCTGCAGTTAAATTGCCAGTGTAGGTTGGCAAGTAACTGGCTACATTTGAGTTGGCATAGCCTGCAGGTAAATTTGTCAGTAAACTGCCGTCACCTATAAAGTAACTGGCTGTGGCTGCGTTGCCTAAATTGGCGTTGCCTGTAGTGACGTTGCCTGTAACTGCCAAACTTGTTAATGTACCTGTTGAAGTGATATTTGGCTGTGCATTTGTGTATACTGTTCCAGCTAATAATGCATTGGCTACTTGACCACTTACATTGGCACCTGCTACACTATTGGCTGTTGTTGCATATGTGGCTAAACTAACAGCTCCTGTTACATTAGCACCTGCTACTGCGTTTGCTGTAGCTGCGTAAGTGGCTGAAGAAACCGTTCCACTTACATTGGCTCCTGCTACACTATTGGCAGTTGTTGCATACGTGGCTAATCCAACTGCGCCAGTTACATTGGCGCCAGCTATGTCAGTTAATGCACTGCCGTTGCCTATAAAGAAGTTTGCACGAACATTGCCAAAGCTGTTGAATGTGGCGACTTCTCCTGATACAGAGGCGTTGCTGGCAAATGCAAATTCTGCATTTGAGTTATCCCAACCCATGAATGCATCAACTGGCACAGTGGTATAGTAATGCAATAACTGACCTCTGTCTTTGCCGTCATTGGTAGTTAGTGCGCCGGCAGTGTTGCCGCCCTGTTCTATAATTGGATCTTTAACTACAATGGTAGTGACATTGGCAGTGACTGTGGTTCCACTGACTGTCAAGTTGCCTGTTACGGTAGTATCGCCTGCAGTTAACACGCCACTAGTGCTTATGTTGCCTGCCGTTAAATTACCAGTATAGGTTGGCAAGTAGCTGGCCACGTTGCTGTTTGCATAGGATGAGCCAGCACCCAAGTTTGAATAAACAGAGCCGTCATTGGTAAACTGCCAAGTATCAGTGGTTTCGTTCCATCTGATCTGAACTGCGGCCTCGTCACCACGTACTACTCTGATGCCTGCATTATTACTGGGAGCACCGGTAGTTTCTGCACTGATATCAATTATATTATCTTCAACACTCAGTGAAGTCACACTCAGTATACTGGCCACGCCCTGAACTGTTAGGTTGCCGGTTACTACAAAGTCATCAGATACTTTAACTGATCCAGTTCCGGCGGCGGTTAATATAAGATCGCTGTTTGCGGTTTTGCTGGTGATACTGTCTACCAATATGGGCACTGAGAAATTAACTGCATTGCCGTCGTTGGTGGTTACATTGACATTGCTCTGTATCTGCAATGCGCCTTTAACTGCAATCTTACCAGTGCCGGCGGGTAATAGTTCTATATCGCCTGTACCGCTGGTGTTTATTCTGATGTTTTGATTGATATCCGCTGAGAATATCATAGTAGTAGAAACTTGTTCCAGTACCTTTACATTATTAACATACAGTGAGCCAGGACCAACATACACATCTTTCCACATGTTGGTTGCATTACCCAGACTGTACATGACATTTGCAGTGGGGATTATGTTGCCTGTAGCTGCTGCATTGGTAAATGTTATATTACCAGCATAAGTTGGCAAGTAACTGGCCACGTTGCTGTTTGCGTATCCAGCTGCTAATCCAGTGAGTAAGCTGCCGTTGCCAATAAAGAAATTAGCTGTGGCTGCGTTGCCTAAGTTGGCGTTGCCAGTGTTGATATTACCCGTTACATTGGCGTTGGCGAATGTAAAGTTCTTAGTAGTATCTAGTGTATATCCGGGTAATTTAGTGAGTGCCATAGTATGTATTTATTACCTTGTGATGAACGCTGCAGCGGGTGGCGTAAATGTTGTTGTATATCTTGCTACACCTTTAGTTATTCTGAGTTCGTCTATGTAACCAGTGTAATATTGAGTATCCTGTGCATTATAACCAACAACTGTTTTTTGGCCGGAGGATAGGTTTTGTGATACGGCTGTGGGAGTTCCGACTGAAACCCCATCAACAAACATTCTTAATGTTCCTGAGGCTCTGCAGGCAGCAACGTGATGCCAAGTTCCGTCGTTGTAATTTGTTGTGCTGAATGTAATATCGACAAAAGCGCTGCCGGTAGTATAATTAAAATAAATACCATTTGCTGAATTGAGTCTATTACTAATTCTCCACATGCCGGCAGTAGTACCAGCAATACTTTGTGTTCCAACAACTGCAACATAAGTTCCTGCACCAGTAGCATTCATCCAAAATTCTACAGTAAAATTATCAGTACCAAAATCTCCATTTAAAAAAGTAATTGGAGTAGATAAATAATCCCCAGTGCCACCAAAAAATATACTGCTGTCTCCATACTTTTTTACTTGAGTATTAATTTCTGGTTGTCTACGTCCTGGCTCTGCGGTAGTATAGCCAACCGTTTCTAAATCGTTTCTACCAGTAGAGTCAATTATGCCTGCATTTGTTCCTTTGAGCAACAGTTGAGTTCCTGAAATTGCAGTTAGCGGTGCTGTAGGTGGAGTAAAGTTAGCGGTATACACAGCAGTACCTTTAACGTAACGGAAGTCTGAAATATTTCCGTTAAAATCTGGTAAACTACCGTCTTGATTTCTACCAATATCAAATTTATCAAAAGTATTAAGACTAGCAGATATACCGGTTGAAGAAAAATCCAGAACTCCGTTTATGTAAAGTTTAAAAGTACCAGATTGTCGTACAAATGCAAGGTGAGTCCACGCGTTTGGTGTGGCTAATGCGGTCGATGTTGTGTTGATGTGTAACGTTCCAGATATATACATAAAGACGTTTATTTGGTCTCCACCATTATTCAGCCGAAACATAAATCTACTATTTGCGTATCCAGCAGCTGGGTAGAATGTGAAAATTCCTCGTCCGTATTGACTACCAGAATACCCTTTGTTATAGACCCAGCACTCCATAGTGAAATCTGAGGTTCCTGCACCAGTATCCAATGCTGCCCCTGAAGTAACCAAATAATCCCCTGTACCATCAAACCCCATGCTGCCACCATGAGTAGCAGCACTGTATTCAACAGTAGGTGCGAAGGGACTAAATGCCTGTGTTTTTACGTCACCCGAGGCAGTGAGTGTGAAATTGTTAGTGCTGTTGTCAATGAATCTATTGTTCTGGCAAGTCAATAACGCAGTGCTGGCAACTGCTGTCAGCGGTGCAGTGGGTACAGTAATGGTTGTATTCGTATATCCATATACATCGACCCCTGGTACTAAACGTAAACTTGATATGTATCCGGTCCATGAGGCGCCGCCTCCCCCGTTATCATATCCAACTTGATACGAAGTTGTCGTATTGAACGCATCCGATACTGTTCCATTGGCAACCCGGGTTCCATTTAAGAATAAGCTTGTTTGATTAGTTCCGGTACCGCCTCTACTTACGACGATATGATTCCATTGTCCTACAATTGGGATCGTAGTAGAGGTAAATCTCCAGGCCGTTGTTCGGGCTGCCACTCCCCAATTTCCCGTACCTTCGTATCCAATTTGCATTTGTCCGCTGCCGCCTGCTCCGTATATAGTTGCACCTGCCACTGCCGCGATTGGCAAAAAGATCCATGCTTCAAATGTAAAAACTGACCCCGGTGATAAGTTGGCCGAGCTTGGTAATGTTAAATAATCTCCGGTACCGTCAAAGTAATTACTCCAGCCGGTTGGACTATGTGGGCTGAACGAGCCTTGCGCAGAATTGCCAGACCGAATAATAGGGAACCCGTTGGTACTATCATCTACAAATCCTGAATTGGTAGTGCCTTGTTTGTACTGTAATGATAGAAATACTGTACCTGCAACTGCTGTTAGTGGTGCAGCGGGCGCTGTAAAATTACCAGTGTATACTGCAGTACCATTAACAATACGAAGATCGGCAATGTGACCAATATACAGTTGAGAGTAACCGTTTATAGCGCCACCTATTGTGACTGACTGTGACCCAAAGGTAGTACTATCTGTAAACGAGCCGGAAGCGGGAGTTACCAGTGTGCCGTTTAAATACATTTTACATTCGCCAGCACCGGTTCCGGTGCGCACGACTGCAACGTGGGCCCAGGTATTCACCGTAAGAATATTTGCCGCAGTATAAAAAGCAAATGCTCCTTGGTGACCAAAAGCCAATCCCATTTGGCCATTAATCACAAACAACGGACCAGACGATGCGCCTCCGTATATCCATCGGTCGCTTTGAACGGCTGTAGGATATATCCACATTTCCATAGTAAACACAGTACTAATCGCAGGCTGTGTATAAGTTAGTGTATCATATCCTTCCCCGGCAAACCATGCACTACCTGCATTGGGATATGTCGTCTTGTTATAGGGAGTACGTCCAGTCGGTATTATTCCAGCGTTTGTTCTAAAATCACTTCTATTAGTTACTAGAATATTATTAGTACTAGCATCATCTAGCCATGTTGGGGTTGTAGTTTCACCATTTAATAATAAAACAGTATTTTTAAAATAAGGATCAGAAGCCACACTTACCACCCAGTTTAGTGTTCTGGTTGCAGTTCTGTTAGTGACTGCGGCCGTGGCTGTTATTATACTGGTAGTATTGGCTGTGACAGTGGGGGTACCTGCTATGTTGCTGCCACTTATGCTGATGCCAGTGGGCAAACTGTTTGCAGTATATGTAATTGACTTGCCGGCTGCGCTGGCAGCGCTCAACACCACATTGGCCATGGCACTATCTTGCTCTAACGTGTATGATGTGTTGTCTGCTGGACTGCTCCAAGTTACTGCATCGGCATCGACAGTAACGCTGAATGTTCTGTTGGTAGTTTGATTTTGTAAATCACTGGCTTGAATTGTAAAGGTATATGTGGTACTACCAGCACTTGCTGGTGCAGTGCCACTGAGTAATCCAGTGCTGCTGTCCAATGTAGAGCCTGTGGGTAAGGTACCACTGGCTAAACTATAGGTTATTGGAGCATCACCTGTTGCGGTGACCGTGTTGCTGATACTGGCAGTCTCATACACTGTGGCTAAACTGCCGGCGCTGGTTGACCAATTGGGCGTTCCGCTGTAACTGATTCCAGGAATGCTAATGGCAGTGCCACCATCTGAGTTAATCACATAAATCACATAGGTGCCTGCTGTCTGTGGTGGACTGGTAAACGTAATCTGTGTGCTGCTTACCACTGTGACCACTGTTGCTGCTGTGCCACTGACCAGTACGCTGGCGCCTGCACTGAAACCACTGCCCAGTAATGTTATGCTTTGTCCACCTTCTACCGCAGCAGCAGTGTCATCACCCACATACACAATACTTGACACTTTTGGACCAGTTAAGGTAGCCAGTGAGGTGTCTGCAATATTTTCTAGTACAATTTTGGTTGTCATGTATTTTCTCTAAATCTTAAAATGTTATACTACCTGAGGCGGTAAACTGGTATACTCTGTAGCCGCCTGCTACTGTTATCGTGGGTGAGCCGGTTGTAGATGCTGCACCAAACGAATCTGGGTAACGAATAATAACTATACCAGAGCCGCCATTACCGCCCGAACTATTTCGGGCGCCGCCACCTCCGCCACCAGTATTAACCGTTCCAGCAGACCCTGGGCCGGAATTTTCGCCTGTGCCACCACCACCACCACCGTTACCGCCGGATCCGCCACTGCCTCCGCCACCGCCGCCACCGCCGCCAGCATAGTACACAGCCGATCCTGTAATTGAGGAAGCGATTCCGATACCACCTGCACCTCCTTGTGAGGTACTTGGATTATTTGCTCCCTGCGCGCCGGCACCACCACCACCACCACCTGCCCAATTAGACCCTCCGGAACCAGATCCACCGTTATTACCTTGACCAACAGTGCCTGTGCCACCTGTACCTGTACCGTCAGTGGTGTTTGCACCTCCTCCACCTGAACCCCCAGATCCGCCATTCCTGTTAGCTGTACCTGGTTGGTTTTGCCCACCACCATATCCACCACCAATAGCAGTTAAGCCAAACCCAGTAGAGGGTGATCCATTGACTGAAGTGGTAGAACCATATACTCCACCGTTACCACCACCACCTACTATTAAATTGTAGGTTTGTCCACTAACAGCTAAACTTCCTTGCAATAATCCACCAGCGCCACCGCCGCCTGCATGGCCCGCGCCACCGCCGCCGGCGCCGGCGACTATCAAATAGTCAATTGTAGGGAACAATAGAGGGTTATTAGCTCTCGCAACGTTAAATCGCTGCGATGACAAATTTTGTGCAGTAAGCGATTTCAGTGCCATTAGCTGATTTCCGAACCAAACAGACTAAAACTCATGGTGGCAGAACTTGCGTATACAGTAACTACATCAGTAGTGGCCAATGTCATACCTATGCTCAGTGTGATTGAGTCTAGCGCAGGTATAGCAGTGTCGTATGCAACATAGTGTACTGCACTAAGAGTGGCTCCAGCTGGTCTAACTGCTATTCTAAAGGTACCAACCGCTGCGGCTTGATTGCATATAGTGAGTGAAGATACCACTGCACTGGTTAATGATGGAGCAGTGTACAGTGTAGTAGCTGTTGTTGCTGCGGGATTCAATTGTCCTAAGACTTTGTATGTGATTGTCATATGTTTCTCTATTTATAAGAATAAGAATGGGCTCAACGATTCAGGCACTGTAGGTACAGTGATTGTCTGCCAACTGACTCCACTGGCACCGTTGCTGGTAAGTACTTGACCGTTGGCGCCGCCTGTAATTGTTAAGTTTGCAACCGCGCCCAAGTTGCCTGAGAATTCTGCAACCGCAATTGCCAATTCACGAACTTGTATTTGTATTCCACTACCTGGCGCATTGACAAATGTCAGGGTACTGCCACTGATAGTGTAGTCTGTGGTGGGTGTTTGTACTAGTCCATTTTCACTGACCAGCACACTGGACACAGTAGAGCCACTGGTAACTGCATACGTGTTTGCAATGCCATTGCCAGTGTAGGTTCTGGTTACAAATGCACCTGCACCACTGATTAGTCCCAGAGTAGTAGTTACCTCAACCGCAGAGCCAGATTCTGGCGCCTCAGTAAAGATAACATTGGCGCCAGATAGTGTATAAGCGCTGCGTAACTGGAATGCACCGTTGTAGTTGATTACTGTTTGATTTATGCTGGTGGGTATTACACTCAGTGTAAATGTGGTTTGACTACCTGTGCCAGTAAAATTATCCACTGTGATAGTGGCAGCTGGCTGAGCCATCCAAGTGAGGTTGCCTGCACCATCTGTTTTTAATATCTGATTGGCACTGCCGCCTGAGATGTAGACATTGCTCACACTGCCTAAATTTGCGCCGTTAACTGCAACCAGTCTGTCAGTTGACAGTGTGTTAGAAGTTTTGTTGAATGATAAATTGGCACTGGCTCCTAATACGCCACCATCGTTAAATTGAATTTGTGTGTTGCTGCCGGATACTGCACCGCCACCGCCGGCGGTGGCGGCCCAACTTAAATTACCACTACCGTCTGTTTGTAGTACATAATTAGCAGTGCCACCGGTAATGTGCAAATTACTTACGCTACCTAAACTTATATTGGCTCCACTAAACGCAATGTTACCTAATGCGGTTATTGTACCATTACCGAATGTAGTATTTGATGTGGCGTTGCCCACTACCAATGAAGTTAGAGTGCCCACACTGGTGATGTTGGGTTGTGCGTTTGTATAAACCGTTCCTGCAACTAGTGCGTTGGCTACTTGGCCTGAGACATTAGCACCTGCTACTGCATTGGCAGTTGCTGCGGATGTTACCTCACCTGATACATTAGCACCTGCTACTGCGTTTGCACTGGCTGCTACAGTGGCACTTGAGGCAAGGCCAGTTAAGTTGCCAACTATTGGTTTGTTGAAGTCCCAAGTATCAGTGCCTGATATATACAGCATTGTTGCTGAAGCACCGTTAACTGTTAGTCCAGCACCGTTTGCTGCAGCCGCAGTTGTTGCACCATTTGCCAGTGTGATATTTAAGTCAGCTACATTTAGAGTAGTTGCATTAATTGTGGTTGTAGTACCGTTTACTGTTAGGTTGCCGCCGATTGTGGCATCACCTGATGCAGTGATACTGGTTAATGTACCAACACTAGTGATATTTGGCTGTGCTGCTGTTGTGACAGTGCCTGCAGTAGTTGCACTGCTCACTGTGCCAGTTATGTTTGCAGCTTGTAGGTTACTTAAATTATTACCAGAGCCAATAAAGAAGTTGGCAGTTACTGCATTGCCTAAACTAGCGTTACCTGATGTGATATTACCGGTATAAGTTGGTAGGTAGCTGGCTACATTTGAGTTTGTGTATCCGGCAGGCAGTCCAGTAAGTAAACTGCCGTTACCAATAAAGAAGTTGGCAGTGGCTGCGTTGCCTAAATTTGCATTAGTCGTAGAAATGTTACCGTTAGCTATAACATTGCCATTGGCGGTGACGTTTCCAAATGTGAAACTTGCATTGTTATCTAGGTTAAACGGTTTTATTTTTCTTATAATTGTCATGTTGTAGTATCCACTTAAATCGTAATTGTTCCACTGCCGGTAAATTTATATATTCTATATCCACCGGTAACGGTAATTGTGGGCGAACCTGTAGTTGACGTAGCAGCTGGCTTTGAGTCAGTGTACCGAATAATAACCACTCCAGAGCCACCGGAACCCCCGTTAGCTCCATTACCAGCACCGCCGCCGCCGCCACCGCCCAAGTTTGTGCCGCCTGTGCCGCCGTTGCCTTGTCCGCCACCGCCTTGTCCGCCGGCTGACAAGGATGTTGGATAAGTTCCGCCACCGCCACCTGCATAGTATGTGGCCGTTCCTGTGATTGAACTTTGCATTCCTACTCCACCAACGTCGTTGGCTTGAGTTTCGGTTCCTGCGCCACCAGCGCCGCCGCCGCCCTGACCATCTAGTCTATAACCCAATGCAGGGTCGCGCTGACCACCGCCTTTGTTACCATATCCACCACTGGCCGATGAGGGTTGCAGTGCATCTCCGCCTTTTGATGATCCTATAACAGTAGTGCCGGGATAGCTGAATCCCACGCCGCCTCCTGAACCACCATCTGCTCCACTAGAGGCACCCAAACCTGCTGCATCGCCGTTACGGCTACCGCCGCCGCCACCGCCAATTGCAGTTATTGTTGTAAACGCAGAACCCACCAATGTAGAGTCTGATCCGTTACCACCTCTGGCGGTACCAGATCCAGAGCCGCCGCCGGCTGCGCCAACGGTGATTGTATACGTAGTTAATCCATAAATAGTTGTACTTCCGGTTACCATGCCTCCTGCTCCACCACCACCACCATAGTATCCAGTGCCGCCCGCGCCTCCACCTGCGACAAGTAAATAATCTATATTAACTTCTGCAGGAGTGACGAAACTAGATGCCGCCGTAGTTGGGCCTAGTCCCAAATTATTAGAAGCCTGTACTGTTACCGTATACGCGGTATCAATAGTCAATCCTGTAACTATAATTGGAGAAGAAGATCCGGTTGCTGAAAAATTGCCAGGGTTTACCGTAGCTGTATACTGTGTAATTGCAAGTCCACCAGTGATGGCAGGGGCAGAAAACGATACGGTTACTTGAGTAGGAGTAGGCAGCAGTTGAGTAATAGTGGGTGCATTTGGTGAAGCTAACCAGTTGTTTGTAGTTTTTAACAGTGTTGCATCCATAGCGGAGGCGGCGATGCCAGTGGTGCCAGTGGTCACTGTTTGAACAGGACCTATTATACCATAATTCAGTCTGTTTCTTGCCATTTTACGCTATGATTTCATATGAACCTGCAAAACTAACAGCAGTGTTAGCAGAAGAATTTGCTTGCACTACATCACCTTCTTCTAAGTACAGTGCAGTATCTTTGCCTAATAAAACCAATGTTGAGTTTGCGGGGATAGCAAGTGATCCGGCAAGATAATATGTAGTTGCGCTCCGGTTAACCACTACATTGGCTGTAACCGGGCTTGCGCTGTAATTAGTTAAAACTAAGTTATTTAATTTTACTGCCGTATTGCTACTAGCTGAGTTAGTTATTACATTGGCAGTTGCCGTTGTAAGAGTAGCGAACGCTGTCTTCAATGTAACATTTGAAACGTTTAGTGTGTTTGGTGCTGTCATATTATCCCCCGAAAATTAATCCCATTGTAAATGTTTTTCCTGTGCTTGGTCCAGTTGCGACTGCTGCTGCTTTTGTGCTTACCCAAGCATTATTATCCCAAATGTAAAGTGTTTCGGTGTCTTGTGTATAAGTAATGTCACCATTTTTGTTACCAACTAGTGGAAGATAACTAGCATCTTCTACTATGCTAACAGTAGGAACTACTACTACACCATCTGCAGCAACTAGAGTAGCAGTTCCTGCTACTTCTTGAATCTTGTTTTTAAAGCTTGGTGTGTTTTCTACATACGTAGCCAAGTCTTGTGGTACGAATTTACCAGTACTCTGATCGTACACAATACACATCTGATTTACTAAACTTGGTAGTGGTCTAATCTCAACTGGGGTCTTGTGTCCCTCGTGGCTATGTTGTAGATACAATACGTAATTACCATTGACGTTAGTTTCTACTGCTAAATCTTTAATAGTAATCGCGCCACGCATGCTTGCGTGTACACCGCATTGATAATACAGTGTACTTGGTGCACCCACTGGCACTACAAAGGTTAGTGTTGTGTATCCAGCTTGTCCATTGCCCCTACTACCAGTAACGCCAGTAGTATATTCACCAAAATAAGTATTGGCTACAAAATTTGTGCCGTTATCAGTTGTTAGGTAAAACGGGTGACTAGCTAAGCTAGCGGCTAAATTAAAAGTATAAGTGCCGCCTTTGTATAATGGTCCTATGTTCTTATTGTCACCATCGGCTGAATCACTTATTGTATACGCGCCAACATTTGCAAAACTAACACCATACGACACGTTTGGTGCTACTAATGTGGGTGGAGTAACTGTACTGGGCACACTCACATTGATTCGTTGTACTGTAGTTGCTGCGTTGCCATTAATATTTGGATTTGACATTGACACGTTGCCGGCGTTGACTGCCCAGCTTACTAAGTTGTCGTATCCTGATCCATCTATCCACTTGAGGTATGCCACATGGCGTTGAGTCATAACACCAGTTTGCTCATTGGCGAAGTTATTGATTTGATAGGTTCCTTGCTTGTACAAGGGAACATTTGTTTGCGGGCTGTTTACAATTGCAGTTCTGGCAAATGGTAAAGTACTGGTTTCCCAAGTCCATAGCCACGTTGTATCATCGCCGGCTGCAGGCGCTGCTATTTGTATAGCTAATACTTCTGGTGCAATCGTTAAATCAATGGGCAGGATATCTTCTGCGCTGACCGCAGTATTGCCCAAGTAGATAGTACTACTACTCAAATACAAATCTTTCCAACGGTTCGTGTTTGATCCCAGGTCATATGTAATATTAGCTGAAGGGATGATGTTTCCATCAAAGGTATTAAGATAGTTTTTGACGGCATTGTTTCCATAGCCGTCAACTGTTAATGTAGAAAACGTAGTTACTTCAACGTAATCTCCGTTATTTGGTGCTTCGTTTAATACCACGTTTGCATTGGCTAAACTGTAACTATCTTTAGTTGCGTTTACCCCGTTAATAGTAACAAACGTATGGTTGATGTCGGCTGGGGCAGTACTTAATAAAAACGTTGAGGCTGATCCATTAGCAGTAAAGGTGTCTACTACGATAGACGTAGATGGCGGCATTGCAGTCCAACTTAAATTACCAACTCCGTCAGTTTTTAATACATAGTTGGCAGTGCCGCCGGTGATGTGTAGATTGCTTATACTGCCTAAACTTACGTTCGCGCCAGTGAATGCAGCATTGCCCGACACTGATAGGTTAGCTAGTGTGCCTGTGCTAGTGATGTTGGGCTGTGCGCTGGCTGTTACTGTTGCGGCAGTAGACGCTGCTGGCATGCCAGTAAGCAAACTTCCATCACCGATAAAGAAATTGGCAGTGACTGCGTTGCCTAAATTGGCATTTAATGCGCTAATATTACCGCTTATATTTGCTATACCGGTTACTGTTAGTCCAGTTGAGTCAATCGTTGCTCTGGTTGTACCTCCAGTTGGAAAATCTTTATCTCTGACAGTTGCATCAGTTGTAAAAGTAAAACCTGTGTTAGAATAAATTTGCCCGTTGAGTCCTGAGTAGGCCTGCATACCCAAACCTGCAATACCGTCGGCTGCTCTGGCCTGGTAAATAGCACGAGGATTTGGCCCACTACCGTGTGCAAACACACTGCCAAATTGAGTTACAACCACATTACCGTAGGCGCCGCCGTCAACAGTGATTGAATTGCCAACGGTTAAATCATTATTAATACCAACGCCGCCGGCAACTGTTAATGCACCTGTAGTTTTACTTGTGCTTGCTGTGCTTGCGTTAACTATAACATTGTTACTGGTGATATTACCATTGACCGTTAGGCCACTCAGTGTACCAGTACTGGTGATGTTAGGTTGTGCGTTTGTTGTTACAGTGCCAGCTGTAGTAGCACTTGTAGCACTTGTTGCAGTGCCTGCTGTAGTTGCGAAAGTGGCATTGGCTACTGTGCCGGTTACATTTGCAGCTTGTATGTTACTTAAGTTTGCACCGCTACCAAGGAAATAATTGGCAGTGGCTGCATTGCCCAAATCAGCATTAGTAGCAGTGATATTGCCATTAACGGTTAGCCCGCTTAGCGTGCCAACACTGGTAATATTTGGTTGTGCATTGGTTGTTACTGTGGCTGCTGTAGTAGCAGTGCCTGCACTTGTTGCGGTACCTGCACTAGTGGCATATGTTGCATTTGCCACTGTACCAGTTATGTTGCTGGCCTGTATGTTACTTAGATTGTTACCTGAGCCAATAAAATAGTCAGCAGTTACATTGCCAGTTACCGTCAATGAGCTTAATGTACCAACGCTGGTGATATTGGGCTGTGCTGCAGTTGTTACTGTACCTGCTGTTGTAGCTGAGGTGGCCGTAGTAGCCGTACCCGCTGATGTTGCGGTACCTGCACTAGTTGCATATGTGGCGTTGGCTACTGTGCCAGTTATGTTGCTGGCCTGTAGGTTACTTAGATTCGCGCCGCTGCCTATAAAGAAATTGGCGGTAACTGCATTGCCCAAATCGGCGTTGACTGATGTGATATTGCCGTTGACTGTCAAGCCACTGAGTGTGCCCACGCTGGTGATATTTGGCTGGGCGTTTGTTGTTACAGTGCCTGCAGTAGTAGCAGTGGTGGCACTTGTTGCTGTGCCTGCACTAGTTGCATAGGTTGCGTTGGCTACGGTACCTGATACATTTGCTGCTGCGATATTTGATAATAATCCACCGTCTGCTGCAATCTTGTCTACACTCAGTGTGTTTGTGCTGGTGTTGAACGTGAAATTTGCACTTGCTCCAAAGCTGCTAGCGTTGTTAAATTGTACTTGACTATTAGTGCCTGCAATGGTAATTCCGCCGCCAATTGCGTAAGCCTCGCCGTTTGCGTACAGTAAACTGTTGGTTTTGACAGCACCCACAGTTATATTGCCAGTAACTGTCAGATTGGCCAGTGAGCCAACTTGAGTGATATTGGGCTGTAACGCTGTTGTGAGGGTTCCGGCGACATAGTTAGCTGTCGCTAGATTGCCCAAATTGGCGTTGCCTGAGGTCAGGTTTCCAGTTACATTGGCGTTGGCGAATGTAAAATTGCTTGTTTCATCGACGATTAGTCCGGGTACTTTAGTTATTAATGCCATATTGTATTTATTGTTTTTTTTTAATTACTATTATACTAGTCCCCGTTAATGACAAAGATCAACTGTGTTGATCTTTGTTTTATTAGCCCGATTTACATTATCTTAGATTAAATTTAGCGGTTGGCGGAGTAAAGTTGGTTGTATATCTGGCGACGCCTTTAGACACTCTAAACTCGTCAATGTATCCACTGTAATACCCTTCATTTTGTGTTGCTCCATGACGACCGATAGCCATTGCAGAACTTTGTCCAGATGGAGGAATTATATCATTTCTTGCTCCAGATAATGATCCCTCAGCAACTCCGTTGAGATACAGTTTTACATTATTGGACGCAGTACCGTATCTAACTAAAGCCACATGGTACCATGTATTGGCTGCTATGTTAGTAGTGGATCCACTACCAATACCAGAAGTTGATCCATTCACCCAAAATTGAAGCTGCGCACCAACTAATCTAATCACAGTGGTTTGTGGATCAGAGCTACCTAATCCCACTATTGCCTTGTCGCCACCGCCAACCGCAGCTGCCGATGGATTCATCCAAAATTCAATTGTAAAATTACCAGTTAACTGGGTGTTTGTGGTAGCGGGAAATAGCAAGTAATCTCCGGTACCATCAAAGTAAATTGATCCGGTACCGTATTTTTTCACGCTGGTGCTGATTTTTGTATCAGCTACTGTCTCTGAATCATTCTTACCAGAAGCATCAATTATACCTGCACTTGTTCCTTTAAGTAACAGTGAGGTTCCTGAAATTGCTGTTAATGTAGCCGTTGGTGGAGTGAAATTGCCGGTGTAGACCGCAGTGCCTTTAACTACACGCAGATCCGAGATATAACCATTATACGTAAACGATGCGTTACGTGAGAACTCGCCGCCTACTGTTACCGTTGATGAGTCAGTTAGGTCACCGGTATGTGCGCCACCTGCATTGCCCACACCATTTAAGTAAATCTTCATAACTCCGCTACTACGGACCCAGGCAATGTGATTCCATGTATTTAGAGGAGGATTTGTTATAAAGCCACCCACATAACCATTGGTACCGTTATATGCGTAAATTCTTACTCCACCCTGAGATTGATTACCTATAGAGAATTGTATGCCGCCGGTGCCTGAGGTACCGGCGCCTATTTCAAAAACTGTTCCATACGTAGAATACAGCGTTGATTGGTAGAACCAGCCCTCAACTGTATAGTCTCCGGTACCCATTCTCATGTTAGAATTGTTTGCTGCGCCATCTAGGTTATCATTGCCATCAAAATACATACTGCCACCATGTGTTGCGGCGCTGTATGAAGCAGTAGGAGCATATGGACTAAATGCTTGCGCTTTTGCATCTCCCGCTGCGGTAATTGCTTTAGGAGTAGTGCTGTTGTCCTTAAATCTATTGCTTTGTAATGTTAATAATATAGTGTTTATATCATTAACAAAGTCTGCAGTGGGTAATGTAAAATTGGCGCCGATAACACTTGATCCACTGTATCTGGCAACATTTGACATTCTAAAGTTGCTCATATAATGCGGTACGTTTACTGACTGCCCGTCATTTGATGCTCCAATTCCCCATGTTTGCGACATAGAGGCATCATTTGCGACGCTGCCGCTACTAGACGAGCCAAGCATTACCCCATTTAAGTAAAACCGAATAGTGCCGGAACTTCTTACAACTGCCCAGTGATTCCATTGATTTAATGGAGACACTCCGTTTGGGTAAATAGCAGAATCATTTGGAGGATTAAGTATCCAGCCACCGTTCCACCCCAAAATTGTTTTAGTAGCTTCCACTCCTATAATGGGACCAGAGCTACTTGCAGACATAAAATACCCACCAGTTGGTTGCGCGGTAAGATAACTCCAAAACTCAACGGTAAAGTCTGTGGATAATCCAAATCCAGTGGTTGTTAAATAATCGCCACTGCCGTCAAAATAAGCACTCCAACCGGTTGGACTAAACGGACTAAAAGCGCCCTGAGCAGTGTTACCATATTTGGTCATAGCGAGAGCAGTGGTGCTGCTGTCGGTGAATGTACTATTGGTTGCATTGTTAGCTACCCCATCACCAGTTAATAGTAAAGAAACAGACTTGAAATATGCATCAGTGGCTACCGATACTGTCCAGTTTACCACTTTAGTTGCTGTTTTGTTTGTTGTGCTGGCAGTAGCAGTTAGTGTACTGCTGGTGTTGGCCGCCACAGTAGGAGTACCTACGATATTGCTGCCACTTATATTCAATCCAGTGGGCAAGCTATCGGCTGTGTATGTGATTGCTTTACCTGCTGCGCTGGATGCGCTCAATTCCACATTAGCCATCGCAATGCCTTGCTCTAATGAGTATGTTGTACTATCTGCAGGGCTTGACCAAGTAACTGCGTCTGCGTTAACAGTGACGCTGAAGTTTCTGGGTGTGTCTTGATTCTCACCATCTATTGCGCTGGTAGTAAAATTATAAGTGGTTGAGCCAGATGCTTGGCTGGGTGCTGTGCCAGCTACTACACCAGTAGCTGAAGTTAATGTAACACCTGTGGGTAGCGCGCCTGATGTTACTGAGTATGTTACTGGGCTATCACTGGTTGCTGCCAATGTGCTGGAGACTGCATCATACTCGTATACGCTGGCTAAACTACCACTGCTGGTACTCCAGCTGGGTACGCCTGAGTACTGCATACCTGGAATGAATGTGGCAGTGCCGCCATCTGAATTGACCAGTATCAGCGTGTAATTGCCTGCACTTTTTGCAGGACTGGAGAACGTGACCTGAGTAGAGCTGACCACTGTGACTGCTGATGCCACTGAACCTGCTACATACACTGCTGCACCACTGGAAAATCCACTGCCGTTGACGGTGATAGTCTGTGAGCCAGTGGGGTCGGCTGCAGTGTCATTACCAGCATAAGTCAAACTGCTGATTTTTGGTGATACTAAACTGGTTTCAGTTGCCACTAAATTACCAATGGCTAGATTTCCCTGAAGGAAAATGTTACCATATCGGTTAGTGGCAGATCCCAAATCTAGGTTACCAGTTGGGTTGGTTAGTGCTGAGTTTTTTAAGCTATTGTAATCTGACATTTATTTTTCTCTTTATTATGTTGTTTATTGATACTGATATCTGATGATGACCACGCCTGATCCACCATCGCCGTAACCATATCCATATCCGTAGACTGCGCCACCGCCACCGCCACCGGTGTTGGGGCCGCCACTACCACCTCTGCCCTGGGTGCGCGTTTCCGGAGCTGTAGCTCCGCGACCGGTGTCACTGGTGCCGGGATCGTATGAGGCAGCTACGCCGCCACCTGCACCACCGCCACCGCCTGCACCGCCATCACCACCGTTACCACTGTTTCCACCGCTACCAAAGTATCCGCCTGCGCCGCCACCACCTGCATAGTATAAGCTAGTGCCGCTGATGCTATATGCTTTTCCAATGCCGCCAGCCCAACCTTTACCACCAGCGTTGTTGCCACCACCGGTTACGAATCCTTCACCTGCTGCCCCTGCACCGCCACCACCACCGCCATATGAATATGAACCATAGTCTTTTCCTTGGCCGCCTGCACTACCAAATCCTGTTAAGCCACCACTGTCGGTTTGCTGTACCGCGCCGCCGGCTGAAACTGGGCTATAACCTGAACCACCACCACTACCACCACTGGTACCGTCAGTATTGTTCGCTCCGGCTCCACCACCAATTGCAGTTGCAGCTCCCATTACAGTATTGCTGCCTTTGTTTCCCTGCGTAACTGATGCAGTGGGTCCTGAGCCGCCAGCTCCAATGGTCACTGTATAGGCCTGTGGTGCAAACGTGTAGGTTCCATATAGCAATCCGCCTGCGCCTCCGCCGCAACCAGTAGATCCACCACTGCCACCACCAGCCACTGCAAGCACGGTAGCAGTGTTGGCTCCGGTAGCTGCAGTAGAAACTGTGAATGTGCCTGACGTAGTAAATGTGTGTATCTTGAAGTTACCATCGTATGTTACTGTTCCACCAGTTGCTGCCATAACTGGGGACGCTACAGTGGTGCTAATTGTTCTGGTAGCTGTTTTTCCCGTTGACGCAGCGGTAGCAGTGAGCAGTGAGGTTACACTTCCTGCAGTAGTAGGAGTGCCGGTAATGTTCGCACCAACTATACTTAATCCTGCAGGTAGCGCATTTGCAGTGTATGTTATTGATTTGCCTGCTGCGCTGGTTGCACTCAATGCCTGAACAAATATGTCTCCAACGGTGGTAGTAAGGGCTGCGTTGGCTGCAGGGCTTGACCAAGCAACTGAATCGGCATTTACCGTAATGCTAAAATTTCTAGGAGTATCTTGATTTTCTCCATCTATTGCGCTGGTAGTAAAGCTGTATGTGTTTGCTCCACTGGCAATTGCTGGTGTTGTTCCTGATATTACACCGGTTGATGCGGCTAAGGTAACACCAGTAGGTAATGCACCTGAGGTCACTGCGTAAGTTACTGCAGTGTCGCTAGAGGCTGCTAAAGTTGAGCTTACTGACGAATATTCATATACGTTGGCTAAACTACCTGCGCTAGTACTCCAGCTGGGAACTCCTGAATACTGCATGCCTGGAATAAACGTAGCTGTACCACCATCTAAGTTTACTACGACCAATGCATAATTACCTGCATTTTTTACAGGGCTTGTGAATGTGATAGTAGAAGCATTTACTACCGCCGTAACTCCTACCACTGATCCTGCTACGTAAACCACTGCCCCAAGTGCAAAACCACTACCGTTAATAGTGATAGTTTGTCCTCCAGTAGGGTCGGCCGCAGTATCATCACCCACATAAGTTAATCCGCTAATCTTTGGTGATACTAGTGTGGATTCGTTTGCTACTAAGTTACCAATAGCTAAATTTCCTTGCAGGAAGATATTGCCATATCTATTTGCATCAGAACCCAAGTCTGTATTTGAAGTTGGGGTAGATATTGTTTCAATTATTGCTGCGTTTTTTAGTGTACTGTAATCTGACATTTATTTCTATCCTTGTTATTTTGTTTATTGAAATTTATACTTGATAACCACTACACCAGAGCCGCCGGCGGATCCTGCTCCGTTTAGACTAAATCCTCCAAGTCCTCCAGCTCCTGATCCTGCGGTGCCGGCGCCACCCACCGCACCACCCAGTGCATACGGAGAGCCGCCGTTAAAGTTACCTGAGCCACCACCAGCCAAATAATAAGTTGAGACTGACAATACGCCTGCAGTTGATCCTGTAATTGGGTTGGCTAAGCCGGCACCACCAGACCTATTTGCAAAATTAGTTCCGTCATGCCCAACGCCACCCGCACCACCACCACCTGCAGCATATTGTCCCGCTGGGTTTGTTCCACCGTCGTAACCTTGTCTTGGTGCATCTATGAAAGTTGATCCTGGGTAAACACCCTTGCCGCCGGCAGAGCTTACAAAACTTGCGCCACCGCCCGAGCCTCCTGGAGCGCCGCCTGAGTTTCCACCTGCTGCGTCATTATTTCTGCTGCCACCACCACCACCACCCACTGCAGTCACTGATACACCTGTGCCAGATATTACACTGTTTGCCCCATTGCCGCCGCGGAGAGATTGGCTACCTTGACCAATGCCACCTGCGCCAACTGTTACGGTATATGTAGCTGAACTAAAATCAACATTGCCAGTTAAGAAACCACCCGCGCCGCCGCCACCGCCGTAGTTACCAGTGCCGCCGGCGCCACCACCTGCAACAACCAAATACTGTGCCGAACCACCACTTGAGAAAATTACGCTATCGCTGCTGGTGAACGTGTGTATTTTGTAATCACCCACAGTTGTGACCGTGCCACCGGTTGCCGATGGATTTACGTTAACGGTAATACTAAAATTACGTGGAGTTTCTTGATTTTGCGCATCTGTTGCAGTCACTGTAAAGTTGTAAGTGGTTGTTGAAGCAAGTACCGGGGCAGTACCGGATATAACGCCAGTACTGGCGTTTAACGTGACCCCAGCTGGAAGCCCACCGGTGGTTACGCTGTAAGTTACAGGAGCGTCACCGGTGGCGACTACAGTAAATGCAGTACTGCCGCCTGATCCAGTAATACCCAATGAACCAGAGCTAGTACTCCAAGTGGGAGTTCCACTATATGACATGCCCGGAAGAAATATTGCAGTTCCACCATCTGGATTGATCACATAAAGAGTGTAGTTTCCGACAGATTGTGCTGGCGCCGTGAATGTGAGAACAGTACTGCTGACTCGTGTAACAACGTTGGGACTAACTCCACTTATCAACACACTAGCTCCAAGATTGAATCCAGAGCCAGTTAAAGTTACTGTTTGCCCACCTGCAGGATCTGCTGCAGTATCATCACCCGTGTAAGTAATTGTTGCTACTTTTGGCCCAAGCACGTTTGTCGAGTTTACGTCAACGCCGTTTAAGTTTACATTTCCACTCAAGTAAATATTACCGTAAGTGTTTTCTACTGTACCCAAGTCTGTATTTGAAGTTGGGGTAGATATTGTTTCAATTATTGCTGCGTTTTTTAGTGTACTGTAATCTGACATTTATTGTTCTCTTTGTTATTTGATGGGATATGCCAGGCAATGACATTTTAAAAAGCACAAACTAATCATAGTCTGTGCTTTTTTATACTATATTAAACGTTAGTGAGAATCCAACCCTGAGTGCTGTTGTAGTACACTAGAGTAAACGCTGCTCTATCTGTACTAACAGTCATGTCACTGGCCAATCCTTGAATATTGCCACCATTCCTAGCCACTGTGATTGCATGAGTACTGGCATTACCTGTACCGTCTATGATACTGATTTCTTCACCCAGTGTTCCTGAACTAGGCAATGTCAGTGTCAAGTTGGCACTTGATGTGTTAACAATATATTTGGTACCTGCAACCAATGAGTAGTTAGCAACAACATCTACGTAGCTAACTCCAGGGATAGTAGCATTTACCCAACTGCTTCCATTGTACTTTACAACTTGATTAGTACTAGGTGATGTTATAGTTACATCGGTCAAGTCGTTTAATGCACTTGCACCGCCACCACCCGCGCCACCAGCAGTTAAGCCAAATGTAGTGATTTCAATCTTTGAAGTATTAGGCGGTGCTGAACTAAATGTCAGAGTAGTGCCTGATACTGAGTATGCTTCTCTTAACTGAGTTGCACCGTTTATGTTAACCAACACATTGTTTACACTGACTGGATCAACTGACAGGGTGTATGCTGTTGCTACTCCATTGCCAGTGAAGTTGTCTACTGTGACCACTGCTGAAGGAGTCTGTGCTACCCAACTTAGATTACCTGAACCGTCTGTTTTTAACACATAATCAGCAGTACCACCAGCCACATGTAGATTTGCCACTGTGCCCAGTGTTACGTTTGCGCCAGAAAGAACAACGTTACCTGATACTGCCAAGTTAACTAGTGTACCAGTACTGGTGATATTTGGTTGTGCTGCAGTTGTTATGTTACCTGCATATGCAGCGTAGTTTGCATTTGCTACACTGGCTGATGCAATGCTTAAGTTAGTTAGTAAACTACCATCACCTATGAAGTACGTAGCACTGGCTGCATTACCTAAACTGGCGTTACCTGAACTAATGTTACCTGTTACTGATAGCGCAGTTAGTGTACCAACTGAAGTAATGTTTGGTTGTGCGTTAGTGTATACTGTACCTGCTACCAATGCATTAGCTACTTGACCACTTACATTCGCACCAGCTACTGCATTTGCTGTTGCTGCGAATGTAACTTCACCTGAAACATTTGCGCCTGCTACTGCATTGGCTGTTGTTGCGAATGCAACTGCGCCTGAGACATTGGCACCAGCTACTGCATTTGCACTAGCTGCTATAGTGGCACTGGCCACTGTTCCTACTATGTTTGCAGCATCTATGTTAGCATACACGTGTTGCGCACGAATGTTACCCAGAGTGTTAAATGTAGTTACTTCGCTTGCTATGCTTACATTGCTACCAAATGCGAATTCTGCATTTGAGTTATCCCAACCCATGAACGCATCAACTGGAGCTGTTGTGTAGTAGTGTAGTATTTGACCTCTGTCTTTGCCGTCATTTGTAGATAGCGCACCAGAAGTATTACCGCCCTGCTCAATAATTGGATCTTTGACATTGATTGAAGTAACATTGGCAGTTATAGTAGCACCGCTAACAGTCAAGTTACCTGTTATAGTTGCATCGCCTGCACTCAATGTGCCACCAGTGCTTAAATTACCTGCTGTTGCTGTACCAGTAACTGTCAAGCTGGTTAATGTACCAACGCTTGTAATGTTTGGCTGTGCATTAGTATATACGGTGCCTGCAACTAGTGCATTAGCTACTTGACCACTAACATTAGCACCAGCTACGTCTGTTATTCCTACGCCGTTGCCCACAAACTGGGCTGCGGTTACTGTACCAGTTGCAGTTACATTACCTGCACCAATGTTACCAGTTACTGCTAGGCTTGTTAATGTCCCAACACTGGTAATGTTTGCTTGTCCTGCTATCGTAACGTTACCTGCATATGCAGCATAGTTTGCATTTGCTACACTAGCGGTTGAGATACTGAGATTAGTTAATAGGCTACCATCACCGATGAAATAAGTGGCACTGGCTGCATTACCTAGACTGGCGTTACCTGAACTAATATTACCTGTTACTGATAGCGCAGTTAATGTACCAACGCTTGTAATGTTTGGTTGTGCGTTTGTATATACTGTACCTGCTATCAGTGCGTTAGCTACTTGTCCTGAGACATTTGCACCTGCCACTGCGTTTGCTGTTGCCGCGAATGCGACTTCGCCTGAGACATTGGCGCCTGCTACTGCGTTTGCGGTTGTTGCAAATGCAACTGCACCTGAAACATTAGCACCTGCCACAGCGTTTGCTGTTGTTGCGAAACTTACTGCACCAGTTACGTTAGCACCTGCTACACTATTTGCGGTTGCTGCAGTTGTTGCATTGGTTGCACTAGAGACTGTACCACTTACATTGGCACCTGCTACGCTATTTGCAGTTGTTGCAAAAGCCACTGCACCTGAAACATTGGCACCAGCTACTGCATTGGCAGTGCTTGCTGTTCCTGAGAGTGTGGAGAATGCTGCATTAGCTACTTCACCATTTACGTTAGCACCTGCTACGCTATTGGCTACTGCTGCGTAGCTTACTTGACCACTTACGTTGCCGCCTGCTACTGCATTGGCAGTTGTTGCGAATGCAACCGCGCCTGAGACATTCGCGCCAGCTACTGCATTGGCTGTTGCTGCGAATGTGACTTCGCCTGATACGTTAGCACCTGCTACTGCGTTTGCAGTGGTTGCTACTGTGGCACTGGCTACCGTTCCTGAGACATTAGCACCTGCTACTGCATTTGCACTTGCTGCCACAGTGGCGCTTGCTACAGTGCCTGTTACATTAGCACCAGCTATATTTGTTATTCCTACGCCGTTACCCACAAACTGAGCTGCAGTTACTGTAGTGACTGCAGTTACATTACCTGCACCAATGTTACCAGTTACACTCAAATCAGTTAGTGTACCAACACTTGTAATATTTGGCTGTGCTGCCGTTGTTATGTTACCTGCATAAGCTGCATAGTTTGCATTGGCTACTGTAGCTGCCGAGATGTTTAAATTGGTTAATAAGCTACCATCACCACTGAAGTAGCTGGCAGTTGCTAAATTACCTAAACTGGCGTTACCTGATGATATGTTGCCTGTAACAGATAGGGCACTCAGTGTACCAACTGAAGTAATATTTGGTTGTGCGTTTGTTGTTACTGTACCTGCTGTTGTGGCTGCTCCACTTAGAGCACCAATAAACACATTGGCTCTTACGTTACCCAATGTATTATATGTAATAACTTCATTTAGCGTGGTAACATTGCTACCAAATGCGAATTCTCCATTGCTGTTATCCCAGCCCATGAACGCATCTTTTGCAGCGCCATCATAGTAATGTAGTATCTGACCTCTGTCTTTGCCGTCATTTGTAGTCAATGCTCCGGCTGTGTCGCCACCCTGCTCAATGATTGGATCTCTGACATTGATAGTAGTGACATTGGCAGTTATAGTAGAACCACTTACTGTTAGATTACCAGTAATAGTTGCATCGCCAGCAGCTAATGTGCCGCTGGTACTTAAGTTACCTGCTGTTGCTGTACCAGTAACGCTCAATGCAGTTAGGGTACCAACACTTGTGATATTTGGTTGTGCATTGGTATACACAGTACCTGATACCAGTGCGTTGGCTACTTGACCAGTTACGTTAGCGCCGGCTACACTGTTGGCACTTGATGCTACGGTAGCACTTGCAACTGTACCACTTACATTAGCTCCAGCTACACTATTGGCCGTTGCTGCGAAACTGACTTCACCACTTACATTAGCACCAGCTACTGCGTTTGCACTTGCTGCTACTGTAGCACTTGCCACAGTACCTGAAACATTTGCACCAGCTACACTATTGGCAGTCGTTGCGAATGCCACTGCACCTGAAACATTGGCGCCTGCTACTGCGTTGGCTGTTGTTGCAAATGCAACTGCACCAGTTACATTAGCGCCAGTTATGCTAGTCAATCCACTACCATTGGCTACGATATTATCTACCGTCAGCGTGTTAGTTGATTTATTGAATGCTAGATTGGCAACTGCGCCAAAACTACCACTATCGTTGAATTGTAGGTATGTGTTTGATCCTGCAACTGAGACAAAACTCCAAGCGGAGCCATTTGCATACAGCAAATTGTCTGTTTTTATATTGGCCGTTACCGTAGTAAAGGTGTAGTCTTTGGTTGTATCTAAGTTGAATGGTTGTAGTAGTGTGATTGACATGTCAGTTTTCCTTATATCTATATTTAGCTTATCTTAAGCATTATGGGTAAGCTAGTATAGCTTAATTGTTATTATTGTGGTACATCTGATTCAGTCCAGCTGGTAGTAGCCTCATCCCAGTTGTACATTTTTCCCTCAGCCACTGGCATTGGAGTAGGAGCTTCCCACTGGCAAGTACCTGTGTTCAGAGTCCAACTGGCAAATGGGCTTTTAGCGTAAAACGCATCCAGTGCTGGGTCGTATGTGTATCCGATGCCAGCGTAGTTCTTGCGCATTGGAGTGCCACCCAGTTTGTGTTCACCAGCATATGTGTTGTAACTGGTTTGAATCCATTTATCTGCAGGTCCTACTGCTCCTGAATTGATAAAGTCTTGCTCTGCTACGATAACTTGTACTACTGTGTTTGTATCATCTATTTGTGCAAAATGTGCCATTTTGGTTTCCTTTAATTAAAATGTTATTGTACCTGAAGTGGTAAACTTGTATACGTTGTATCCTGCATTGGTAGTTACAGTAGGTGACCCCGTAGTTGATGCAGCGGTAAATGCTGTTCTGAGGATAACCACACCCGAGCCGCCATTGCCGCCAGTTGATGGACTATAACCACCGCCACCTCCGCCACCACCAGTGTTAACTGTGCCAGCAGTAGCAAGTGTACCACTGCCACTGCCGCCTGTGCCGCCACCAGCGCCACCCAAACTTAACCCGCCATAGCCGCCGCCACCGCCGCCACCTGCGTAATTTATGGCAGTGCCAGTTATTGAATTTGATGCGCCGGCGCCGCCGACTCCTACATTACCAGCTGAACCACTATTATATCCTGCACCTCCAGCACCGCCGCCACCACCTGCATTGTTATTTCCACCAGTATTATATGCGCCACCATCATATCCCTGTCGTGCAGCACTTATATAGGTTGATCCTGGATAAACTCCTTTACCACCAACAGCTGAACCACTACCGTTTACTCCGGCGCCACCACCCGATCCACCATCGCCACCATCAATAGGAGGAGTATTAAGTTGACTTCCTCCTCTGCCTCCACCATATGCAATCACACTGGCAAATCCAGCACCGGTTATTGTCGAATTAGCCCCGATAACTCCGGCAGTAGGGGTTGCAACGCCGCCCGCACCCACTGTTACAGTGTACGCAGTACCGGGAGTAAATGCAACTTCAGTAGCATATATTAGGCCGCCGGCACCACCACCACCACCATATGATCCTCCGCTACCGCCTCCGGCCACTACTAAATAATCGACCATAGCTGCACCCAATATCTGTATGCTAAATGATCGTGCAGTAGGTTGATTGTAACTGTTAACTGCTGTTACAGTGAAGTTGGCTGTTTGTTCTACGGTAGGGGTTCCAGTGATGTCACCGGTACTCGAATTTAAGCTTAACCCTGTGGGCAGCGAGCCGGAAGTTACACTATATGCGATTCCAGTACCAGTAGCTGCCACTGCAGTTGCATATGAAGAATTCATGCCGGATGTTAGTAGAGCGCCTGCGCTTGTAACCCAAACCGGAGGCTGATTGAATCTTATGCCAGCTGGCTTAACGCCACTGGAGCCATCAGTATTGTACAAGAATAAATTATAGAGTCCGGCCGCAAACGCAGGAGTAACAAATGTTAGACTGGTGCTATTGCCATAAGTTGTAGTACATGCTGTGGAATCTATATATGAGATGACGCCAGAGTTGAATCCACTGCCAGTCACCGTAACTGTTTCTCCACCTGCAATATCTACTACAGTTTGCGGTGCCGGTGGAGTCACTGCAGTAATTTTTACTCCAGCGCTGACACTGGTGCCACCAGTGCCAATCATTGCACTGATAGATGTTATCTCAAGTAATGAACCATCTGCAGGAGCGCCACTGAAGGTGATAACTGCACCTGACAGTGTGTACGCACTGCGTAGTAGTGTTGTGCCATTGTAGTTAACTGAAGTTTGATTAACGTTTGCTGGCGTGGTGCTCAGAGTGAACTGAGTTTGTACTCCGTTACCAGTAAAATTATCTACTGTAATTGAACTGACACTGGGTTGCGCTACCCAACTTAAGTTGCCAGTGCCATCTGTTTTTAATACATAGCCAGCAGTACCACCAGTAATTGATACATTACCCACTGCTCCCAGATTGGTGGAGCCACTAACCGTCAAGTTGGTTAATGTACCAACACTGGTGATGTTGGGCTGTGCGTTTGTTGTTACGGTGCCTGCATAGGCCGCATAGTTTGCATTTGCTACGCTGGCTGCTGCAATATTTAGATTGGTTAATAAGCTACCGTCGCCACTAAAGAAGTTGGCTGTTGCCAGATTACCTAAAAGAGCATTAGTAGAAGTAATGTTGCCTATTACTGCCAGCGTACTGGTTGATGCGTTGAATGTAAGATTGGCACTGCCTGCTAGATTAGTGCCATCATTGTATTGAATCTGTGTGTTACTGCCTGCTACATTGGCATTACCCAAGCTAGCACTGAGATTTGCCCAACTTAAGTTGCCAGTTCCATCTGTTTGTATTACGTATCCGTTTGTACCACCGGTTATCTTTAGATTGCCAATTGGACCAACGTTAGATACGCCAGTTACTCTAAGTCCAGTTAAGTTACCTAAACTGGTTATATTGGGTTGTGCTGCTGTGGCCAGTGTGCCAGTTATATCGCCACTCACTGTTAAACTGGTGAGAGTTCCAACACTGGTTATGTTAGACTGTGTGCTTTCTGTAACTTGTTTTGCTGTATCAGCCGTTCCAATAAAAGTACCAATAAATGCATTGGCTCTGACATTGCCCAATGAGTTTACTGTTACTGTGTTATCTGTTAATGATGCGTTGCTGGCAAATATGAATTCGCTGTTTGCATTTTTCCAGCCCATGAATGCATCAATGGGTGCTTGATCATAGTAATGTAGTAATTGACCTCGGTCTACACCGTCATCTGCTACAAGTGGTGCACCATCTGTGCTACCGCCCTGTTCAATTATAGGGTCTTTTACGTTTAGGGTAACCACGTTGGCGTAGAAAGCAGTGCCGTTGACTGTGAGATTACCTGTAATGGTTGCGTTACCCGACACACTTAACTGAGTTAGTGTGCCCACGCTGGTTATATTTGGTTGTGCTGCTGTTGTTAGTGTGCCAGTATAGTAATTGGCAACCACAAGGTTACCTAAATTGGCGTTTAGTGCTGTTACATTACCAGAACTGAATACATTACCAACTACACCTATGCCACCGGATACTTTTAGTGCTCCGGTGGAGTTGCTAGTGCTGGTGTCGGATCCACTAATAGATAGACTGGTGTCTATTATTGCGTTTCCGTATATTCTAGTACCTGACTGTAGTAATGCCATATTTTTTTATCTCAAAATGTACATACTACTTATGCTATTCCAGATACTTCGTCAAAAACTCCCGAAATTCGTAGTACATTAGTATTTAGCTGTTGCATAGCACTACCGTTTTCTGTTCCGGTGACTTCATCCAAACCAGTAGCGAACACCCCGGTTGGGGTGACGCTTATATGGTTCTTACTGATTTCATCGAACCCTACTCCAACAGTGTTGGAGTAGAGTGTTCCGGTATTGCTCAGCCTTGCCGCAATCACAGACATGGTATCCTCAATTAATCGAAGATAAAGTCTAGACTGTTTGCTGTTGCGTTGAATTGAATGTACGCTTTACTTGCAGATCCACCGGCGTTATCAGCAAAACCAACTGACTTTCCAGTGTATATATTACCTGTTGCAGCTAAACCACCTGTAACTTTAACAGTTCCTGTAATTGAGCTTGTACTGTCAACGTTTGCATCAGCAGTAATTAACCCAGTGTTCAAGTTGTCACTGTTAACATTACCAGAGACTTCTAATATACCAGTTACATTTGCACCAGTACCAGTAACTTCAAGCTTTAGTGAACCATTAACATTTGTGTTAACTGTTCCGTTAGCAGTAGCAATAGTCACGTTACTTGTATCATTTGCAATGATACTTGTATCTAATGAAGCATACTCTAATCCACCTGAGCTGTTTGTTGCTTTTAGGTATTGTCCAGCAGTACCACCAGTAATAATTACATTACCGACTGCGCTCAAGTTTGCAGTACCATTAACACTCAATCCTGTCAATGTGCTCAAACTTGTTATGTTTGTCTGCGCTGCTGTTGTTAATAAACCCGTTAAGTAAGTAGCTTTAACTGTACCTGAGTTAGCATAAACGTTACCAGCTGTAATGTCGCCTGTATTAACAATAGTACCCGAGTTCAATGTTGTTACATTAGCAGTAATAGTTGTTAACGTATCAGTGGTTGCATCAAATGTTAAGTTTGTGCTATCAACTAATCTATCAGTTGACGCCTCAGCAAAAGTTACGCGGCCACCAGTTAAGTTAGAAACAGTTACGTTAGCTGCATTAATTGTACCGCTTACGTTTGCAGTACCAGTAACATCTAATGTGTTAGTAGCAGTGTCAAATTTGAAGTTAGTACTGTTAACTAACTTGCCATTTAGACCTGCAAATGTAACATAGGTATTACTTAAGCTAGAAACAGTTACATTAGCTGCATTAACTGTACCAATTACGTTTGCAGTACCGGTAACAGTCAGTGTGTTGTCCGCAAATGTTAGATTCGCACTTGCTGAGAAATCATCACCGTTGTTAAATTGGATCTGACCTGTATCACCAGCTGCTTGTTGTAGATCCCAAGCAACGCCATTTGCATATAACAGATTATTTGTCTTAACATTACCTGCTGCAACATCGCCTGTTACCGTTAGGCTTGTTAATGTACCAACACTAGTCACATTTGGCTGTGCTGCTGTTGTTAGTGTACCTGTTATTAAATTAGCTTTAACTTCACCGGTAGTTGTTCCGTTACCAACCGTTAATGTTTGTGTACTATCAACAAAGTTTAAATTAGCACTGGATGTTAGTAGATCGTCTGCGTCAGCAAATTGAATTGCACCTGCACCACCAGTAACTGTAATGTCACCGCTGAAGTTACCAACTACGTCACCTTCAAGAGTACCAACGAATTTACTACCAGCACCTAAAGTAACGTTGCCTTCTGAGAATACGACACCACCAAAGTTAGCGTTTTGTGCAAAAATGTTAGCGATGCGCAAGTCACCAAGATTTGCTGTTATTTCAGCAGCGGTAGTTCCAGGAACTATAACAACGTTATCTGTTATTGTTACATTTTTAGCTAAGACAAATTCTGATGCAGAATTGTCCCAACCCATAAATGAATCTACTACTGAAGCACCTTCATAACGGTGCAGTACCAGACCGCGATCCATACCGTCATCTGTATCCAATGGTGCACCATTGGCGCCACCGCCTAATTCGAATACTGGATCAGTAAGTTGTGTGACTGTAGTGTTAACACTTGTTGTAGTACCAGTTACTGTTAAGTTACCAGCAATTGTTGTATCACCTGCTTTTAATGTGCCAACAACGTTTGCATTACCACTAACTTTCAAATCAATGCCAATGTCAGCACTACCGGTTGCATTTAAAGTTGTGATATTAGCAGTTGTTGCGCTAACAACGTTTGCACCACTAATATTAGCTGCACCACTCATTGCAATGTTACCAGCAACTGCTAGGTTACTAGAGCTAAATGTTAGGCCTGAACTATCTTCTAACTTACCACCTGTACCTGCAAGAGTAACACGACCTGAAGTTAAACTTCTGACAGTTGCATTAGCTACATTTGCATCAGCGTTTAATTGTAAATTATCAGTAGTTAACGTGTTACCAGTTGTGTTGAATGATAGATTTGCACTTGCTGTGAAGTCGTCGCCGTTATTGAATTGAATTTGACCAGTGTCACCAGCAGCTTGTTGTAAGTCCCATGCCACGCCGTTAGCATAACGTAAGTTATCGGTTAGGATGTTTGTTGCAGCTACATTACCAGTTACTGTTAGTACATTACCACCAGTAAATGTTAAGTTTGCATTGTCTGTCAATGATTTGTCTGAGTCAACGAACGGTAAACGTGTTGATGTCAGCGTAGTAACAATAACTTCTGCTGCTTGTGCAGTACCAGACATTGTAGCATTGTCAACTGATAACGTTTTGGATGTTGAGTTGAACGCTAAGTTTGCACTGTCAACTAATTTGCCACTTGTACCAGCGAATGTTACGCGGGTTTCTGTCAAACTACTTGCTGTTACATTAGCAGTATTTACGTCAGTTGCACTTACTGTAGGAGCAGCTAATGTGCTGGAACCTGCATTGTAAGTGAAACTACCTGAACCAACTAATTTGCTAGTACCGTCTGAGTATGCGATTTGATTTTCAGTAAAGTTTCTAGCAATAACATCAGCTACGTTAGCAGTATTAACAACATTTAATGCACCACCTAAATTAGCTGTACCAGTTGAACTGATATTTGCATTTGGTAGTTTTAGAGCGCCTGTACTGAGAGTTAAGTCACCGCTATTATCAAGCTTTACATTGCCGCCTGCAGTTGTGATGATTGCACCAGTCGCAGCCAATGCGATATTTGATGTTGATCCTTCTAGATTTAATGCAGTTGAACCGTTAGCAGTAAGAGTTGTACCCTTAATGCTGGCAGTAGCACCAGTCATGTTGATATCAGTGCCAACATTAGCTGCGCCACTTAATACCAAGTTAACTGTACTTACTGTGTTAGTAGTTTTATTAAAAGTAAACTCTGCAGTTGCGTTAGATGTACCGGCATCGTTAAACACGACTTGTGTGGTTGAACCAGGTGCACTGGTTGTTCCTGAGAAGCTACCAGTGATTGTTCCACCAACGTGCAGATTGCCACCAATGCCAGCGCCGCCTGTTACTTGTAGTGCACCAGATGTAGTTGAGGTTGCTGCTGTTGCGTTTGATATAGTAACAATACCATCACTGTTTACAGTTGACAAGTCAGTTGTTCCGCTTACATCTAACCCAGTTAGTGTACCAACACTGGTAATAGTAGGTTGTGCTGCTGTTGTCACTGTGCCTGCAGTTGTAGCTGCTGATGCTAAAGCAACAGTACCAGATACCTGAGCACCTTGAATATTGGTTAATCCGGCTGCATCGCCGTGGAATATGCCTGCTCTAACGTTACCGTAAGTGTATGAGGTTACTATTTCACCAACAATGGTGACATTCGAGGCTACTGCAAATTCACCAGACGAGTTGTCCCAGCCCATGAATGCATTTTTAGCTACTGGTGTCTCTGCGGCTGCATCGAAATAGCGTAATAACGTACCGCGATCTTTGCCATCATTAGTTGTCAGTGCCGCACCATCAGCACCACCACCCAGATCAATGATTGGATCTTTTACGGTGATGTTGGTAGTGTTTACCGAAGTAGTTGTTCCGTTAACTGTTAAGTTACCGGTAATTGTTGCATCTGTTTGCACCAGTAATGTTGTATCAACTGTAAGACCACCATATACTCGCGTGCCACTTTTTAGTTTTGCCATTTTTAATTTCCTTTAATTGGGTTTATAATTTATTCAGGTGTAATTATACCTGTATGTTCATCAATCTCGTTTAGAACTCGCAGTGTACCAGTCTTTAACTGTTTCATTGCTCCGTTGTTCGCTGTTGATAATGGGGTAGATGAACTAAACATTGCCCCGCCTGTGTTTGTAACAGTTTTATTCGTTCCCGAACTATCTGTTATCAAAGTTTGTTGCGTTGCTACATTTAGCAACAATTTTGTTCCTGATACTGCTGTAAATGGTGTTAAATTATTAGAGGAAAACGGTGCAGTATAAACAGCATCTCCCTTAACAATTCTAAATTGGCTAATTCTTCCTTTGAAATATCCGTCAAATACGGCTGGCGTGGGATCCTGACCACCTACCGAATTGGTTGCTTCTCCACCGATTGTTAGTATACGTGAACTTGCACTGTCTACTCCACCACTGCTATCAGTGATTGATAAAGCTCCATTTACGTATAGCTTTACCGTTCCGCCATTTCTAACTAATGCAATATGATACCATGCATTAGGAGTAATTACTCCGGCCCCGCTGGTAACAGGAGATCCACCATTCCAATAATATACCGAACTGCCCAAAACTTCAACGTTGTCTCCGTCAGTAAAGCACCATAGTCTCATGTATGGAATAGGCTCAGCTCTTATAAAGAACCAACCCTCAATTGTGTAGTCGTTGGCATTTGATCCAACTGTGTTTCTACCAAATTGAAAATCTTCACTGCTGCCCAAATCTAGTTTTTGAGTAGTACCGTTGAATTCTAACGAACCGCCACTTGCGCCGCCCAGCCCCATAGTGACTTCATCAAACTCATCAGAGAATATGTTATCTGCCGTAATACTATGGGGACTAAGTTCATCAGTTACCCAATCTCTTACTTCAAGGGTTTCATCAAACTCACCAACAGTCAGTAATGTACCGTCGTTCGTGAGCCTTGCTTTTACTGCTGCCATATTGTTTTCCTATAAAAATTATTTAAATCCAAAATCTATACTGCCGGTGCCGCTGTCATTATAGTTAATGCCAGCTTTTGGGGTTTTATTAGTCTGCGTTGCCAGATTAATATTGCCCCCAACAGTCAAATCCTTCTCAATTCCTACCCCACCCTTGACGACAATTGCACCTGTGTCGGTTGTGGTAGAATCAGTAGTACTATTTATCACCAGCTGCTTATTCACTGCCAGATTACCCTTGATTTCTGCGTCAAGGTTGATGGTCAGAGAGTTTCCAGTTATATTATTAGCAGAGAGGGTCTCAATTGTAGCAGTATTTGTGACTGTTAAGTTAGCTGTATTTGCTGTGGTGGTTACTCTTAGTTCATTCAATGTAGCCAGAACAGATACTGAAATCCCGTTGCTAAAGTTAGCTTGATTGGCGACAAGTATGTTCTCAATATTGGCCAGTTCTGTAACTCTAAAGTTTGCTGTGGTTATCTTATCAGTTACTTTTATATTGGTTACATTGGCTTGGGCAATAATAACATTGCCCGAAATCACAACAGTGTTGGCCGCGGTGTTTCCTACTATAGTTTGCCCGGCAAGAGCGATTGAGTTAGCTACAAATACATCGGTGAACACCTGGCTGGAAGATCCCAGCGAAAACGTGTTAGTTACATTGGGTAAGAGGTTGCTTCGTACATTGCCAGACAGGATCAGGTCTACGGCAGAAACTACACCAGTTGACTTTATGTTACCCAGATTGGCATTACCCGAAGTGGCTTCTAATGTTATGTTACCGGATTTTATTCCGTCTTTAACATTAAAATATTTATTTGCCATAATTATATATTATCCTCAATCTTTAACATAAGTGCTCAAGAAGTTCACTACTGTATTGGTATCTGAACCAGTAGCATACAACTTGACATTGCCTGAAACTATATTGCTGGTGAGCGTAATGATATCGTCATATTCCACAGTGCTGATAGCCCCATATACTGTAATATAGCTGTCGATACCGTCATGAATCAATAGTACTTCCAATGACTGGTAGCCCATGTCATTTCCCGCTTTTATGATATATTTAGCTGTCCTGAAATCTTCTATTGCGAACGAATCTACCACAGTGTCAGTTACTACGCTGATTCCTGCACCAGCTCCACTCACTGCCAGTACTGCTCCACCCAGTGATATATTCCCGCCGTTTATTACCAGATTACCGGATGCAGTGATACTTCCGTTATCAATGTAAGTACTTGACTCTGCTGTGCCTATAGTCAGGGTTGTTCCCACACTGGTAATATTGGGCTGTGCTGACGCTGTTATCGTGGTGGCGACACCGCTGGTAGATATGATGTTGCTTAATAGCCCGCCATCGCCAAACAAGTAGGTTGCTTCTATATTACCAACTACTGTTAGTTTGTTAGTAGCTGCATTAAATGTAAGATTTGCGCTTGCGCCAAAGTTGTCAGTGGAGTTAAATTGTATCTGAGTATTGACTCCGGCTGGCTGTTGCATGTCCAATGCAACGCCATTAGCATAGTAATAGTTGTCTGTTAGTATATTGTCTGTAAACAGATTACCAACTACCCGAACATTGCCAGTACCACTGGGATCCAGTATGATGTTGGCATCGTTTATGGTGGCTATGGTGTTGCCAGTGATTACAATGTTACCAATGCTGGAAATTGAACTGCTACCAAAGCCAAGACCACCGGCGTATCTGGCACCACTCACATAGATGCTTTTGCCAGTTACTCCAGTAGTGATTGCAGTGGGTAAGTTTGCACCAATAAAGTGCAAGACGCCCGCTTGATAATCAAAGAACCATTCATCGTTGTTGCCAGATCCAGCAGAAAATATTTTAGTACCAGTAGTTTGTGGGTTGGCAGCACTACTACTGTCAATGTACACTTCTACCTGATAGGATGCGCCAAACTCAGGACTGATCCAATCTGTTAAATTGGTTTTCCAAGTCTTGTTATCACTGGCAGTGGCATCTTCTGTGGTTTTTACTGTGGATAACCACGAGCCAGTGCCATCTTTATATATGGTAACTAAACTGGTAGTGGCAGTTGGTTTTACTGTTGGGATTGACCCTGACTCTTGCCAAATCCTATCACCGCGAATAAGCAGCGGGCTTGATATGGATTCTTCGTATGCTTTCTTGTTAGTGTCAGTGTCAGTTTTGGCTACGCCATAACCTAACTTTTTCCACAGAAAGTCTGTTTTTTGAATATCGGTAATAGCCATTAACTAAAGCTCCATGATGTTACTGTATCGCCTGCGTTAAGTGCAATAGAGAATAATATTTGATTGCCAGTTGAGTTAGTTGTACTCTCTGATCCCAATGTTATCGTGTATGTTTGATTTGAGATCGCAGTGCCCAGTGGCACAGTAGTTCCCACTGTACATCCATTTGAACCATTTCCATTTGCTCCCGGTACACCAGAACCGTTATACGCTATACTTGCATCTAACCAGCCATTTAATGTACTGGTAGTATCTATTGATGATCCTGGTGCAGCAAAGTACAATCCTCGTATTGTTCCAGTAATTGTAACAGTAAAACTGCTCTTTGCTGTTCTGCTGAACGCGCCAAAGAAATATTGTGCAGTGCTTCTGCCTGTTGCTAAATCAGGACCAGCTGGCAGATACGCAGTCAAGTCTGTAGCATAATGTTTCAGTGCATTCCAACGAACCACTGCACTATCTGTGCCTGCGATTGTTTGCGCGCCAGACCATAATCCACTGGTGTAGTAATTGGTAGCAGAATTGTATGCTCGTGTTGAGCCTGTGCCATCTATTACGATTCGCTTGGCCACAGCATTGGTTCCACCAACTGCGCATGCTATGCTGTCCTCTACAAACCCACTTGGAGTTGCAGTAAACACCTGTATCTTTTTGCTGTGAGTAGCGTATGCCCCAGTGCCGTTGACGTTAGTGGCCAAGAACTTGACAGTTTGCACTGCTGCGATACCAGCTGGAGCCACATTTATTGATTGACTGCCAACAGTGTATGCATTTACACTGGTGTTACCTGTATTTGCTTTTGGTATGCCACCTGACAGGAATGTTACTGCACCGTCCAAGTTCGCATATGTTTTTGCTTGCGCTGCAACCACATTGCCTGTTGTGCTTTCATCATTTGTACCCGCCGCAATTTGAAAGGGACTAGTGGTATTCTGATACGTTTGACCTATCCAATTGTATACGTTGGCGCCCGCCAGTGTTACAGTAGGGCTACCTGTGTTGTAGTATGGAATACCCGAAATATAACGATATGTGCCGTTAGTGGCATTTGCAACTGTTGCATTAGTCAAGTCAACTGTGGGCACCAGGGTAACATCATCTTTTACAAATTCAATTATGTTAGTATTTCCACTGGTAGTATGCGCTAACTTCATGTTGTTCACGCCAGGACTCAATGCGCTGACTGCTTCTGATACAGTGGCTTTTAATCCTTTGTATAACCCTGGACTATAAATTGACAGAGCAAATGTGATTGATAGCCCAGCGCTGGTTAGCAAGTTATAGTCACTCTCTGAGTTCAGAATTAATGCGCCGTTTGTACCTGAGTTATCAGCAGAGGTCAACTCTATATTACCTGAATCCACACCGTTAATGTATGCTGCTAGTGTACCGCTGTCGCCATCATATGCATACGAGGTCAATGTAACTGAGTTCGCGCTGCCAGTTAATATTCTGTTTACCGCGACACCCGCAACATATGTTGTTGCGCCGCCTGTGTTGTTTGCAAATCCACTAGCTAGATATGGACTTGTGCCCACGCTGCTGCTGAATGTGATTGTCTTAGTACCGAGTCCCGCAGGAGCGCCAATTGCAGGATCGTATACTTTGATAGCTGCTGTACTATTTGGACCAGCTGCTATGTAGCTAGGAGTTGCTGTATTGTGACTGGTAATAGTCAATGTGATTGTTTTTGTACCAGTACCTGAGTTCTGTCCAGTAGCATAAACGTGGCTCTTTCTGCCGCCGCCCACTCCGCCTGCAACACTGTCACTGGCTATAGTATCAGTATTGCCGTCACCCCAATTGATAGTGTAGGTAACTGTTGCGCCTGATGTGTTTGTAGTTGTATTCTCTAAATAGACTGTTTCGCCTTCTGAAGCATAAAGTGTGCTACCAGATAGTGCAGCGCCGCCGGTGCTTGCTCTGTATAATCCAAAAGTTACTACCGGGTTTGCTGTGTAAATTATTATATAACTGGCACGTGAGAAGCTGGCTTCACTGCCGGTTCCACTGCCTGCATTGTTATATGCTCTGACTGTTATAGTGTAGGGTGATCCCACATTGGTTGCATACACATGTGTTGGCGTGGTACTGGTTGCTGCCAAAGTTTGTGTGCCATCGCCCCAAGTGATATCGTATCTGTTTGGATTACCAACTGAAGTTATTGTCAGGGTGACAGTTGTTCCTGCACCTCCTGCTGTTGGTGTACCAGTAAACGAAACGCTCTTAACGTAAGTATTGTTTCTCACGTTCTCCATTGCTTCGTTCAAGTCGTCAATCGCGTCTGTCACTGTTGTAGTGGTTTCCCAAGTAGTAACTGTGCCAGGTGAGACTATATCACTGTCAGTTGGTGTACCCAGCGTGACTACGTTTCCAGTAATACCCGCGCCCGCAGCATTAATATTGGTTAATCCGCTGCCGTCGCCAATAAAATAGCCTGCTCTGACATTGCCCAACTCATTGATAGTTACTACGTTTTCATTTAGTGTAACATTGCTGCTAAATGCAAACTCTGCATTGCTGTTATCCCACCCTATAAATGCGGCTTTGGCTGCGCCTCCGCTGTAATAGTGTAATACCTCGCCTCTGTCTTTATCATCGTTTAGTGTAAGTGGTGCGCCATCTGCGAGATTGCCCAATTGAATAATAGGGTCTTTGATATTTAGGGCAGTTACATTGACGTATGCAGTATCACCTGAGACTACCAAGTTGCCTGTTATGGTTGCATCAGTTACATATAAGCCATTGCCTACAAATGTATTGGCTGCGATGTTTCCAGTTGATGTTCTAAATGCTAGTGTATCTGGAGTAGCCTGTGTGTTGGCATTAATAAAGCCAGTACTTATATCAACCCATGCAAATGATTCGCCATCGAAGATATATTGATATATCACATCGGTATCAGTGTCATACCATTGATCACCCAGTTGTGGGTTGTCGGGGCTGGTACCTGAACTCACAAACGTAGGAACTGACTTGCTGTCTCTGGTCAAGTAGTTTGATACTTCTACATTACCAGTAACAGTTAATATGTTGGCTACATCGTTGAACGCAAATGCAGCACTTGCAGCAAGATTTCCATCTTTGTTGTAGGATATTTCACTTTCACTACCAGGAGCAGCAATCTTGCCCGATATGTTACCAACCAAACTGGTTACAGTTACTGCACCTTCTACTGTCAGACCAGTTAGAGTACCCAAGCTTGTTATGTTGGGCTGGGCACTAGCGGCAGTTGTCAGAGTACCAGTGATCGATTCTGCAGTGACTGTTTTAGTCACTGTTAAGTTGCCCGTTACATTTGCACCGTCATACGTAATCAACACTACATTGGCTGTGTTGTTTGCCGATAGTCCAATAGTGGTGTTGAATACCGATACGTTACTGTCGCCATTGGCAATAGCATTTGCTAAGCCTACCACAACACCAGTTAGTAGTGAGCCATTTCCTAAAAAGTAATTGGCTTGAACTGCGTTGCCCAAATTGGCATTATCTGCCGTGATATTTCCTATGTTGCCACCATCTGCAGCCTGGTGTACTATTAATTTTGTTAGTATGCCCACGCTGGTAATGTTGGGCTGTGCTGCTACAGTTACCGTGCCTGATACTGTGGCAACGTCAGCCAAACCTGAGAGGCTGGCATAATGTGCATTGGGAACTTCACTTACATTTGCACCGTTAATATCTGATAAGCTGGCGCCGCTGCCACTGAACGAACTGGCAGTAACAGCACCAGTAACAGCCAGACTGTCAAGCGTACCAACACTGGTAATATTTGGTTGGGCTGATGCAACCACATTGGTTGCGTATGTTGCCAGATTGGCAAATCTTACTTCACCAGCTACATTGGCCCCTGTTACTGCGTTTGCTGTTGCAGCAAAGTCAACTTCACCGGTTACGTTAGCCCCAGTTATATTGCTTAGTAAGCGTCCGTCACCTGAGAAGAAGTTGGCAACTGCTAAATTGCCTAAATTGGCATTATCTACGGTGATGTTACCATTATCTGCAGCCGTGTGTACTGTTAAGCCAGTTAGTGTTCCAACACTGGTGATTAGCGGTTGCGCTGGAACCGTTACGTTGCCTGCATAGTTAGAATTGTTAGCTTGTTCTGCTGATGTTGCAAAAGTAGCTAAAGACACTTCGCTTACATTTGCGCCGTTTATATGGTCCAGTCTGAATGCATTACCAACAAAGAATGTACCAGTGACTATGCCAGCATTGATGTCTCCATCAACTGTCAAGCCAGTTAATGACCCCAGTGAGGTTATATTTGGCTGGGCAGATGCAGTTACGTTTCCAGCATATGCAGAATAGTTTGCAGTGTTTGAATATTCAGCTTCTGCTACTATTCCAGTAACGCTGGCTCCAGTAATACTGGTTAGCTGTGCTCCATTGCCAACAAAATTCTTAGCCTGTATATTACCGTATTCATGTACTATTACTTCATTTTCTACATAAGATATATTGCTGGCAAATGTGAATTGGCTATTATTACTATCCCAACCCATGAACGCATCCACAGGTCTGCCAGTGGCTGAGTCTCCCACAAAGTAATGTAGTAGAGTACCTCTGTTAATAGTGTCATTGGCTGTTAGTGGATATCCATTAGGGTTGCCGCCTTGCTCTACAATTGGATCTTTTATGTTTACTGTTTCTACATTAGCGTAAATAGCAGTGCCCTGTACCACCAAGTTTCCAAATATGGTGGCATCACCCTGTACCACCAGGGTTGACTGCGCTATGATAGCTCCAGATACATCAAGCGTAGTGGCAATAACTTTACCATCACGATCAATAACTTCAATGGTAGGATATACTCCTACGCTAAAACCTGATTCACTATTAAAGTTTTTTAATGCCATATATTGTTCTCGTTATCCGGCCGTGATTAAATCGTTTTGTACTGCATTGTCCACACAGTTGCATTACTACTACCAGGTGATACCAACAGATTTATGCTATCATCTGCATAAGTTACACTCAATACCCCTGTTAGTCCACCCACTGTTACTGCTCCATATTTGGAATAATCCACTGTGCTGTTATTATGCACTACTGTTATGGTCTCTACACTATATTTAGCACCCGCCACATCTTCGCCCTTGATGAAAAACTCTACGCCCCTAACAGAGGCAGTGGGTATTTGAGCTATCAATTGATTGGGGCTGATAGTATTGGTAGTGGCAGTTGCCCAACCAATATTGGTGATGCCCAGTTGTACACTGGTTGCAGCGCTAACTGTGCCTGCAGTAAATGCGCCCGCTACATCAGCACCAGCTGATGTCACAGTTAACACATTGGCAACACCTGCTACACTTACTGTGACATTACTATTCAGATCAACTTTTACATTACTGGTGCCATTGTGTAATTCTGATGTTACTGGGGTGTCAAAATACAAGCTGCCGCTGCCATCAGTGGTCAGTACTTGTCCAGTTAATCCGTCTGCTACAGGATACGTTACACCATGCACTGTCAACAGATTGGCAGTGATTGAATTGGCAGTGGTTAGTCCAGCAATTTCTAATGTTGTCTGTATGCCCAACTGAGTTATTTGAGTTTGACTGGCAGTAGTTACTTGTCCTGCAATATTACCAATAAAAGTATTGGCTCTGATGTTAGCATACTCATTTACAATAATAGTTTCACCGGCAGTCGCGGCTACATTGCTGACAGCGATAAATTCGTTATCAGCAGTTTTCCAACCAAAGAATTGATCTTGTGCAGCCGAACCATCAGGCTTGTAATTGTGTAATAATAACCCGCGATCTAGACCATCATATGCCTGTGCGCCCATGCCCTCGGCAGCGCCACCCAATGATATAATTGGGTCAGCTACGCTTAAGTTGGTTACATCAATATATTCTGTGCTGCCGCTTACTGTAAGGTTACCAGTAATATACACATCACGCTGTGCAGTAATATTGCCGGTTGCTGTTATGTTGTTAGCAGTCAGAGCACTTACTATGTTGGCGTTGCCAGTGGTGAGTACGCCACTTACATCAGTGATTAAGCTATCGCCCAATTGGATGCCTGCACTGCCCACATACAGTTTGTTCCAAGCTTGAGTAGAGTTACCCAAACTGTACGTGTTGTCAACATTTGGTATCAGATTGCCAATTACTGTGTTAGCGGTGAGCTGCCCCACGTTGGCTAATCCAACTACGGTCAGTGTGTCTGATGAAGCCAGACCCAGAGTAGTAATACTGTTACTGGTGGTCAAGTCAAATGCCTGAACGTTGCCGGCGGCTGTTATGTTGGCTTGAGTAGTTACATCGCCAAGTACACTCAATGTGGTAAGTTGACCCACTTGAGTAATTGCAGTTTGAGTTGCACCTGTTACTGTGGTTGCATTTACGCTGGTTGTGGCATTAGCTACAACACCGGTGATGTTGGCGCCAGTAACATTGGCTAACAAGTATCCATCACCACTGAAGTAACTGGCGCTAGCTAGATTGCCCAATACTGCATTTCCAACAGCAATGTTGCCAGTTACTGCTAAATTAGATAGTAAGCCAACACTGGTAATATTGGGTTGCAGTGCAGTGACTAATGAACCAGCTAGTGTAACTGCGCTGACTGAATTGCTGGCGGTGATATCGTATGCGGAGATATTGCCATCAACCGTAACCAGCCCAGTGTCTTCATCAAATGTAAACTGTGAGCTGCCACCAGCATTGCCCAGTTTGTTATAAATTATAGATTGGTTTACACCAGGTACTGTTAAGTTTCCTGATATATTACCAGTTATGTTACCAATAAAATATCTGGCAGAGATGTTGCCATCTACTGATAGCAAGCCACTGGTTTTGTTAAATGTCAGTTTGTTGCTGGCATCTAAATCATTGGCAGTGTTGAATTGCAGTTCAGTTGCGTTACCTGCAGCATTGCTAAAGTCATAGGGAGCACCATTGCTGTACAGGTAGTTGTCACTCAGTACTGCATAGGTTGAAATGTTACCTGTTAAATTGGCGTTGTTGGTTACAATGTCGCCATTGGCCAGAATAACAATGTTTGGATTTTCTCCTACTGAGAATCCTGCTACCGAATTTAGAGCCTTTATTGACATGTGTTATAGTCCTTCTTTATAAGAAGTTATCATTATTTTATATTGTGTTGGATTGGCAGTTATAGGGGTCACGGTAAATGTTATGTTACCATTGTCATGATTTACTTTAAAGTCACCCACTCCACCGTTCATATCAATGGTACCAAATTCATAGTATCCAACATCACTGCCCAATACGCTGGCAATCAGTTTGCTGGTCTGTCTGGTATTACTGATTGCATCTGTGGCAATTACCATGTACTCTATACTGCAAATCGTACTGGCCAATACTGAATGTAACTGCTGATTAACGCCGCTGCTGTTCGTGGTAGCAAATACCACTTGACTGGTGCTGAATTCGTTGTTGTTTGCGCCTATAGTAAACGTATTGGCAATCAAGTTGCCTGCTACTGTAACTGTGTCAGTGCTGGCACTGTAAGTTACTGTGCCAATTGGATCAGCAGAGCCTGCGTTGTTGAATAAGATACCAGTATTGGGGCCGTCAATTGAAAATCCACCCGCCAAGTTTCCCACAAACGTAGTTGCAGTTATGGTATCGCCGGCGATAATATTACCTGAAACTGTGGCATTAGCCACAGTTAAATTGCCAGTACTGTCTAAAAACGGTACGGGAGGTATGTTGTAAGTGTATCCACCTGCCGAATTGAATGGGTCTGCTGCCATGTATGTTCCTAATCGTTATTCTTATCACTTATTTATCATTATTGGACAAACAGCAGTTGAGCGCCAACAAAAAAGCGCACTTTATGCGAACAGTGCGCTGGTTTGTCTTCCCATCCCGTTGAGAATTTTTAACGATTAGGCAGTGAACTGATTTTTGTACAAAGTTCACGCAATTGTTTAATGTCTGTAAGCACCGCTGCTAATTCTTTTGCAGTTTGTGTATCTTCACATTCACAGAGTTCTTTTGAATTTTTATCTCGGACTTTCTTCCCGTCATTCTTAAATGGGCCATGAAACTGATCAAACTTTTGACCATACTTTGATTCATTTACTATGCCTGACATTCTTTTAAGATCGTTAATGTTTTCCATATCGTATTTATTCTATATAATACAAATCTAGTCTTTATACCATATGCCCACATACGGCATCAGTAGAGAACCCTCAGCTAATAAGTTTTGTTCCGGGTAGTAGTCAAATCGTTCCAGAATCCAAGTATAGCGCCACTGCTTTTCTAGGTTGCCCTTTGGATACATATTAATCTTAGTTTGGGCAGGATTGATTATTCTATCTGTTTCTGTGTCAAATATCATTGGCTTCATGCCCAGACTGGGCAAAGTCTTAGTCCACAATTTCATACCACTAGCAGTTTGTTGGGTATCACTTTGTATGGATACTTTAAATTCTTCTTTAACCATTTTATAAATTTTGCCAACTAGAGCTTGGCCTTGATAGGGTGCGTATGTCACTGCATTTTGTGCTTGCCATACTTTTCCATTGAGCCTACTAGCGAATCCAGCATACGCTGCAATCTTATTATCAGCGTCAGTTAAAATAACTCCGCGTTGATCTTGATATTCAACATAATTGACTACAAAATTTTCTAGCATACCCTTTGGACTAGACTTATCCAGCCACAGTTCAACTGCTTCAACTGGGAAGTTTTGTGAACCAATCAACTCAATTTCATTTATCTTCATGATTAGTCGTCCTCATCGTCTTCTTCCTGATCGTCAAACTCAAGTGTAATGTTATCGTTGGCATCACTGTGAGTCAATACTTCAGTTAACAATTCTTCGGTAGACCAGCCCGAATTAGTCAAAATGTAAATTGCTTCCACGAACAAATGAAATACACTGGCAGTAAAATCAAAATTGGGTTCTACACCCTCCAGTTCAAGTAGCTTTTCCATTGCTTGCTCTGCTGCATTATTACACACATCCAAATCAAAATAATACACAGTTCCATCTGGTAATACTTCTACCACTTCGTTTTGTTTTAGTTCTTTCATTGGGATTCCTGGTTGTTCTTACATTTGGCACCGTGCCATCTGGTGTACATGCCTGCACTGGTTGTTTTGCTACAGTGCTCACATGTTTGTTTCTTCTGCGATGGATGCTTGCCCTCTGCTAACATCTTTAAGTTTGCTGCTGATCCAACAAAATTATGCGTACCCTCATCAATTCGTTTTTGATTGAGTTCAGGTCCCAAAAAATTATGGACGCCTTCTTTGACCAGTTTTTTGTTTAGCTTGCCCTGGTAGTTGGGGCTTTTTCCATTCTGCCAATGGTGTGTTCCGTTGGCCGCATTTACTGTACTGGGATTGTTTGCTATGCTGTTGTGCGTTCCTCTGGCATACGCTAACTTTGCGTTTCTACCATCTTTGTTTGGATGGTTCTTTATGAATTCTTCTCTACGAGTGGGATTTTTATTCAGCCAATGATTGTCGCCTGCAAACGCCTCTTTGAATTTTTCTGGATCAACATTAGACCAATGGTTCTCTCCACTAATTTTGGCAGTAATTTCAGGATTTTTCATAGGGTTAGTTACACTGTCAAATCCAATTGGATCAAGCGTAAGATTCATGCACTGTGGTTTACCGTAATGCTCAGCCAAATACAGTGCTTCCTTTAATTTTAGTGTAGCTTCATCAGGCGCATATTCTAAAATTTCACGGGTCAATTCGGATTTGTCCTTAATTGATTTAGGCCATTTACCTGAGCCAATATAACCGTCATCTATGTTGACTGTACTATGTCTCCCAATGTAGTACTTGCCATTAATATGGGTAGTTTTGTATATAAAATGTTTCATACAGTTATTTATCATATTCTGCTGCATTACGAAAATAAATTTAGCCCAAAAAAAGAGCACCGAAGTGCTCTTTTTCTTGTTTCATCAATAGTACAACCAATAAGATTATTGGAATGTAAGATTGCTGATTCCGATTTCACCAACGTAATCGGCTGCATTACCAAACGAACTGGCAGTGTTAGTTAACTCGATATAACCATAGCGAGTCATGAAGCTAACGACTGGTTCGAAGGTTGATGGATCCAGAACAACACCACTGCTCATCAATGGAATGTATGGGCAATAGAATGCTGCTGCGTCTGTCTCACTTGAACCTTTGTAACCAACCAATACAGGTGTAGTGTCAGGAGCATATGAGTCAACGAACACGCGCATTGCACCATTCAATGTACCAACAAACTTGGTGTTTGTAGGTGCTTCAAATGTACCTTCTGTGGTACGTGCAAAAGCTGATGTTGTTGCTGACTGAAGAACAGTCAATGCTGCTGAGCTAACAACTGCCCAGTTACCTGCGCCACGACGAGTGCGTTGAGCGATTTTGTTAGCAACACGATTGATCAGAACAGCTAAAGCAGCGTGCTCGTCACCAACGTATGTAGCTGTACCACTAACAGTAGCTTGGTTGAAGGTTTCTTCAGTTGTAGCTAATGTACGTAGGCTCAAGAGGATCTCTTGGTCGATTTCAGCAGTAATTTCTTGTGCTAGTGCGGCCATGATTTCTGCTTCAACGTCAATACCGTGTTGTGATTGAGCGTCTTGTGCAGCTTCAAATGTCCAGCGAGCTTGTAGCTTGCGTGACTTAGCTTCAACAGCTTGACGTAGGATTTGTACGCTGATCTGTTTACCGCCATTGCCTTCAAGAGCAGCAGTATCGTTACCAGTATAACCGGTTGCGGATGATGCGCCTTGTGGTGTACGTGAATATGCTTGTGCAATCTTGAATGGGCTCAGTGCTTCTTCACCAGCGGTGATAGAAGTAGCTGCTGCTGAACTGTCAGTCATGCTTTGTGCGTAACGTACACGTAGTGTGTGGATCTGTCCAACTGGACCAGTCATTGGCTGAACGCCGACTAGTTCGTTAGCGATAACTGTTGGCATTACACGACGGATAACAGGCAGAATAACACGGTTAAGTGTTGCGATGTTACCAGCAGTAGTTGTGCCAGCACTTGATTCACGTAATAAATTTTTACGGGTATTTTCTAAAATAACACCCATTGTTGAACGACGATTACCTTTTAAGCCTTCTAACAGAGCTTCTTTGGTTTCGTCCCAACGGCCTTCTAAGAGTACTTGTGACATAAATATTTCTCCTAATTCGTATGTCTATTAATTAAAGCCCTGCCAAACGTTTGATATCGATAACGTTATCACGTTGGTCAGCATCAACTTTTTGTTTGATTGCAGCTTTGTTCCCGGTTACTTCTTTTACGCTTTCATTTAAAACCTTAGTGCTAACAGCTTTATCTGGGGCGTTGTTAAGAACTGCTGGGAGATACTTGTCGAAAGCAGTCTGAAGACGCGGGGTCTGGACGCTTTCTAGTAAGTTGCGCATTAAAGTGCCTTTCTCTTGATTAAGAGTTCCGAGCAGTTCGCTCATGGTCTTTTCACGTAGATTGGATTCTTTAATAACACGAACTTCACGTTCTTTGCTCTCAACCAATTGTTTTGTTTCATTGATTGAGTTGATGGATTCTGCCAATTGACGATCTTTTTCTTCTAACTGTGACAGCAATGTACGAGTTTCAGCTTTCTCATTTAAGTGAGTAACGCTAAATTCGGTTGCATACGCTTCGAAGATTTTTCTACCAAAGCTGTTCTCACGAGCAGTTTTGATATCTTCTTTCAATTGACTCATTTCCCCTTTAAGATGACTAGTAACAACATCATTCATACGCTTGGCGCTTTCTGTAACAAACTTCTGTTTCAGTGCTACCAATTGCTTACGACCTTCTGCTACTAATTTGACCTTAGCTTCAACTACTGCTTGCTTGTCTTCCGCAAATTCTTTAATTTCACGGGCAAGAGCATGAACAATAAATTGCTCAAGCTTTTGTTGACCTTCATTTTGCATTTTGCGATCACCACGTAGTTCTCTGATTTCTTCTGATAATTTTGTTACCATGAATTCATTGAACTTGCTGGCACTTTCGCGCAATTTTAGTTGGGCTTTAACACGGTCTTCATTCATCGCTTGTCTTTCTGATTGAAATTCTTCAATTTCAGTTGATAGACTTGCAGTGACCATCTTGTCTAGGGCTTCCACCATTACATCTTTGTCATGTTCATAACGCTGTGCAAATTCTTCTCTGAGTTCTGCACGTACTTGCTCACGAGCTTCATTTAACTTGGATTCCCAAGCTTCGTTTATGGCGACGCTGGTTTCTTCGTTGATGATTCCACTCTCAAGTAATGGTTTAATGATTTCTAAAGTCATTATTTTTTCCCTTTAATCTTGAGATCATTAATAAGGCGAATTACTTCGTCTTTTAAGAACCTCTGTACTTTTTTATCGCTACTTGCATCTTTTGCAATGTCCAACAGTCTATGTCCATGCTTCAAGTTCATCATGCCTTCATAGATTGCTTTGGGATATGCGTTAGGTGCGCTAGGTTGTGCGACAATATCCACAGTGACTATTTCAAAGTCACTGACACGGCCATCACCATCGTTAACGTTTCCGCTACCTCTGCTGCTTACGCCTAGTTTGACACCACTCTCCAGCATGGTCTGTACTAAATGACCCATGGGAGTTGGTAAAATTTTTAGTTTTCCAAAACCATTAGGACCGTCCATCCACATATTTGTAATCATGTGTGATACGCGGTCTAAATTGATTTTAAGATCGTCTGGATGATCAACTTCACCCAACACGCTGTAACCATCTTTGATTTGTTCGTTTAACGTTCCAACTGCGCTTTCAATTTCAGAAACAGGGTAAACGCGCTCATTTGCGTTTTTAACCCCGCCCTGAATGAAAATACCCTTCATGTAAAGGGTCTTTAGTTCGCCGTCAGATTCCTTAACGCTTTCGACCACCATGTTAGCGCGGTCGAATGTTAAGTGTTCTTTGAGATACAAAGCCATTTGGTCTCGGACTTTCTTACTTACTTACTTTTGTTGACTTTTTTGACTCAGCCATTGGACTCTTGGTGTTGACACCAGTTGCTTGTGCTGTGTGCGGCTTTGGTGCTGTTTCTGTTTTTGCACCTTTGATGCCTACTGCATTTTTAAAGTCGCCTTTAACTGTTTGTGTTGTTGGAGCTGTGCGGCCCTTTTCGTCACCTTGACTAAAGTTAACTGATTTAGCACCAGTCTGTACTAGCTTTGGCTTGCTCAATGCTACACTCTTGGAGTTTGCACCGTCATCGCCCATTTTAGCAGTGGCTACTTTTTGCAGTTGAACTGACTCAGCCAATTGGTCTTCGTCGTCAGATGCTTCCATCATTTCTTCGTCGCCCATGTCTTCATCGCCCATGTCGTCGCCCATGTCTTCGTCGCTGCCCATGTCTTCTTCGTCGCTGCCCATTAGTTCTTCAAACTCAGCCATTAACTGGTCCAGCTTGTCTTCTAAATCAACAACGCGGTCTTCTAATTCTTCTTCTTCGTCGCCCATGTCTTCGTCGCCCATGTCGTCGCCCATGTCTTCGTCGCCGGCCATTTCGATGTCATCAAATTCGTCATCTTCTTCGGTAACGCCTTGGGTTTGTTCTACGTCAATTTCGTCCAGTAGGTCACCAATTTGACCGCCTTCTGGATTCATGCCTTCATCAGCATACATCATTGATTCATAAATTTCTCTTGACTTTTCAACGACGATATCGTGAAATAGAGCACGAGCTTGGTCTTCATTTTCATTGATGATCAAGTCGATCAGTTGTTCAAATTTTTTGTTATCCATTGTAAAGTTCTCCTATAGAAATGGCTTCGTGAAATTATTTAGTGCATAGCTGAGAAAACAGCACAATATGTGCTGTTTTTTTGCGTTTTGGCGGGAAATAGCTGAACTTTTACATTACGGGTGCTTGTTCAACTGGTTTGTATTGATTGCGTATTTTCTTTAAACTCTGTGCTTTTTCGTAGCTGCGCACATCATTCATCTTGCGCAACTTGTTTATTTGTCTTAGGGTAAGTTTAGTCTTGCGACTTTCTTTCCACCGTGGCTTGCTATTGTCATCTTCTTCATCTTGATAACCCTTAACTGCTGGCTCGAACATTTCAAAAAGTTTCATCCGGTGGTTCCTATAATGTATTTATCACAAGTTACATTCCAGTAGGAGTTGGAGCTGCAGGTAAACCACCCAGTGCTTCAGGACCCGGTACTTGTGGAGCCACTGCACCTGGTTCCGTTTCTTCTGGTGGTGCTTCCATGCCAGCTATTTCTTCCATATCAGATTCCATGTCACCTGCGCTGATACCAATATTTCTAAGATCGCTGCCCTTGGGTTCAGTATCCTCAGGCTTCTCACGTTCTTCACGCCACATTTGTTCGTTTTCTTTTATTTCTTCTTCGCTCAATCCCAAGAAACGCTTGAGAGCAAAACGTTTGGATATATAGGGAAAGCCTTCCATGGCACCAAATGTTGCCACTCGGTCCTTGTCCAGTTCGCTTTGACGATACGCAGCAAAGTTCTGTGGTTCGTTGAACTTGATGTCAAACAAACCTGAATCAATGTTGAATCCACGCCATCTTAGAAACAGTTTGAATTCTTCATCAAACTTCTGACTGATGTAGTTCTGTAGTCTTTTGCAATATTCGTTGAATCTGAATTCCTGAATCATTGCAGTACCAACTCTACCATCGTTCAATGGTGACTGTCCATCGTCTGGACCAGTTGGCAAGTAGCTGCTGGGCACACGTAACCCACGTGCTAATCTGTTGTTAAAATACTTTAAGTCGTCAATTTCACCCAGATTTTGACCGCCTTGCAGCATCTCAACTGTGCTACCACGACCGTCTGCTGTCATGGGAAAGAAGTAGTCTTCGTTCATGCTCAATGGGTTGTAAGTGGCATCCATGCCACTTTGACCACCTGCAGCGCTGGGTATTCTGCGCTGATGAATCTCGTTCTTAACTCTGTCCACAAACGCCATGGCCATGTGACTGGGCATGTTACCCACATCAATCTTGAACATTCTGCGCTCTGGGGCACGACTGATACGATAGATCAAAATCGCATCTTCTAATAATTCTTTTTGCTTGTATACTTTAAAGATGTTCTCTAAGATACTCTGACCAAATGGCCAGTAACGATCCAAGCCCTCAGTCAAGCTAAGATGCACAATATGTTTGGCATCAATTGCTGCTTCATTCTGTCCCAAACTAAATCTGCTGCCTGTGGTTCCGCCGGGCATAGATGGCACCGTATATCCCTGTGCTGCTCCGCCACCACCAGTACCACCAAAACCAGTACTGGGATTGGCGGCAAAATCAGTTGACACTTTCTGTGCCACTGATAGATTTTCTAGATTTGGATTTATATCCTTGACTACATACTGCTCCGGCTTCTTGCCTTCGCTTTCGTTGACAATGACCTTGGTTACCTTGGTCATGTCCACCCAGTATAACTTGAAGTTTTCTGGGTCACGAATGAATACTTGATCACCGTACTTGATGGAGTTTCTGAAAACTTTGAATGCTCTGGTATCAAATTCGTTCAGTTTACACCATTGCTGTAGTTGTTTTTTGACTATATCGACTTCATGTTCAGTTGGATCTTCTCTGAAATCAATGTTAAATGGTGTGCCGTTGTGTTCATTTTTCTGTGTACTGAACTCAGCAATGATGTCTAGACAGGCGTTTACTTCAGCATCCACGTCCATCATTTCGTACTGATTGTAACGCTCAATGCGATTTGGGTGCCCAGTGTACACTTCGGGCAGCCTGTTCATGTAGTTTTTGTAACCAAATTCTTGATTATTGTAACCAGTGCTCTTGCCAGTACTGTTCCAGTTACTGGTATTACTGTTTATTCCCGATATGGGACTCAGTTGACCGGTGGTATTTGATCCAGAAAAACGCTTTTTATATGACATAGTATTATTTAGCTTTTAGTTACGTAGGTACATTTTTAGCTCACTCTGTACCGAATTGCTCATTTCTACTTGTGATATCATGGCAACGAATTTGCCTCTAATCATGTTAACCAACAATTCAGTGAGTGCATCATTGCCTGCAGCACTGTTTATCTGGTTAGCCATAACATCAGCTAATTTAGATTTGATTGAATTGGTTATGCTGCTAAAATCTGATAATTTGTCTTTATTTTTTAATTTTATTGGTACTGTGTTATTGGGCAACAGTGGAATGATAGCTTCAGTTCCATGCAGTGTTACCTCGTATCCTGATTTGGAACCGGTTGCTACACCTCCTTCAGCAAAGGCCGCATGAAAGTGGGGTCCTGTAGCACCGGGTGACCGTTCTGTAAAATACTCGTCCAATGCGGTACTAAATCCCAAATCATACAACTTTTTCTTTATCAGTTTGGCTTCTTCTGCATTCTTGGGTGGAGGATCCATGGTAAAATCCAAAGCAGTTCCAGTAACGTGTTTGCCACGTTTATGAGTTAAGTCGTTGAACGCCGTAAATTTTACCCCCGGAATTGCGGCCTGTATTCGTCTGGCCAATTCTATAAGTTTGGGATCCACTGGCCCACCTGCTATAGATTCAGCGCCCTTAATATTAAGACCAGAGTAATTATTGGCCTGTTGTTTGGCCTCTTGAACTCGTCTTTCCTCATATGCAGTTACCTCATGAGGACGTAGTGTTTCTCTGTATCTTTCTCTACGAGCCTCAGCTTCTTTTTTTTCTGCTTCAAGTTGAACCACAGTTCTACCTTTAAGCAAATCAGCTTCGCGTTTTTTGATTTCTGCTACTTCAGCTCGTTTTTTGGTTAGGTTAAGTTCATTTTCTCGTAATATGTTGGGATCAATTGTTTCTCCAGCTTGTATTCTTTTTGTTAGTAGTATATTCTGTTGTTCTGCCAGTGCTTTTTCTTTTTCTGCAGCCACAAGATTGCCGCTGATCCTTGCATAGACTTCAGTTTCCTCTGAGGTTCTGCTGACTTCTTTGTTAATATCATCAAGCTGTTGCTGTATTTCGACATCGCCGCCTAAAATTTTACGAAATTCTTCCAAATTTTCTTTTAGTGTTTCTCCAATTGGTAGCTGTAGCGCTAGTTTTAATACTCCAGTCGCCAACTGTGTCATTTTTTTAATCAACCAAATAAACACAGAATTGGCAGGGCCGGACACAGCAAGTTTTAACCTATCCAAAGCTATATTAACCGTTCTCTCCGTATTCAATTGACTGTTCTGCAGACGCTTGGCGTCGTCTATTCCTGCTTGACGTTTTTTAATCATTTCTTCTACATCTTTTTCTGTTTTTATTTGCGATAGTATTGCATCAGCCGTCATGCTTTTACCATTCAAAAACATGTTGTTACGAAAGTCTTCACTAGCACTCACCGCTTCTTGGTTAGTCCTGACATATTCTGATTCCGTTTTGGCAATAAGTTTGGCAACATCAATTCCAGTCAGTTGACCTGCTTCCAACTGCCTAACCCAACCCACTATCCTACCACCAGTTTTTGACAGCAATGCTTTGCCTTCTAGTGTAGTAGCAGTATGGTTGGCAGCTAGGTCTCTGAATGCAGCCGCGTGTTTTTCACCCAGAGTAATATTGAGCAGAGTGCCTGTTTGATCGAACGCATCTATGGCCTGTAGGTTGCCCTCTTGCTCAAGCATGCGTTTTTTTAGTGCAAATTTGGTATCTGCATTTGCCGCAGCAAGAGTCTGTGCCACCGCTTCTCGTCTGGCTCCGGTCAACATGGACAGCTTGTTAATGCTTAGTGCATACTGCACTGATCTTTCTCTGATTTGATCCGCATTTCCTGAAAGCTTGGCGCCATATCCTGACTGCAATTTGATATAATCAAGCTGCATCTTATTCAGTTGTTCGGGACCTATGCCCAACTTGAGAAATTCTTCTTGTGTTTTACCCTGAGTATTATTAAATATCAGCGCCAACTTGTCCGCTCCCTCGGAGGCAGTTGGTGCCAATGCTAGCAGGGAGTCGCCAGTTTCAGTCAACAGCTTAGAGAACGCCTCGGACTTTTCCAAATAGTACCCAGCACTGTGTGCCAATTTCAGCAGTTGATCCGAACTGTGACCTACAGTTATACCGTACTCACCCAATCCGTCATAAAACTTAATCATCGAATCATTGAATCCAAACAATGATTTTATTGTTTTTTCAATGCCAGTGATTACCAATGACAGCGCAGTTGTGGTTTTATAATTGCTACCAGTTAGCCTTCGCAGCATATTGCCCGCGCTGGTTACTGAATTATTCATTGAACTAAAACTGCCATTGACATCAAGTATACCAGTAAAGGCCGTCTTGCCCACTCTACCCAAGTCTCTAATTGCAAACTTCAATGTGTCTACTGTATCCTTGCCACGCTTGGCCGACGCTTCCGATTGCTTGGTCGCATTGGTAAAGTCTCTTACGAGGTCATTGTACTCTGCTGGATTCTGTTCTTCGGCCATTGGTTGTTATCTTTTTGAAAGTGCTAGTAATTCGCTCTGCAAACTGGTATTGTCTTTCATTTTATTCAACAACTCATCCAGTTTGTATGATAGTGCTACTATCATATCATTATTGAACGACCTGGTCGATGCTGGTGCGGTGGTAGGAGTATTACCCACTGCAGCAGTAAGATTGGACGTATATCCAGATAAGATTCTGTCTATGCTTTCAGTTTGAGTTAATAGACTATCTCGCTGGCTGGTTAGGTTTGCCGGCATCTCCAGGGTAGTGGGAATATCTCTACCGCCAGGTAATGAGATATCTATGGGTCCACTATTGGGACTGGCACCCAATGACATCATTGGGTGCTTGGCTACGCCGCCCTTATCAAATTTTTCAGTTGGAGGAGCAACCGTGCCAGCGCCGATTGAAATAGTTTTTGGTGCTGCAGCAGCAGCTGGTGCCTCAACATTAGCGCTAATAGCTGCTACGGGTGCGCTGACCTTTGCTGCTGCGTCCTTTATCTCTTGTTTTTTGCGCTCAACTGCCGCTGCCGCTTCTTTTTCTTTGAGTGCTTTGTCTACATCCTTTGTGCCCAACAATTGCTGCAACGCCAACGTAACCCCAGCCTTCTGAGCCTTGACTTTTTTTTCTTCTCCCTCAATCAGATTCATCCTGGCTGTTGCTATCAAGCCCTCAGCTATATTCGGCTTCGGTCCTTTTTGCTTCAGCACCCACAGTTTTTTTCCTTCCACTTCAGCCAGGGCAGCAACTGAAGCTTGTTGCATCTTGACCAAATCTTCAATGCTGTCAAACATGTAGGGAAGCGACTGATCCATGTCCTCGGCTCCAAATAATGAGGCATGACTGGTTAAAAATTTAAAAATACCCTTGGTCAAGGCCTTAAACGCATACATCAAGGCCTCAAATCCTCTGTTAACTGCGCCTGATATCAATGATATAAACTTGTCAAAAGCTTCTGCCAGTGCCAGGCTGGTATCCTTTAATGCATCTTGGGCTTGTTTTGCAGAGTCAGCGCGTACTTTACCCGCAGCTACGTCAAGTGCAGCTTGATCAAGACTGCCCTTGGCTATCTGTTTGGCGGCGCCTGTTAGGCTGTCTGAAGTTATAGCCGTTTGTTTTGCAGTATCGTTTCCAGCCAGCATAAAAGTTCGGCCATATTGGTCTGCAACTTTGTTTATGGCGACCTTCATGCGCAGGTCAAAATCAGTCGCAGTAATTCTATCAGCTTTGAGATCAGCAATTGCCTGCAACAAATCGTCACCAGCAAGAGCAAATTGATTACCCAAACTTATTGCTTCGGGTGTAATCAGGGCATCCCTTGACATAGCATCGCGTATACCCGAACGTTGCTCTGCGCCATATTTGCTGGATAACTCAAGCCCAGCATTCAGCCGCTTCATAATGGCCTCGCCATTTGCCTGCGCCAGTATCTCACGTGACTTTAATTGCCAAGCTAAATTTTTCGCATCCTCATCCCGATTTTTTGCAATCTGATCTACACTTTGACCAGTTACTGCAGACAGTTCAATCAGCTCTGTGGCGTATTCTAATGATTCTTTACGTAATTGGTCTGTTTCTTTGTTCTGTAATCCACCAATCTTCAACTGAGTAGACACATATTGAGCCTGAACCTGAGTGAGTTTTTCCTGGCTGATACCCAATCTGTTAAACTGATGCCTTACATCAGCCCCCACAGTGGATATCTTTAGGAAGTTTTTCATGCCTTCACCAGCGGTGGAGCCCAGACCCATTAGGTCTCCGCCCATTTTACTCATGGTGTCAACTAATTTAGTAAAGGAACCGTTTGCGACGGGAAAATCTGCAGCGCCGGCCGCTGCCATCAAGCTATCAGTACTGAATGCGGCAGCTCCGCCCACATCAGCCAGCTTGTCATAGCCTGATATTATGGTGTCATTGCTTTTCAGCACTGAACCCACCACTGCGCCCACTATTTTTATCAGCCCGCCCAGCACAAACGTAAATGGACCACCAGCCAACTGCGCCAGTCCGCCCAGACCGCTGGCCGCGTCAGCAATAGCAGAACCATATTTTGACATGCCCTCTTGTCCATTGGTCAGTGATCGGGAAAACTCTATTGCACCTGATCCCATTAGCTGCAGGCTGTTAACGGCCTGATTGACAGTCACTGAGGCCGCCCTATTGCTTTGATCCAGCTGCGCACTGGCATCGCTCAAACTACGGGCTGCACGGTTCAATTCTTCTAGTATTTCTCTTTGATCTGCCATTATATTATCCGGTTGCTTTTACCCACTAAATACTTCTCAGTATATTTAGTCTGTCAACCAGCCCATATTAGGAGAAATCAATGAGCATAGATCATAACCCACTAAAACAGTATTTTCGCAGACCCGGCATCTATTTGAAATTGCCCAGCAGGGGCTTGGGCTACACTGCAGCCACTATTTCTATGCCCGAAACCGGAGAAATTCCAGTCTATCCCATGACGGCAATTGATGAGATTACCAGCAAAACCCCAGACGCACTGTACAACGGCAGCGCAGTTGTAGACATCATACGCAGTTGCGTACCCTGCATACACGATGCCTGGGCAATCAGCAGCACTGATCTGGATGCCATACTGGTGGCTATCAAAATTGCAACAAACGGCAATGAAATGGAAATGGAAGTCACTTGCCCCAGCTGCAGCGAAACAGCACAATATGGCGTTAGTTTGAGTATTGTACTCAACAACTTTGTACCCGGTGATTATGAGATTCCACTGCATATCAACGATCTCAAAATCAAGTTCAAATCACTGTCATTCAAAGAACTCACTGCCAGTACCATCAAGCAGTTTGAGATGCAAAAGCTGTTCTACAGTATCAGCGCCATGGAAGAAGGAGCAGATAAAGAAAAAAGAACAAGTGAAGCACTGAAGATCATATCTGATTCCACGGTAGAAGTACTGGCCAATACCATTGAATACATTGCCACACCAGAACTAGTGGTTACTGAAAAGCCATACATACTGGATTTCTTGTACAACACTGACAAGAACACGTTTGATATGATCAAAGATCGCAGTGTGGCACTAAGAGAGACTACGCAGACCAAGCCGTTGCATATCGCATGTAACAGTTGTCAACATGAATATGATCAACCATTCACGTTGAATGTAAGCGATTTTTTCGGCTAAAGCTTCTATACCTAGACTCCCCGGGTATAACGAAGCTGGTTGAAAATATGGAGAAAGACGTAAAGGCTATCAAAAAGAACGCACAAAGAATAGCCTGGTACATGCGCGGGTCAGTATCTTATACTGATGTGTTGAACATGAGTCCTGACGAACTGGTATCACTTAATGAGATTATTGAAGAAAACTTAGAGACTACCAAGAAATCACAGATGCCATTCTTCTAAGCCATAGCACACCATATGCTAATGGGTTATATCATTTACTACTCTAGAGATGAGCTAACGCTCATCTAATCCCTTCTCTATTCGTTCGTTTCACTCACTCATATGTTCGGGATTAATTTACTGGTATCTTATTAGTATTAAGACTCACATGCCGATTAGAAGCCATGGTAGTGCTATTAAGCACTACCAATGGAAAAATCATAAACATGCCATGACCATCATCCTTTGTTGTCTGTTCCCCGAATAATCAGCTCTTTTCTGCTATTATTCGCCACCGGTCGCTCTGTAAAGTTTGATGGGACTGTAGTGAAGCTATTGTGCCTAACACAATTCTTCCGCGACGCATGTTTTATAGTTTCAAGACAAAGTGTACTATAAACTCATTGAGGGTTCCCTATATTGATTGCCCTCTCGGTATTCCCCAAGATCACTCTTGGGCATACTCCAGATCCATCGGCTACGGGCCTTACCCCGGCTGACTCAAGGAGGATCGAGGAACCTCGATCAAACTAATTTTTTTACTGCTGTTGTGTTTAAACTACTTCTGTGTTGGGTGTACTGCTGTGAATTGACGTGGTGTCTGGTGAGCCGGAGTATAATTTAACTAAATCTGTGTTGTGCTTGAAAAAACTATCAAATTCCATAAGGTACCAATCACCGTGTTTTTTACTTCCGTAAAAGAAGAAATTATCAGTGATCCAAGTAAGCTCGCACTGTACAAGTACATAACGACCTTTCCTGTTAAATTTCATAAAAAGTATATTTAGATCACCTGGATCAGCCACTGCTAGCAGTTGCTCTATCCAACTATCTAAAACCTTATGTTCTCCGTTGAGTAATAAGTGGAATGTGAAATCACCGTAGAACTTGCATTCAGCATTGAATTTGGGAAAGCTTTCTCCGGGAACGATGTCCCCTTTGAAACTGCGAATCTGACCAGCATGCAAAACTTCAGTGCGGCTTTGATTCTTACCTCCCACATACGCTCCAGATCCCGGTGCTCTGATGAAACTTTCGCTGTATGATTCAGACAAGAACTTGGCGATTTCTCGCTCAAATCCTGATCCTTTATTTTTGCTCGGTGAACTCATGTTTATACTTATCTTACTTATGCGCTATTGAAATTTTATTTGGAATAGCAGCATATTTTACTCCATTTCGGTACTGGTACTGTATGTTGTGAATCCATTTTCTTTGGTTACTCGCAATACGCTGTGAACTCGGCCTGCAAGTTCTTCACGGTGACTGACCAACCATATGGATTTGTTTCTGGTTCTGGACATGGACTTCAATACTGCTAGGCTGTTTTCAACTCCCATGGAGTCTAGTCCACTGTCAATCAATTCATCAATGAACAGTGTGTTAATGGGACTGTACAGATTCTCCCACACATCACGGAATGCAAAACTCAATCCCAAGATCAGTCTGTTGGCCTCGCCGCGGCTCAAGTTACCAAAGTCTAAACTACGACCCAGTTCAGTAATCTCAACTGACAAGTCATTTAAGAAAACCACTTGGTGAGGCAGGCCAATACGATCCAGATAGTGTGTGAGTCTGGAATTCAAGAAAGACAGATTTTGATCAATGATCTTTTTACGAACAAACGAATCTTTGCTGGTTAACAAATCTAACAAGAACTTCTGATGTTCCATTGTTTTGGTTATCTGATTGATCTTGTCAAAGTCAATGGCCTGTAGTGCTTGGTTTTCCATATCTGAAATCTGTTCGCTGTATGGATCAGTTTCTGCCACTTTGGCGGCCAGACGATCTTGAAGATTCTGAATACTGCTGCGATGTTGAATAGCATCTTCTTTGTCATCGTAAAATACCACTGGAGCCAGGCCCAACACGCCCAATTCATCCAGTGCCTGAGTTAATTCTACCAATTGTCCACTGGTAGTCACCACTTGCTGAGCAGCCTCTTCTAGTGCCCTTTGTTTAGCAGCCAACACCTGTTCATGCTTTTCGTCATGCAAATCTTGACCACAGGCATAGCATTCATGTTTCTGCAATGAAGTAACTTCAGATTTTAACTTGTCCAGAGTCTTAGACTCTTTGGTCAAGTCCAGTTCTGCTCTGACCTTGAGCGCATTTACGTCCTTGATATCTTTAGCCCGCTGATTGTACACATCCAGTGCAGCATGTGCTTGAATCTCACTGGTGATATCTATCTTTAACAGTTCATCAATGGCAGACTGCAGGCCAACCACATCTTCTTGATGTCGTGTTACCCACAGTCTCTGTCTTCTGGCCAGTCCCTCAATTTGTTCAATGATTCTTTTGTTGGCTTCTTCAATTGCTCTGACCTTGTATTCTTCTTGTTGTATGTTGTCTTTGGATTCTTTGATCAGGTTCTTGATAGTTTCGGCCTTCTCACTCAACAGTGTGATGCCCAACAGTTGTTCAATGATGTTACGTTGATCATTGGCCCGCATGGCCAGAAACGGTTCGCTGTATGTGTTCAGTGCAACAATGTGCTTGAACATATCGGAACTCATGTTGATAACTCGCTCAATCTCCACTTGAGTTTCTCTACTGTCACCCTGAGCAGAGTCCTGCGACAAATGCTCTAGGTCATTGATAAAGAACTGTAGAATATTGGGCTTGCGACCGCGCACAATCTTGTATTCAACGCCACTGATATTGAACTCCAGTGTCACCACCATGTTCTTACCATTGGTTCTGTTTACTAAATTGTCTTTTTTAATATTGTTGATTGGTATGCCAAACAGTGCATAGCTCAATGCCTGAATCAAACTGGTTTTGCCTGTGCCATTGCGAGCACCGTCACCACCCAAGTCAAGGTTCTCACCCAGAATCAAGGTCAGTTCTTGTTGATCAAAGTTAACTGCTTGGCACACAGCTCCAATGCTTAAAAAGTTTTTAAGTGTTATGTTCTTGAGTGTTAGGCTCATAGGTTATTATAGATATCCAGCAGTATTTTTTTGTCAAAGCTATCACTTTCAATAGCGTTAATGCTTTCAGTAACGATCTGATCAACTCCCTCAAATCTCAATCCAGCAATGTCGTTTCCTGCTTCAAGTTGATCCAGTTTCATGGGAATCAATGCCATTTCACGTAAATTATGTTTTGGAATCAGAGTTTCTCGTATAAAGTTTGCTTCTTCGTAGCTGATATCAATATCCAAGTGTACTCTAACATGACTGTTGGGCAACAACAATCCCTCAGGATTTTCCAGCACATCGCTGAGTTTGTGTACACGAAACAGTGGTTGATTGGGCCAGCTGTGAAACTCAGGCTCTTGTCCCCAATCCAATATCATCATGCCACGAGCATCGTCGCCTGCATCAGCATAGTTGTGTGGGAAGGCATTGCCAATGTACCAGATGTTTTTTCTGGCTTGGCGATGATGAAAATGTCCACTGAAGGCCATTTCAAAACCACTCATGTGCTCATCTCTGATCTCACCGTGGTCAGGCATCAGAACTTTGGCGTTCATGTAGAAGTTGGGCAACTCAAAGTGACCAAACAGATACTTGCCACTTAGCTTGGGTAATTTTTTATGATCGTCTTGAACTAACCAGGGAGCAATAGTAACATCACCCTGAGTGAACCAGTCATTGACAATAACTACATTTGGCAAATGCTTGGCCCACTCAACTGAGTGAATGTCTCTGCGATCACGATAATATAAATCATGATTGCCTGGAATAAAGTACACAGTATCAAAGTTTGCACTTAGTTTTTCTAAGGCACGCAACCCAAACTGCAGAGTTTGAATATTGATACTGGCACGATGATGATTGAAGTCACCCAAAAACAAACAAGTTTCACATCCCTCACGTTTTGCATGAGCTATAAACCAATCTACAAAATTCTCGCAATCGGTATTATGCTGTAAACTGTTGCTCTTAAGTCCATAATGTATATCTGTGAAAATTGCTGCTTTTTTAAATAGGTTCATGTGTTAATTATAACAGACGTTGGGCCTGATAACAAGCAGATTGGTATTATTCCTCGTAGGAAGAAGTACTGGTATTCTGTCTACTCCAACTTGGATTCAACCCATTGAGTTCCAAAATGTCATCACGTATATTTTGGCTACGCTTTTCGGTGTTCAACACACGACAGAAACTATTGGTAATAGCTGCTGTGTAGTAAGCAAATGGGTTTGCACTCTTGGCTTCGTTGAACCTGAGACCAACATAAGTTAGCTGTAAGATAGCACTGTTGCGCATCTCATCGTTGTATGTGTATCCACGCCAATTGAACTTCATGGCATACTTTTCACACAGCATGATGTACATTCTGGCTAACTTGTTTGTGATATTGCCTTGATCTTTATTGAACGATCCTGTTTCCAAATCTCCCAACCAGTGACTTTTACCAATGCATCGGAACGTATTGGTATCGTCTAATCTGAAATGCTGGAACGGTGGAAAGTTAACCTTCACGTGTACCATGTCATCAACTTCTGCTGCAGTAATTGGGTCTTCCAGCTCTGCAAAGATTTCGTCAGTCTGATCTTCAAACTCAAAGATATCTTTGGCAGTTTTCTTCTTGTCTACTTTTCTTGGCTGTTTTGGGGCAACTGGGATATGACTCCAAGTCATTACCCTGAACACCAAATCTGTAACAGGAATGTCCTCATGCTTGACTGCCGCCCCAGATAATAGGGTAAGTCTGGTGGCTCTGGTTTCTTTTGCTTGTTGAATAGTCTCCGGAGAGAGTGCAAAATCCAAGCTGTCTTCTACGCTGCTCTGTGGCATATCTACGATAAAGTCGTATCTGTGGTCGATAGATTGATCCAAAAACACGCAATATGAATTCTTGCTGGCGTGTATTTCCTTCAAAATATCTTTGTTATTTAAGTAGTTTACGGGTTTTTTAGTTGGTATGCTCATATGTAAGGGTTAGGTTAGAACTGTGTCACTGGGACAAGTATAACATATTTCGTAATAGAAATGCAATATATTTCTTGGAGAAAGGTAAAAATACCACTAATATTTATGGCTAAATACTAGAAGGACAGGGAATAATCATGGCAGATACAATATCAACACCACCGTTTGTAAAAGATATAGCGTTTGGGGTAACCGAACCAGCTATTGATCCCTCATCTTTGGTGTCAGTGGCTGCCCCGATCTCCAATGACACGTTAAAGTACAATGCTATTTCTGGTGGTGCAAACGGGCAGGTGAACTTTGTTGAACCAACTATGCCAATATCTGCCCCACAACCAATTGATCTGGATTCACTAAAGTACAGTGCAATTTCAGTGGGAGCAATTGGTGCTGCTCCTGTAGTAGCGCAAGAGCAAAAACCCATTGCGGGCAGTGCTGGTATTTTGGCAGGAATCACTGCCAATGCAGCTCCCACTATCACGGCCACTACTACTCCTACGGTGACTGCCACCAAGAAGACTACGGGTGCTGACATATCTGGTGGTAAGTCCAATGATTGGCGAGTTAAACTAAGTTTAGCACCAAATGCAGATTATTTGTACAAAGGACTTAAGGAAGGCGAAGCAAGCATCTTACGTCCACTGGTGGCCACCAGTGGAGTGGTTTTCCCCTATACTCCCACAATCAGTGTATCATATGCTGCCAGCTATGATCCAGTTGAACTGACACATACTAACTATAAAATATTTCAATACAGAAATAGCAGTGTGGGTGACATCTCAATAAGCGCAGAATTCACAGCGCAAGACACCAACGAAGCTAACTATATGCTGGCAGTGATACATTTTTTCAAGTCTGTGACCAAGATGTTTTATGGGAAAGATTCATCACCCATAAGAGGTACACCTCCCCCACTGTGTTATTTGTCGGGATACGGCCAATATCAATTCGATAAACACCCATTGGTTATAACCAACTTTACTTATAGTTTACCCAATGATGTTGACTACATTCGCGCAGGAGATCCAGCCGGTTTAACCGCTTCAGGATTAGCAGCGTTTGATAGAGGCAGCATTATTGGCGCCGCTGCCCCCAAGAAAGGATTCTTATCATCCAAGCTATCTAGATTATTTGGATCTAACGTTCAGCCAGCAGCGGCCACGCCGCCACCAGTGTTTAAGAGTGAGGGCAACTTGGGATTAGCATCGTATGTACCCACAAAAATTACAATTCAGTTGCTGTGTTCACCAGTGGTGTCTAGGAATGATGTCAGTAATAAATTTAGTTTACAAAAATATGCAACAGGAGAACTGATGAATGGCTCAACAAGAAAAGACGGCGGCTTTGGAGGATTCTGGTAATGTATAAATCAACTAGTCCCTACTATAACACCATTATAGTAAATAATCAATTTTTAGACATTATGGCTGATCGGCACATACCCAAGAATCAGTTGGATACCTATTGGACTATAACGCCAACATACGAGTATCGTCCTGATCTGCTGGCAAACGATATATATGATGATTCAAGTTTGTGGTGGGTATTTGCCGCCAGAAACCCCAACAGAATCAAAGATCCCTTGTTTGATTTTGTTGCTGGCACCAGCATATACTTACCACAGTTAAACTCCCTAAGAGAAGCGTTGGGATTATAATATGACAGCTATTGTGGATTTAGCTAGGCAATTTTATGTTAATGTAAAAAATAAGCAGGCTGGCTTTCAAAGTGAATTTGATTCAATAGATCCTAAATCAACCGATGCTTTTGCACGGTACAGTGCCTTAAAAGAAAAAAGAGATGCAGCTAGTGCCGAAAATAAAACGCAATATTTTAACACCATCGAGCAAAGTTATGATGCCCATATAGCTGCGGTAAATGCGATGCCGAATGGATCAGAAAAGCTCTTACTTCGGGCAGAAATAATACGTCAGACAGCCGATGCAACCGCAATAAATGCTAACACCATATTATTTAAAGAAACCTTAAACAATGCAGTAACTACAGCAAAATCTAATGAAGAAACGAAAGCCGCGGCGGTAGAGAAGAAATCAGCGGCAGCGGCGAACAACTCGGCCGGACCAGACGCCCCCACCCCCATCGCCAAAGAGGCACCACCAGTTGCAACAGGAGATGATGCAGCCAAACCTGTAACTGCTGGTACAGCTAATGGTGCTGCAGCAGCTGGCCCCGCTGTGGATCAGCCTGGAGCCCGTGATTACAACCCATTAAGCCAGCTATCCAGTTACACCTATAACATATCATTGTACATGATTACACCTGAAAGCTACGCTGATTTTACCACTAGTGGAAAAGTTGATACTTCCAAGTTCATCCTGGTATGCCAATCAGGCGGCTCTGCTAAAACTGGAACAGGTCCTTTCCCATTGGATTTTTACATAGATGACTTGACCTTCAAAACATTCTGCAGCACCAAGGTCAGTGATGGTCCCATCGTGGATTCTGTTGACTTCGAATTCAAAATATACGAGCCATATGGATTTAGTTTTGTTTCACAATTAAAAGCTGCAGCACTTGATACCATTAACAAATCTAACCTGCCAGGAATAAAAAAAGCAGCGCATCATATGCAGCAACACTACATGCTGGGTATAAAGTTTTACGGGTATGATTCTGCGGGTAACGTATCAAAAGGAATCACTCCGGCCGCAGATTCAAAAAATGACGGCTCCCTGTTCCCCAGGTATTTTCCCATATACCTAACTCACTTGAATTTTAAGTTAGATGGCAGAGCAACCACGTATTCAATAAAAGCACAAACGGTGTCCATGAACGTGGCAGCCGGCGTATTGAAGAACACGATAAAAAGTCATTTAGATATTAAAGGTGGTACGGTAGCCGAAATATTATCTGGTAAGACCAACTACAGCTTGACAGGAGTCATGAACGCACAGGAGCAGGCCAAGTTTAATGCTTCTCCAGGCAACAAGCTGATACAGATGCCCAACATATACCACATTGATTTTGTGGGACCTAATAGTAAAGATATTGCTGACGCCAAGTTGGTAAATTCAAACGACATTCCCAAATACAAGTCCCCCATTAACAATAATGCCAACATATCTGAGGCCAATGACAAAAATTCACTGGGGCTAAATTTTGATAAAACCACACAGACCTATCAGGTTACCGCAGGTGCCTCTGTGACTCAGATCATTGATAATATCATAAGTCAGAGTTCTTATGTCCGTGATGCACTCAATAGTTTTCAAACGGAGTCAGACGCGGGCAATCAGGTAGAGGTTAACGCCAACCCGAAACCACTCAAGTGGTACATTATTGTGCCAATAGTAGAGTCATTGGGGTACGATGAGATAACGTGTGGTATGGCGTATAGCATAACATATCAAGTAAGAGAATATCTGGTGCCGTATGTAAGATCAGCATATGTATCTAAAACTACACAGTACCACGGTGCTCACAAAAGATACAAGTACATATACACTGGTGAGAATAACGAGATTATAAATTACGAACAAACATATAATTCGTTGTACTACATGAATTCTTTACGACAACCCGCTGACAACACATCTCCTCCAGTTGAGGTTAATGTGGGTGCCAGAAGCGATCAGTCAGACTCAGGTCTCAACAACTTGGCTGGTCAGGCAGCGGCCACAGTAAAAACCAGTTTGTACAGCCCGGGAGATAAGGCACTAGCTAAGATATCTATACTGGGAGATCCAGATTATTTGATGACCACAATGGGCATGGAGTATCAGGTGTATAAAAAATTCTATGGTGAAGATTATTCTATAAATGCACATGCTGGTCAGATATTTATAGAGATAAGTTTCAATGAGGTCAGTGATTATGATACTAGTACTGGATTGATGCCTATTAATAATCAGGTAGAAGTTTACCGTTATCCACCTGAATTAAAAATTGAGGGTATCTCATATTTGGTAAACGATGTTAGTTCTACCTTCTCACGTGGGCGCTTTACACAAGATTTAAATTTGGTACTGTGGAGTCCTCCATTTAAATCTGAGTTGAGTAAGTCAGCAGGCACTGCCTATGTGGAGGAAACCAATCGCGCAGTTCTAGCTAAACTCGTACCTGGATTGACTAAACCAACAGGCTCAGCCGCACCCGGAACTATTGTTGGGACTCCAGTGGAAACCCCACCAAATGCAGCAAACGCATCAGTGCCTGCATCCGCAAAAACAGCAACTACATCAGGTTTATTTGGTGTACAGGGTGGTCAAGGTGTACTGGGAACCAACACTGCTGGCAAACAAACTGCTGACGATGACAACAGTACAACAGTGGCTGATGCTCAGGGCTACTCTCCCAGAAGTTCCTTTACAATTTAATTGAAAAAACATGGATAACGTACCTAAGATCAGAGGCACCAGCGCCGCGTACAAGCCCAACAAAGGCGGCGAAATTGACATACCATATCCAGTGGTGGGCATAGTAAAAGACACAATTGACTCAGCCAGAACTGGCAGAATCAGGGTGTATATCTCAGACTTTGGTGGACAGAATCCAGATGACAGTACAAATTGGATACCCGTCAGTGTAATGTCGCCCTTCTATGGTATTACCCAGGGTGACTCAGTAAACAAAACCAGCTTTGGCACATACACAGAAAACTCACACAGTTATGGCTTTTGGTCACAGCCACCGGATATCAACAGCGAAGTAGTGTGCGTATTCATCAATGCGAAAAGAAACAGAGGATTCTATATAGGTTCTATTCCCAGACCAGGAATGACGCACATGGTGCCAGCAGTGGGCGCATCCCCTGTAATAGTGCCCAATGCAACAGAAGCTGAAGGATATGGCGGCGCCACCACACTGCCAGTAACAGAATTCAATGACAGCAACACCAAACTGTCAGAATCAGTTGCGTTCTTCAACGAACCCAGACCAATTCACAGCTTTGTTGCTGGACAACTATTTCAACAAGGACTGATCAGAGATCCCATACGCGGCACCGTAACCAGCTCAGCCATGCGTGAAAGTCCCAGCCGAGTGTTTGGTATATCAACTCCGGGCCGTCCAATTTACAAGGGTGGCTTGACTGGCACTGAACCTGAGGTAGCCAGCAGAATAACCAATGCAACCAGTCAGGAATTAAAGATAATAGGCCGCAGAGGTGGTCACAGTTTTGTCATGGATGACGGCGACATCCAGGGACGGAATCAGATGGTCAGACTGAGAACATCCACTGGTCATCAGATAACACTCAGTGATGATGGACAAACACTGTTCATAGTTCACGCCAATGGTCAGAGTTATGTGGAGTTGGGCAAAGAAGGTACCATTGATTTGTATGCCACCAACAGTGTTAACATCAGAACACAGGGTGATCTGAACTTCCATGCTGACAATAACATAAACCTAAATGCCAAAAAAGCATTGAACATCTATGGCGAACAAATTAATATCAACAGTGACGCTGACACCAACATAAGAGTGGGCACAGAATTCTCGCAGCACACCCTGGGTGACCATACTGTTAAAGTTGAAAAGGCAATGAGCATCGACAGCAAAGGAGATGCATCATTGGCCAGCAGTAAAACCACGTTTATCAATGGCGGTCCTACTATTAACTTGAACACTGGCTCAACTGCACTCAAGCCCAAAGAAGTAAAGCCCATTGGAATCACTGCTCATCCAGATACACTGTTTGACAAGGTTAAAGGATGGATAACTGCACCCGCATTGTTGACCAGCATTACCTCAAGAGCACCAGCTCACAGTCCCTGGATTAATTCAAATTTGGGTGTTGATGTTAAGGTCAACAGTAATGCGTCAAGTACACTGCCAGCTGAACCCAGCACTGCGATTAGCAATATTAATAACTCGGTAGACCCGGCGCCTGACAATCCCACTACTCCAACTTTGGCAGCCACAGTGCCCACAGGTGACGCAGTGAGTGCCTTTATTGACAAAAACACAACCAATGCGTTGGTATCGCAGTCTGCGGTCACTGCAGCTACTGATCCTAAAATTGCTGCTGCTATTAAGGGCACTGGCATAGTAACTGACTTGGCTGGAACAAAAATGGCAGTGTTGGGAGCATTGGGTCATACTCCAGCTCAGCTTGAGCAAGCAGGTATCTTGAAACCAGGTGCGGCAGACTTGGTAAACTCATTGACCAACGGTGGTGCCACACTTGCCAAAGCGATTCCCTCCAATCTGTTTACTGGCAAAGACAATATAAACAACGTAGAGCAATTCTTGGGTAGCCCTAAGGTTCAGGTTGGTGCTCAAGTAACGCTGATGCAGCAGGGACTGGGACAACTACAGAGTGCGGGCATCATCACAGGAAAAGAAAGCCCAGCACAGATTGCTGGTCTGGTAACCAGCACAGCCACACATGGCATAGCAGCTACCGCTGCATTTGTCAACTCTGTCAGCAGCAATATTACTTCACTGCCAGGAGTGCAGGGAGGCCTGGGAGCACTATCACCCAGCATGCTCAAGAGTCCAATAGCCAATACAATATCAGCAGGCAATTTTGCTGCTGGCATGGCAGACAAAGTAACAGGAGCTGCAGGCAAACTATTAGGGTCACTTAAGAGTGGTGCAACCGCAGTGGCAGACCAAGTTAAAGGTGCGGCAGCATCGGCGTTTGCCGCAGTTAAATCTACTATGGTTGCGCTCAAAGCAGGAGTAGAACAGAATCTCACCACCATCAAAGCGGAAGCCGAAGCAGCAAAAGCAAAAGCTGCCGCTACCACGCTACCCGGTGTTCAAGGATCAGCAGGTCAACTAGGGGGCGATTTAGCAGCCAGTGCAAAAAACAAAATCGCACCGTTTACCCTAAAGGATGCGGCAGGCGCAGTTGGATCAGCCATATCCGGCACAGTAAAATCAGTAGTGGGTGGGGTAACTGGTGCAGTCAGCACCGTTGGAAACCTAATAGACAAGGCCAAACAAGGGTCTGCTCTTGGCACCGCCAATCCTGTTACTACCGCAGCACAAACTGCAATGGCTAATCTAAACAATACGTCTGGTGTGAATTTAAATTTAAGTGCGTTAAAACAAAATCCCAATTTGGGACTTGATGCACTGGCAGCAGCAGGCATGGACGCCTCTCAATTGGCTAACCTAAACAACTCAGTTGCATCGTTGTCTTCAGGCAGCGCGGCCACAATCAAGTTGCCCACATTGGCCATCAACACAGTAGACAGGGGAGAGATGAATGCTCAGGCTGCACTGCTGTTGGGACCTGGCATACCATTGCCGATTACTGCTGGCGGAACAGCGAATATCAAACCGCCATCTCCTGAACTACAGAAACAATACTCTACATTAAAAAAAGAACTGAACATCAAGCAAGATGTCAAGTGGGACCTAAGCAAGGCCGTGTACAAAGCACAGAAAGCATACGGCCCTGATAGTGCAGACGCAGTGGAAGCAGAAGCCCAGTATAAACAATGTTTGGCCAGAATCCAAGAAATACAAACGGAAATGGGCGATATAACTAAACAGATGCTGGCTTAACAGGAATAAAATAATATGACATACTATGTGGGATTCTCATCCAAAAACTTCAATCAAGTACGTGCAACCAATATCCCATTGGGTGTGACAACTTCTGCTGGACTCAGCGTTCAGCCTGCACCCAGATCCAGTAAATTTCAACTCACCGACGAGCAGCTGGTTATACAAGACTTGATAAATGCATTCAATATTCCTCAGGGATCTAAACCAGGCAATCCAGAATACGGAACTAGCTTATGGTCAATGCTATTTGAACCCAACACGGTTGATACACAGAGACAGATAGAGTATGAAGTGCGTAGAATAATTGCGCAAGACCCCAGATTGATACTGAACACAGTGGCAGTCACTCCCAATGAGAACAGTATCCGATTGGACGTTGAATTGGCAATATTACCCAATAACGTGGTACAAGAGTTGACGGTGATGTTTGATCAGGGAACCAATATTGCCAGTCTGGCTTAAAAACCCCGATTTTTTGTATTGATAAATATACTAAACAGAAGAATTTTATATGGCCACAAGCTCACGACAATCTACAATATTTGGGGTAAATGACTGGAAGACGCTCTATCAGACTTTCAGTCAAGCCAGTTTCCAAAGCTACGACTATGAGACTCTTAGAAAGAGTTTTGTAGACTATCTGCGAACATACTATCCGGAAACTTTCAATGACTATACCGAAAGCAGCGAATACATTGCACTGCTGGATGTTATCGCCTTTATGGGACAGGCATTGGCGTTCCGTGATGATTTGAATACCAGAGAAAACTTCATTGATACTGCCGAAAGACGAGACAGTGTAATCAAGCTGGCCAATCTGATCGGATACAACCCTAAAAGAAACTTGAGTGGTCAGGGTTATTTGAAAGTAACCAGTGTAAAGACAACTGAAAGCATCAACGATATCAATGGATTCAACCTGAGTGGCATATCCATTCTGTGGAATGATCCAGCCAATGCCAATTGGCAAGAACAGTTTAACAGCATAATAAATGCAGCATTGATTGGCTCACAACGTGTGGGCAGACCAGGCAACAGCAAGTCAATACTGGGTATCACCACAGATGAATACTCATTACAGATACCTACTACCGCATCACCGGTGATCCCATTTAGTGCTATTGTTCAGGGTTCCAAAATGAACTTTGAAGCAGTTAGTGTTACCAGCATGGATCAAGATTATGTATATGAGATAAGTCCTACACCACGTGGTAAGTTTAATGTGCTATACCGAAACGACAATTTGGGGTATGGCAGTGCCAATACTGGATTCTTCATGTATTTTAAACAAGGTACACTGCAGAATTATGACTTTACTCTAGATCAAAAAATATCAAATCAATTGATAGATATTGACATTGAGGGTATCAGTGAGAATGATACGTGGCTATTTAAAGTGGACTCCGTTACTGGCGCATTGGCCGAGTGGACTAAAGTTGACAGTGTGTATGCAACCACTGACACCACAGTAAGTGGTGAAGGTAGACAGTTCTTTTCAGTCAAGTCCAGATTCAACGATCAAGTAAGTTATGCATTTGGCGATGGCGTATTCGGTGAGATGCCAATTGGTACATTTCGCAGTTATGTTAGAACTGGCAATGCACTACAGTACACCATTGATCCCAGCGAAATGCAAGGAACCACTCTTACTATAAGCTATGTGAGCAAAGTGGGGCGCACAGAAACTCTTACAATTGAATTGGCATTAACTGAAGCAGTATCCAATGCACAATCCAGAGAAAGTGTAGACAATATAAAACTTCGTGCGCCAACCAAATACTATTCACAGAATCGTATGGTCAATGGCGAAGATTATAACACATTCCCCAATGCGTTATATAGCTCAATTATAAAAAGCAAGTCGCTAAACCGCAGTTCAATTGGGGTAGCTAGAAATTTTGATTTGTTGGATCCCACAGGCAAATACTCAAGTGTAAACAGTTTTGCACAAGATGGCGCACTCTATCAAAATAACAAGGATCGTGTCACTATATTCTCACTGGAGCAGGGCGCCAATAGCATCATCTCATTCCTAACTAACAAGTTATTGGGCGTATTATCTAGTACGCAAACGCTGCAACACTATAATGCAACATATCCCAAATATCAGGTGGTATACAATATTACTGTTGATGCAGTAGTTGTGCCCAAGAAACCTATTTGGAATAAAACTTCGTTCAATGGCACAAACATAACGGGCTATTTTAAACTGGAAGATTCCACCGGAAACACCGAACCTATCGCAGTGGGTATATATACCGGCGACAACTTGAAGTACTGCACCAGTGGTGCTTTACTAAAATTTATTCCACCAGCTGGTTATTATTTTACTGACACCGGGTTAGTTGCGGGATTGCCCACCCCTTCAAGTAAGATGTACATATGGGCAACAGTGGTAAACGTAGTGGATGATGGCTATAACGGTGGCGAAGGTAATCTTTCTAATGGATTGGGTCCAGTTGCACTGAGTACCGACATCCCAGCTGGTGCATTATTAGAAACAATACTTCCAGCGTTTGATAACATGTTGCCAAACAGAATAGTGCAATCTGCTATCGCCAGAGCATCAGTCAATCAAAGTTTCTCATTGTCATACAACAATAGTTTCACTATGAATTTGCCCAGATGGTTTATTGGCGACTACAGCGAAACTGATTACGTAGTAAACTTCAAAAGTTTAGGTGACGGCAAGTACAGTGTGTCTAGTAGATCGCTATCGTATTACTTTGGCAGCGTAAAAGATTCCAGATTTACATATGATCGTAACAAAGTAATATATGATCCATTAACTGGCAAGTTGTTATACGATACTGTAAAAGTATTGAAAACCAATTCGTTACCTGGCACCAATTTTGCATTTGCAGATGATGTGAATTTAGCAGTAATTGGTCAGACAGTTGAATCAGATGGATACGTAGACGATTACAGCATTGAAGTCAGCAGTATCAATCCCAACAATAATGGATTGGTTAACGATCCTGACTTCTTTAAATATGTTACTGGCTACACTACTGGCAGCACTAACAGTTCACAATATGTGTTTGTGCGTAGAATAGTAGATGCTAACTTGTTGAACAAATATGAAATAGTGGCCTCTACCAGTGTAAATTATGCATTCTCCTCAGTGAGTAGTATTGAATTAGCCAAATATGATTATCCAATTGGTCAAGTATTCTATGCCTATGCCGAGGACAAGTTCTATATGTCAAGTCAGGATAGCACTTCAGCTAATATCATACTAATATCAAGCTTGACTAACTATTCGGCACTAACAGGCAGACAGGGATTGTATTTTCATTACAGACACAACAGTAGCAACACTACCAGAATCAATCCTGGTACTACAAATATAATTGATATATATGTGGTAACCAGTAGCTATTATACTCAGTATACCAATTGGATACAAGATGCTACTAATAAATTGCCAGAGCCTGCTATACCAACTATATATGAGTTGAAGCAATCGTATAGCAAGGTTGATGAATACAAAATGTTGAGCGATACAGTGTTGTTAAACAGTGTCAAGTTTAAACCATTATTTGGAAGCAAGGCAAGCATAGAGTTGCAAGCTACAATTAAGGTAATAAGAAACTCCAATGTTACTGCCAGTGATAGTGAAATTCGCATAGCCACTATAAATGCCATAAACACTTACTTTGACATTGGCAATTGGAACTTTGGAGATACATTTTATTTCAGTGAATTGAGTGCGTACTTGCACAGTGAAATAGGAGATTTAATAAGTTCCGCAATATTAGTACCAAACAACTCACAGTTATCATTTGGTGACTTGTATGAAATAAGATCAGCTCCTTACGAGATTTTTGTTAATGCCGCACAAGCCACCGACATCGTGGTAATTTCGTCGTTGACTGCAGACCAATTGAAGCCAAATAGCTAAAAAGAGAACACATAATGGTAACACAAGTTAGAACCTTGAATTTTCTTCCTGAGATATTTCAGACTAAATCCAATCAGCAGTTTTTAAAAGCAACGCTAGATCAATTAGTTCAACAACCCAATTCCCAACGAATTCAGGGTTATATTGGTCGCAGATTTGAATATGGAATCAATCCAAACTCCAGTTATGTAACTGAACCCAGCAAGATCAGAACTGACTATCAGCTAGAACCTGGAGTAGTATTCACTAACAAGGACACTAGTGTTGCTAAAGACTTTATAACCTACCCGGGATTGGTTGATGCGCTGACCACAGAAGGTTCACCAACTAACAACCATTCTAACTTGTTTTCAAATGAGTTTTATTCATGGGATAGCTTTGTTGATCTAGACAAGATAACCAACTTCAGTCAATACTATTGGCTGACCAATGGACCAGACCCAGTTCCAGTAACTACTGACTACATAGACACTGTTGCAGATTACACTGTTACTACTCAATTTACCTCATACGCCTTTAGTAAGAACAATGTATCTATTGCGGAAGTAAATCCTACAATCACAGTTGTCAGAGGTGGTACTTATACTTTTCAGGTAGCTCAAGGTAGCAAGTTTTTCATACAAACCAACGTTGGACTCTCGGGCATAGACACGTACCGAAACAATGTCAGCTCACGTGATGTTTATGGTGTAGTAAACAACGGTGCTGATATCGGCACAGTGACCTTTACTGTACCTTTAAGTGGTGCTCAAGAATCTGATACCTATACTGGCGATAACAAAGTAGATTTAATTTGTACCATACCGTTTAATGAAATACACGGCAAAAGATTAAATGACTTGACGTTATCAGGACCGTTTACTGGCAGTATTGATGGAATTGGCGGACCATTGAATGACGTATTAGATGGCAAAATCATAATGTTCTACGGGTTTGATGCCAATGCGACCGGCACAATAAATTCATTGTTTGATATTGCCGATTTTGGCGATGCCGACTTTGATTTGTCACCAATCACAAAACTAAGTGACTATTTCTACCAAATAAATTTGATTGACGATGCGTTGGGCTTTCCTATAGTAACTTTAACTGAATATGCGCCCATTCCAACAGACCAGTTAATAACTGCCACCAATGGTACCTCATTTATCAACAAGAACTTTGTCAAGAACCAATACGGACTGGTTCGTATGCTGCCACCAAAAACTGCAGCATTGAATACTTTGTACTATCAGGATAGTTTGAATCCACTGATGTATGGAACCATTCGTATTTTAGATAAAAAGGCAGATGATTTTATCAATGTGCAACAGGATATTTTAGGACAACTTATATATACCAGCCCCAATGGTGTAACATTCACTAATGGACTTAAAGTAACGTTTAGTGAAAATGTGTTTCCCAAACATTATAATACTGGCAGCTACTACGTTGAAGGTGTTGGTACAAGTATCAATTTGATTTTATCAGAAGAACTCAGTGTATACGAGCCCTTTGCTGATTCAATCTACACTATCTACGACAACAATAAATTTGATGTTGATAAGTTTAGTGGGCAAATTGACATGCCAATTAATAAAGATTATATCACTATTAGTAGGAATGCTATTAACAGAAATGCATGGAGCCGAGGCAATCGTTGGTTTCATATTGATGTATTAAAGGCCACAGCCTCATATGTTTCTGGAGAAATCGCATTAGCCGCTCTCAATAACAAAGATAACCGTGCCAATAGACCAATCGTTGAATTTTATCCCGACCTCAAACTGATTAATCAGGGTACTGTTGGTATTGGCTCAGTTGATTTCGTAGATAATACCAGCATCAACATATCCGGATTTTACTCATCAGATAGAGTTGCCGGCCGAACCATATACTATCCAGATGGGTCCAGTATTCCTTTGTTTGAGGGTGCCAGAATAATTTTTACAGCAGACACTGATATTAACATTAGGAATAAAGTATGGGTGGCAAATTTTGCTGAATCTCTTGGGGTAAAGAAATCTTATGTGGCAGCCGGCGGCTCGTCCACTACCCTAAAAGTAGATGATACCACTGATATTCTAGAAGGCATGCGTATCACAGGAGCCGGATTTACTAGTGGACAGCAAGTAATAGCAGTCATTGACGATACTACCCTATCAGTAACAGGCAGCGCAGATGAAGCAATACTTGACGGCACTCCGCTCACGTTCACTTCCTCACCGGTGATCACATTGAGTAAAGCACTAGACGGTGATGTAATTGCCAATGATCAAGTGACAGTGTCCAATGGAACTGAGCGTAAAGGATTAACCTATTACTTTGATGGTAGTAACTGGCAACAGGGGCAACAGAAGAATTATGTAAATCAACCACCCAAATTTGATGTGTTTGACAAAAATGGAATCAGCTTTGCAGACCAAGAATTCTATCCAGGTAGTAATTTTACCGGATCTACTTTGTTTGAGTTTGCGCTGGGAGCCGGCGCCGATGATGCAGTATTGGGTTTCCCAATCAAGTATAGTTCAGTAGGTAACACCAGCGACATCAATTTTAGAATTTCAATCAACGATGACACCTTCCAATATGTTGACAATTACAGTTCCATTACCGAATCTGTAAACACCGGATATCCATATAATTATATCAATCGTAATGAATATACCCGTGAACTGGGTTGGAAAACTGCAGTTGATGAAAGTTTTCAGTACCAGGCCTTTAATTTTGAGTCCACCACGGGGTTTGAATCATTCACGTGTAATGTAACAGCAAAAGATGCAGACACTACTAAATGGCCTGTGATTAGAGTATATATAAATGCTGAGACACAGCCCAGTTATAACTATCTAGTTACCAGCACTGGATTAGATACTACGATAACATTGTATGAGACCCCAGAGGTTGGCGCATCTATTCAGGTATTGGTATACAGCGATGATAAATTAAGCGCAGATGCTTATTACACGATTCCTGCCAACTTAGAAAGTAACCCATTCAATTCAGTAATCACCTCGTTAAATTTAGGTGACATCAAGGGACATTACCAGAGTATCTGCATAAACTCTAACCGTATCACCGGTACGATATACGGTGCAAATGACTATAGAGATTTGGGCAATCTGGTATCATATGGTGATAAGATAATACAAAGTAGCGCACCACTGACTATTCCAGCTGCACTGTTACGCAATAAGGATTATAGTTTAATTGATGCACTATCTTATAGCAGCAATGAGTATGTCAAGTTCAAAACATTGTTGATGAACATAATAGATACCGGTGACTATAATAGATATCAGAGTGCAGCCTACATGCTAGACGATGCACTGCAGCAAATAGCTGGTTACAAATATCAGAGTACTCCATTCTTTTGGAGTGACATGCTACCGGCTAGAGCTCCTTACGTATCAAATACTTACACATTTAATGCTTTCATTGATACCAGTTTCTATTCACTGATAAAAACCTATGACTTTGCCAACGCCAATTATGACGGCGTTATAATATATCTGACCAGAATTGTTAACGCAGAATCAATCACAACTCAACTGGTTAAAGATCAAGATTACATTATAAGTGATATTGAGCCAAAAGTCACCATGACTCTGGATATGATGCCAGGTGATGTAATTGTCATCAATGAGTTCAATCAGACCTATGGTGGATACGTTCCCAATACTCCAACTAAGTTGGGTCTGTACCCATCATTCATTCCTGAAATAGTATACGATGAATCATATATTACTCCCACATATTTTATCAAAGGACACGATGGTTCTTTGACTAAGCTGTACGGTGAGTATAACGAAGGAAAACTGGTAGACTTCAGAGATAAAGTTCTGTTGGAATTTGAAAAACGCATATACAACAATCTCAAATGCAGCGCACAAACTCCAGTTACATACGATGATGTTGTGCCAGGACAGTTTAGAACCACGGCGCATTCATATGACGAAGTGCGGGTCATACAAAACACCAATTTCTTAAACTGGGTTGGCCAGAATCGCATTGACTACAAAACTCAGTACTATATGTCAAACAACAAGTTTACATATAACTATAACCAATCCAGAAACAATTTGGACAACAAGCTGTTCAATGCCGGCAATTGGAGAGGCATGTATCAGTGGTTCTATGATACCACCAGCCCACATACTACCCCATGGGAAATGCTGGGACTAACCGCAAAACCCACTTGGTGGGAAGGTAGATATGGAGTAGCGCCCTATACTAGCGGCAACGATTTGTTATGGGACGATATTACTGCAGGCATCAATTACAACGACGGCAGTCCATATGTCATCCCAACCAGAACTAGACCAGACCTACGAAAGATTCTGCCAGTTGACGAGTCCGGTAATTTACGTGATCCATTGGCTGCATTAACCAGATACTACGATGCTACCACCTTTAACCGAGACTGGACCACAAACGATGTGAGTCCATCAGAATACAGCTACACTAAAAGCAGCAGCTATCCCTTTGACTTAATCAAGTTGTTTGCATTAACAAAACCTGCAAAATTCTTCTCTTTGTCGTATGACTTGGACTTGTATCAATATAACTCAGAGTTTGGTCAATACTTGTATAACGACCGATCACGTATATCAAGCAATGCCACTGTAAAATACGGCACAGGCACAGCACAACACAGTTATGTTAACTGGATAGTTGATTATGTACAAAGCACTGGTGGCACTGGGCAAGAAAAATTAAACGAACTCATGTCCAATTTGGATGTGAGATTGATATATCGCTTGGCAGGATTCAGTGATAAACAATTGATGAACTTTTATCTGGAGAAAAGCTCTGGGTCCAGCAAGAACAGCTCACTGATGGTACCTGATAATAGTTATTCAGTATTATTGCATGAGAACCAGCCATTTGACCGAATTGTATTCAGTGGCGTCATTGTGCAAAAGACTATCAAGGGATACCGCGTATACGGTAACTCACAGAACAAGGCGTACTTTACCACATACACTCCCAAGTATAATGGCTTATACCAAACACTGGCTATTGATAATATATCAATATCAGTGGCCAGCTCCTACTATACCACCGAGACTGTTGTTCCCTACGGTAACGAATATTATTCCGTTAACGGAGTATGTGAGTTCCTGTTGAGTTATGGCGCATATCTGACAGATCAGGGCATGCAGTTTGATGTAATTGAAAATGGCATGGAAGTCAATTGGAAACAAATGACTATTGAATTCTTATCATGGGCGCAAACTGGATGGCAAGTGGGCAGCTTGGTGAACTTGAATCCAGCCGCTACTAAAATAACAGTAAACAAAGACAGCAGCATAGTTCAGCCATTAACTCTGCACCACCAAAACTATGTGCTTAACCAGGATTTAATACCAATTCAAACTAAAGATTTGGCAGTGGAAAGAAATGACACTGAGTTTGTGGTGTTCCCTCTTAACTCAGGTGATACACTGGCCTACTTCAATGCCAATTTGAGTAACTTAGAACATGCAGTAGTGTTTGACAACTTTACCTTATTTAATGACACTATCTTCAATCCCGTTACCAGCCTACGTCAATACAGAATGCTGCTTAAAGGTAGCAAGACCGTTGATTGGAACGGAACACTGGATGCGCAGGGCTTTATTCTAAATCAGGATAATGTCAAAGACTGGGCAGCCAACACTCGCTATAGTAAGAATAGCATGGTAAAGTATAAGAACAGCTACTACACTGCCAACAGTTTAATACTGCCCGCAGCCAAGTTTGATACAAACGTGTGGACTAAAACATCATACGATCAGATCCAAAAAGGTCTGCTGCCCAATGCAAGCAATCGTGCATACGAATCATCATTGTACTATGATACCAATGCTGCTAACTTATCCAATGATGCAGACCAATTGGCGTTCTCGTTGATTGGTTACAGACCCAGAGATTATCTGGCAGCAAGCAACTTGGACGATATATCGCAGGTCAATGTGTATAAAAACTTCATTGCTGAAAAAGGAACCAGCAGAGTTGCCAATGCGGTACAGAACATAACATTAACTACTGGCCAAATCAAATATGAAGTATATGAAAATTGGGCAATCAAGACCAGCGAGTTCGGTGGAGTCAACAACGAGAACTTCATAGAAGTTGTACTGAATGAAAAATACTTGACTGGTAATCCCAGTACAGTTGGTATATTCAAGGACACTACTGACAGTGCGGTAATGCAACAGTTGTCATTAAATGCAGTAACCAACTACGGCAGATCAATAGCTGATGAAAATATACTGTCAGTGTTGGATCCAGCAGCCAGCAGTGTATTACCCACAGCAGGATCAGTGCATTTTGATGATGTTAAGATGTATGCTTATTCATTTGACACACTGAAGAACAGCACAGTTGCTATTAGTGAGTTGTATCAGGGCAATTATGTTTGGGTGGCAGATGAAAATAGCACATGGAAAGTATATGCTCCAGTATCTCTATCATCCACTGCGGCTCCTATCAGAGTAGTCAACTGCTTGAACAATTTGAACGATACTGCCACATTGGTATTTGAAGAAGCGCCAGGCCTGGCAGTAAACGACCTATTCATGGTTATTAATTACGACGACCGAGTTAATGGTTACTACAGAGTGAATGCTATATCCAATTTAACGTCAGTGGTGGTTGATTTGGTAATGGATTCTAGCGTGATGAGCATATCAGGAACTGGTATAGCTGCATACTTTAACCCACAGAGAGTTGCTAGTCCCAGAGACATAGCAGACATGCCATTGCTCAATAACGGATTAACTAAATCTAAAGTTTGGGTAGATCAGGATACTGATGGTGGTTGGGCAGTGTATCAAAAGAGTATAAACTATGCCGCATCAGAGATTGCAACCCCAACCAGCGCAATTTCATTTGGTAATGGCGTAGCGTATCATCACATCCTGGGTTATTTTGTGTTGGATTCCATTGCAGGAAAAATATACCGATACACGTTTAGTGCAAACAGAGTAGAATTCTCATTACAAGAAACTACTGTGATTGACCCAAGTCTAGTGGGATCAATGGTATTAATTGATGATACTTTGGTTGTATCTAAGGTAGACATCAATAGTAAACTTTATGTGTTTAAGTTAGTCAATGCTGAAGCTAATTCAATTAGACTGCAACAAACTATTGTAATTACAGATAAATCTCAAGGCGTATCACTGTCGTTATCAGGTGACAAGAATTGGCTATATTCTGCATCAACTGATGACGCTCAAGTAGAAGTATACAAACTTAGTACTGCATTTACCTATGTGGATATTGGATTCTCCACATCTGCAGACACTATAGTGGGTGACAACAGTTTTGTTATATTAGACGCCTACCCTTCAGAATTTATTAAGGGAGATTTAATAACATTTGACAATGTAACTGGAACAGATACATACGAATTTGTCAGAGCAGAATATGATCCCTACGCTGGAACTACATATTACGTTGCGCAGTCATTTGATACTGTGATTACAGCAGATACTGATATATACAAAGCAGTACACGATTACGTATCTGTTGATACCCTTAGTGTCTCAGGATTAACTGGTGTGGATCAGTTTGGTAACAGTGTGTCAACCAATTATGATGGCACTAAGGTGTTCGTTGGTGCTCCGGCTCAAAATTACTCAGCTCAGCTGGTCAACACCGGATCAGTCTATGTTTTTACTAGAATAACACAAACATATGAAATAAGACAGCCCGCCAGTGCTCAAACCACCACAGTACTTGCATTGGCTCTGAGTACAGCACCAAATTCTTATAACCAGATTCAAGTTAAGTTGAATGGCATTCTGTTGTCATCAGCCAGCGACTACTCCATTAATGCACTTACTAAAATTGTCACACTTACTACTGCAGTAACACCAGGTGATATAGTTGATATAAGCTGTGTTGATTTCGTCCATACGCAGACATTAAACAGCTTTGTATCGGTGGATCAAATCAGATCAGGGGTTGCATTTGGTCATTCGCTAGATACTAACACCCCAAGTACTGAATTAATAGTAGGAGCACCGTACGATTTATCAACTGACAACATAGAAGGCAGTGTGTACCGCTTTACCAATCAAGGGAAGAAGTATGGAATGATAACTGGTGCCAGTGCAGTATCACTGTCAACTGATGCCACGATATTGATTAACGGTTATACAGTAAGACTGCCAGGAACCGGAATAACCAATATAGTAACAGCCATTAATCAAGCCAGCATTCCCAATGTAAAAGCATATAGTACTACTGACGCTAAACTGGTAATACAATTGGTAAACACGCAATTGGGTCCGGTAAATAACAAATTAAATATTACTGTACTTGAGCTAGCAACGGCACAGGCATTGGGTATTTCGGAGTACGTTAACACTCAGGTATTGATCAACGCTGAACAATTGACTGGACCAACTCAATATGGGTACTCAGTGAAGTTCAACGAACATAACTCATTTGCAGTGGGCGCCCCAGTTATAGCCAGAAAAACAGCCACCACATTTGATTTTACTGATGACGAAGATTACACAAACGATACGATATTCGATGGTAACTTTACCAGATTTGTAGACACTGCAGTAAATGCAGGAAGTGTATTCATATACGATTATCTTCCTGCTTATAACGAGAGCATGCAAACCGTTGGCAAATACGTATTCGGACAATCAGCTACTGAATTGGCAACTGCAGGCGCGCAAACATCGTATTACGGTAAAACACTAGCGTTCACTGAATATTCACTAGTAGTAGGATGTCCAGCGTATGTAAACTCAGTGGGCACGGGACGCGTGGTAATATTTATAAATAATACCAATAAACCAAATTGGCAAATTACACGCAAAGAATCTGCCACTGTGGATGTATCTCAGATACAATCAGTTCAGTTATATGACAACATTAGTAACAGCAGAACAGCCGCATTGGATTATATAGATCCACTGCAAGGTAAATTGTTGGGTGTGGTCAGAGAAAATATCGACTACATGGGCTCATATGATCCTGCAGGATACAATACTGACACTACCGCCAATCGCATAGTATGGGCAAGCAACTTTGTGGGTAAAATATGGTTCGACACCACGACCACTAGATTTGTTGATTACCATCAAGCCGATACAGTATACGACAGTAAATATTGGGGCACACTGTTCCCTGGTAGTACAGTCACAGTATACACCTGGATAGAAAGTGATGTTGTTCCCATGGATTATGTTGGATCAGGAACTGCATATAACTTAGAAGCATATACCACCACCTTTGAATTAGATAGCACTGGTGCGTTGATTAGCAAGTACTACTATTGGGTTAGAAATACCAATGTGTTATACAACCAGCAGGGTAAGACACTCACTGATACTGTGATAACTGCTTATATCACTAACCCGCAGAACTCTGGTATACCTTATTTTGCTGCTGTAAAGCCAAACATCTATGCACTTTATAATAGCAGACAGTATATCAAGTCAACCAACACCAGTCTGCATATTGGATTTGGTGAGGGTGTAAACCAAGATTCATCATATAATGAATTTAAACTAATACGCAATGGCTATGCAGAAGATTTCTTAGCTGGAGTTCCATCAGCCTACACTGACTACAGTGATCCTGAAGCACTATATGAAAAACTACTAGACAGCTTATCAGGTGTGGACATACAAGGAAAAGTGGTACCAAATATCAGCTTGCCCAAGATGGTGCAAACTGGTATCTCAGTTAGACCAACGCAAAGCTTCTTTATCAACCGATTTAAAGCCTTGGAAAACTATTGCCTGTACGCCAATGCAGTATTACTGCAGTACCCTATTGCAGAGTACAAGACTCCCGCGTTTTTGGGCAGCTCCAATAAACAGGGTGCTCCAGCTCGCGCCCCTGCATTCTTGACTACCAGTGGCCCTACATTTAACACCAGTGATTACTGGGAATATATCTACTGGTGGGCAGATGGCTACAATAACAACACCAAGATAGATGTAGAAGTATCAAGATATTTTGGATTAGCCACACTAGTGGCCACTGAAGGTCTTGTTGCCGGGGTAACTGCCAACAGCGATGGCAAACGCGAAGTTTATGTTTACAGTGGCACTGCATGGACTAGAGTGGGATTAGAACAGGGTACTATTCAGATTAAGAGTTCGCTATGGGAATATGATGCTAACAATATAGGATTTGGTAATAACTTCTACGATACTATAGAGTTTGATACCTACCCTTCCATTGAAACCAGATATATCTTACGAGCACTCAATGAAGAAATCTATGTTAACGATTTACAGATTCATCGCAACAAGAGTTTAATACTGCTGTTTGAATACATTACCAGTGAAGCCACTGCCACCCAAAATAACTTGCCATGGCTGAATAAAACATCGTTAGTAGATGTATCGCATACTCTGCGTGACTTGGTACAAAGCCAAACATATCAGCAGGATAATATTAACTTCTTAGAGGGTTACCTCAATGAAGTTAAACCATACCACGTGGTGATTAAAGAGTTTGCTATCAGATACACTGCCAGTGACACATTCACGCATGCCATAAGTGACTTTGACTTGCCTGCAAAATATGACGCAGATTTAGGTAGATTTGTCACACCCAACTTAAACTTTAAGAACCCAGTGGGAGTGGGTCAGTTTGGACCTACTGACACTGTATGGCAAGACACCGCATATACCGATTGGTTAGCAAATTACGGACTATCACTTACTGGGCTAAGCAGAGTGAATGTTGGCGCAGTGGTCAAATACGTTTCTACTGCTGCAAACACAATTCATATTGATAACGCTCACGGTATTCCTCTAACTGGTATAATAACTATTGACGATGAGCAGATTAGCTATGCTAGCGTTGACAGAGATGCTGGTATACTATCTACTATTACTCGCGGAGTAAATAACACCGAGATCACCGCGCACAATCCACATGCATTGGTTTATACAGACATGCCAGGAGTTGTTGTACTAGACTCAGGTAGAGATTACGTTGATCCTCCGGAAATAACAGTGTATATTGACACTAACATGTATCCTGCTCCCAATACGCCAGCCAGAGTCAGTGCTATTATGTCTGGCGATAAATTAGTGGGTGTAAAAATACTGGATGCTGGCAATGGCTACGCAGTTACTCCTGAAATAATTATAGAACCAGTATTCACGGTCTCATTTGACAGTGATGCTATTAATTTCTCGTTGAATACGATATCTCTCACATCGGCCACATTAAAAACAGGCGATGTAGTTAAGTATAAGTCTGGTATAGGCGATACAGTAATGGGTATTGAAGACCAACAACATTACTATGTTGGTGTCGTATTCACTGATGAGCTATTTGGGTTAACTTCCACTATTGCACTGTATACTTCTAAGAAAAATGCATTAACTGATAATCATCGCATCGTGTTCACTGATGCAGGAGCAAGCGCTGGTAATTTACTAGCGGTAACTGCCAGAGCAGTAGCAGTGGCAACTAATACCCCAACCAGACAGTTAAAAACCACACTGAAGTTTGACAGAACCAGTTATAACAGCAAGGTTACTGTGTGGACTGCAGGAGAATATTACTATAGTGACTTTACTGCCAGTGGTAATGAATCAAGCTCAGCAACAAAGCTATACGACAGCGCAGTTACTACAATGAGTGCCAGCTTACAAGGTGAAGTACTACCAGTAGTTGCAGTATCTAGTGCGTTGGGCAAGCAAGTGACTGTTACCACAGATTATGCAGCTAGTCCATTAATGCCAGGTCAACTTAAAGGCATGAATGTATATTTCTATGAAACACCTGCTGCTATTACACTAAGTCTGTTACCAGATGGATACACTGGACTGGCTGATCCCGCAGTTATTAAGTTTTCTGCACCTAAATTCAATACCAGTACAATAAAGAATCAATACTTTATTGAACTGGACACTGCTAATTTGGGAACTGCATTTGCAGCTGGAGATATCATCACAGTCAAGGGATCACTACTTGGTGGAGTTGATGGCACAAATGATGCAACAATTAAAGTAATTCACACTACCATAACAAATGGTATTCTAATATATGAGTTATATGGAATAGCGGCTGATACATTCAAGCAATATTATGTTAAGCCAATTACTGATACTCAATTGGTAGTATACTATGATGCAGCAATGGTTAACCCCGTAACAGTTCCCAATCTTTGGACAGCCGACACTGCTTATACTAAAGATACTATTGTAAAGAATGGCGCAACTTATTACATAGCAGTAAAGAATACAACTGCAAGTCCAACCTTTATTGGTGGCGAATGGCGAGTGACTACTAATCCGTTCCCATATACTGCATCAGATAACATTTACTTGCCTGAGCCAGTTATCATTACCAGTGGATATACACGTAGTGCCAGTTCACTGGTCACGTTCAATAAACGGTTATATAACTGTGTTGAAAGTAATAACGATTCTACCTTTAACTTTGACAAGTGGGTACAGGTACAGAGTGATGATCCTACTCTAAATGCACTAGACAGAATCATGGGCTACTATGAGCCAACTGATGACATGTTGGGTAAGAATCTGCCATTGCTAGTTTCGGGAATAGATTACCCCAACAACACGTACTATGGCAATAATTTTACTGGCGCATTGACTCTTGACACCATATTAAAAGATCAATCTTTCTATCCCAAGGGAGTAAAGATTGTATCAGTTATATATGACGGCAACAAGTATGTGGCTGCGGCTGATGGACCAGCATTCTCAATGGTCATGCACAGTTATGACCAGGGCAGCACTTGGCAAGTAACTAGAATTGGCGCACAAGTATTGGGACTAACTGATATGACATACGATGGTCAAATCTATATGCTATCCACTACCAATGTCAATACACCTATATACATAAGCTATGACAGTTTTGTTTGGACCACTGTAGGAGAATTTACTCCATGGGATTCATTGCCATTTGATGACGTGGGAACTAAGTGGGATAGTACATCACTGTCGGCACCGTTAGATAAACTATACAGCATCATGTCACATGATGGTCTTTATGTTGCAGTTGGTGATGAAATCATATCCAGTCGTGATGGATATGGTTGGAACAGAGCATATGATTTTATCGGTGCAGCTTCTACTAGATTGAATGCTGTTAAATTCCTGTCATGTGATTTCTTTGAGGGTTATATTGCAGTGGGTACAGGAATCACCAATGTGTCAGCCAGTGGCGCAGTATCAACCACTACCACACAAGTTGGTACCATCGTTACCAGCAACGACGGCAAAAACTGGTCAGAGTTAACACCCGCAGTTACTGCTCACGGACTAAATGCGGTAGTAGCATCAACCAATATGATAATTGTAGCAGGGGATGCAGGTACTCTGTTGAGTACAACCAATGGATACAATTATGAAACTTGTGTACTGAACGCTGCCCCTATAACTGGAAAATTATTATCCGGAGTATATGCAGAAAATGCATTCGTCATAGTGGGTGAAAATGGTGTCATATTAGTAAGTTATGATGGCGTTACATTTGATGCCATGATTTCCGGTACGACGGAAACACTACACACTATCTCACATACTGGTGAGAGATTCATTGCAGCAGGTGCCAATACTACAATATTAAGCAGTTATGATGGTATTGTTTGGGTAAGCGCATTAACAGTGGCCGACGAAACAACTTTCTATGAGATCAAGGGCGATGCATTCATGTCAGGCTACGGACCAGAAGAATTGGTACCGGGAGTTATTACTGACACCCTCTCAATTAGAATAACTACTAGACCCGGTGCTACTTGGGATGCTGAAACATACCAGCACACTGGATACACAGTAAAGAGATTAAAATGGAAGGCTGCAAATAATGGGTAATGTAATAGATTTCAGTAGTGTTACTGAAAGTCCAGCACAGTTGGCGGTGTTCATAATGGACACACTAACTGGATTTGGTAAGAGAATATACCAACAGAATTTAGATTCTGAGTTGGGTGACATAGTGGACACTAGCGCAGCTAACCCAACAATGTATACTGTGAATTGGGTAGACAAGACTATTGAATTAGTTGGTACAGAATTAACCACGGACGAAGAAATTCATCTTGATGTTTATGAATTTGGCAACGGCAATCAACTGGTCAGATCAAATTCTCATGACATGGCACTGCGAGTAGATCCAGTAACTGGTAATAGTGAGATACATCTGGGATACGCATTCAATTCTGATACGGCTGCTGATCCAGCGGTATATCATAATGGGATCAAGCTGGTGTTTAACACAGACTATTATCTGGCATCTACTGGCACAGGTACTACCAAACTGTTGTTTACTAGAGTATACGATACCACTGTGGATTATTTGAGTTTTGTAGTTTTTGGTAGTTCGACTGAAAATATCAATTACAGCATACCAGAATCACAGGTGTTTGTGTACGATGGAATAACCGCAGATTTTACATTAACTAATTATATAGATGCCACGAATGCAACTAACGCTATTGTAGAGGCTAATGGATACAGGTTGAATGGCCTAGCAGGAGATTACACAATAGATACGTTGACCAGTACGCTATCTGTTGCAACGAGTCTAACCGAAGATGATCTAGTTAGTATAACAACATTTAACGATACTGCTCAGCAATATCTGTTAACCGAACAACGCACTGACATGCGAGTAGTTCCCATCTATTTCATAAACACCGAGAAAGTAAGTGTTTGGATCTACACTCTAGAATCATTGGGGTTCACTGACGGAGATGAAGTTTCGCTAGATGGTATACTTGGATCCATACAATTAAATAATAATTCATACTTCATACGAAATGAAATATCAATTGTTGAAGATGGAACAACTTACTACGTGGTATCGTTATATCTCAACGCCGGAATTACCAAAATAGTTCGTAGCGCATTAGTGACTCCCTACACCTCAGGTGGATTCATTTGGGAAACCAGCAACACTCATCAAATTAATCAACCCGATCTGACATTAACTGATGTCACTAGACTTCATGTTACTGTGTCCAACAGTGCAGTGGGTGGCAAAGTAGTTAGCAGCGACCAGCTAAGGTTGAATGCCAATAACTATTTGAACATAATCGCCCCTATTAATGTTGGAGATGTAGTAACGGTCACCAGTCAGGTGTCAGCCGCCACCCCAAATCAACTGGTATATGTGAATGAGGTTGACAATAACGGCGAGCAAGTTATCTACAGAGCCAATACTAATACTAAAACTTGGTTAGAGCAACCACTGCAGTTGTTAGACGACACAATGTATGTAAACAATATAGGAAACGTAGTTGATATTGTAGAAGATACTCTAACAGTGTTGTCAAGTGGAACCACGTTGTATGTACTGCTCAAATACGACATACAATCAATCAAGCAAGTTACGGTATACAATATCACTTCAATCACCGAGCTGGCCGGTACTGATTTTGTATTAACTACAGAAAATGCAAAACCCCAGCTGATACTGAACAGCAATGTGGCTGAGGGCGATAGTATCGTAGTGACTCTAAGACTGGGTGACATAGTAAATATAAATGGTGAAAAAATACGCTACAAGCAGGTAAATTATCAGGATAATTCTATCAGCGGCCTGACCAGAGGAATCGGCGGAACTGGGGTCTTGCCGCTGCATGCCACATATGACACTGTGTATGCGATAAGCCCAACCAATACTCTGTTCAATTTCTACTACGACAGAACTTGGAACAGTGAAACATACAACCCCGTTTCGGGCGATCCACTGCAGATCAGCGACAGCATCCCTGCAATATTCTTGCAAACCGGCACAAAATAAATGATAAATAATAGATTATGAACGAAAGTATAGAAAACTTAGAGCAATCTGCAGAAAAACCCAGCAAACCTGACGAAAAGGGTGGGTTTTATTTCAGTTCTTCAATTAAGATTTTTGATCCTAATACAGAAGAAGTATTAGTTCAACAACGAGGCGATAATTAATGTCAACAATAACCCACACCCTAAAAATAGAGGGATTCGTCAAGATTACCGATCCCAACACAGGTGAAGTGCTTGTGGATAAGAAAAACGCCATACACTACGAGAACATAAGTGAAGCCATTGCTGACACATTAAGCAACCGTGGCTACGGCAGCATATTCCGCATGGCTTTTGGCAATGGCGGCAGCAGCGTAGATGACACCGGAATTATCACTTACTTGCCCACTAACACAGTTGGGCAGAATGCTTCACTGTATGGTCAGACTTACAGCAAGATTGTTGATGACACCAACATACTAAACACTGATCCTGCCAGAAACAAAATGGTTGTTTCTCATACTGCGGGCAAAGTGTACACTGACATACTGGTGCAATGTTTGCTAGACTTTGGCGAACCATCAGGACAGACCGCATTTGACAATGGAACTCAGATTGACTCAGCTTATACATTTGATGAGATGGGACTATTGGCAGGATACGGCACAGACTTAGCAGGAAATGAGCAAACTAGATTGTTGACTCATGTGATTTTTCATCCAGTACAAAAGAGCTTAAACAGACAAATTCAAGTAGACTATACAGTTAGAATTCAAAGTTTAACTAACGTGGTAACTATTTAAAAACAAACGGAGTAAGTAAATGGCATATACAATTAAAAGAAGTGATGGTACTACACTGACAACAGTACAAGATGGAACCATCGACACTACCAGTACCAGTTTAGGACTGCCAGGTAGAAGCTTTGCAGGTTACGGTAACGTGATTGACACTAATTTTGTCAGACAGCTAGAGAGCTTTGCTAGCAGCAGCCCACCGTCAAACTCACTAAGAGGTCAGTTGTGGTTTAACACTGCTACCGAGACATTAAATATTTGTCCACAAGATGGAGTAGTCAACCAGGCTCAATGGATTACACTAGCAGCAACATCAAGTGTATCAGGCGCAACCACTTTTGCTGATCTAGTGGTTACTGGAAACATTAACGCAAATAATATCAGCGTGGCCAATCAATTGGACAGCGATGTTATTTTTGCCCGCCTGATAACAGCCAATGCACAATTAACTGCACTTAATGCAACTATTACTACTGGTAACGTTACTACACTAACCACACAACTAATAACAACAGGCAATGATACTACTACCGGGTCTATTACTGGTGACTGGGCAGTGTATGGTAACCCTGCAGGCGATTCACTTCGCGTAGAAACAGGCAATATTACATTCAATTCAACCAGCATAAATGGTATTAAATGCGACAACTATATGTACGCAGACGGATCTCCGTTTAACCCAGTGGGAACATACACCAACAGCAGTGTATATGATTATTTGACTGGCTCAAACAGTGTAACTCAATTTACCGGAAATATTGCACCAGCCAAAGTTACCACTAATGAATTAGCTGGTGGTGGCATCATCAACGGTCTCTGGACACTAGGTACTGGAGCAAGACTAAATGCAACTTATGCTGACTTGGCCGAACGATTTGAAGCTGACAGTGCATATGAGCCAGGTACAGTTGTTGAATTAGGTGGAGATAAAGAAATTACTGCTGTGGTAGATGAGTTAAGTGACACTGTGTTTGGAGTAGTAAGCAACACTGCTGCCTACTTGATGAATTCAGGTGCTGGCGAAGATGCAACTCATCCTCCAGTGGCTATCAGTGGTAGAGTGCAAGTTAAAGTACATGGTCAAGTTAAAAAAGGTGATCGTTTAGTCAGTGCTGGCAAAGGATTTGCCCGCGCCGCTACTAAACTAGAGATAACTGCATTTAATACTATTGGTCGGAGCTTAACTACAAAAACAACTAGTGGTCCAGGTACAGTTGAAGCAATTGTTATAATAAGATAAGAGGTATGGATTCATGTCCTACACGCAATACGGCTTAATAGAAGCATCGGACTATAATACATATGTTGGTGCAGCCAGCAGTGTGGTGGCCAATACCCTCAACACAGTTAACAACACTGGGATCAAGCAATATGGGTATGGTCAAATTGCTGTGGCTCCAGTGGCAGTTGGTAACAGAGTTTCAGCAGCACAGTGGAACGCATTAATAAATAAAATTAGTAACCTAGCCAAACATCAAGGGACAACTATCACCCCGGTAACGGTTACCGCCTCAGGCAATCCCATATCAGCTACAGTAACCACTTCACCAGTAACTTCAATTTTTGAAAATAATCTCGCTACAATTTATGCTAACAGTGGTAATGCAATTGCACAGGGCGCCAGCACAACTACACCAACAGTAAAGTCCAGTTCATGGTATAACCATGCAGGATTTACTCACGTGATCACCTTTGTTACCGGCGATGCAGCCAGATATTTCTTCAATGCAGGCGGACAAATTGCATTGAACTTTGTACACCCAGCTGGCAATGCGTCGGATAATTTGTGGAATGCATTGGCAGTGGCCACGGGTAAAATAGTTTTGAGCGCCCCCAGCAGCGGCAGTGTCAGCATTGCCGGCTCAACGTTTGACGGCATTACCCAAGTGGGAGGAACCGGTGGTTCCTCCTCTATACAATCTTCAGCGGGTTATCGTGCGCTCTCCACAACTGAGCTGGAAGTATTTAAGAAAAGCACTACATTACCGGATCCAACAGTTGCAACTGTTGGGCAGATTAGTGTACGTGTAAAATCTAATGGTACACGTGGATTATTTGGTGATAATGGAAATATAATTACCATTACTACCAAGTGGGACAGAATTCCTGAGGGCTTTGCAACTGACGGCACGTTCCCCTCTGCAGGCACTGCGGTCAATGTAACCGTCACTCCACCTGCTACAACTTACTTGACCAATACTTGGGGAACACCCACAGTAGTGGGTACTGTAATGACTGGGATAGATTTAGTTGTTTCTGCACCAGTGGTAACAGCAACTTGGGATATTAATCCCATCACTGTTCCTGGATCTGCAACTTTATCATGGACTGCAACGAACGCCACTTACGTAAGATTGGGCACTAAAGGTGCTACACAATATCCAGTAAATGGATCACTGCCATACCAAGACTTGGGCCCAAAGCGATATACCTATAGTGATGGATTCTCACAAGAGTTTGATATAGTGGGTACCAATCCTGGAGACCCACTGTGGATAGCTGAGCGGATAGGTACTAAATTTTTTGAGAGTAACGATTCATTTACCACCACTGGAGTTGGAGGCGGTACTAGATATGGATTATACCGATATCCGGAGCCAGAAGGAATTGAGTCCTGGCTTGCGTTCTGTACAGCCAACAACATCACAGACCCAGTGAATTCCCAACATTTTATCAATACATTTTTTATAACCACCTTGGGTGCTACTGCAATTAGCGGTAATCTTGATTCAGAACGCAGCTTTCAGGCCAGCAAAGCTTTTAGACCCGGAGATGCGTTTGGTAATTTTGTCACTAGACCACCTAATTCAGGCTGGTGGGGCATTGACCCGTATTCGTACAAATTTGGTTGGGTTCAGGAATTCTCTCAGTTTGAAACGAATCTAGAGTTAGCTAAAAAAATAGCAGTCAATTTTTATACAGGCGACGGGGATTTCACGCTCACTAATAGTGATACTAGATATGCATTATACAGAAAGCCTGATGCGGCTGGTTTGGCAAACTGGGTGGATTGGTGCTTGTCTTCTACTCGTAATGGCACCAGCGCCCAAATATTAACTCCAGAGTCCAGTCAACCATTCATCGATAATTTCTTTTTGATTGGTGACGGTGGCGACTTCGAAAGAAGCAAACTGCAAACTAAACCATTTGATAACGGAGGCGGCTTTGGTAATTTCTACGATAGACCGCTGATTGGTCCAAACACTCAGTACAATAGTTCCAAAACATTCGTTGAAACTATCACCGCAGTGGGCCCAGGTGGAACAACAACTATAACTTTATGACCTCATTAATTATTAATCCACCCACAGGCGCGATAGTTCCCACTATCACTGCCACTGTTTCTCCCTCAACCGCAGTAGTAGTTGGGACACCAATTACATTAAATTGGACTTCCACTGACGTGGCAGTAATGAAAATCACTGGATTATTTACTAGCTCGTTGATTAATGGACAAGCTGTTGCATTGGCACCATCAACACCGGGAACGTATTTGGTCACGCTGGATGCTACCAGCTCAACAAATGAGGTTACTACTGAAATAATTTCTGTAACAGTGTCGTCCACCACAGCGATTATCCCATCTATCGTTATCTCGTCTGTGCCAGGCGGAACTGTGGCACCAGGTGCATCTGTTAAGTTTAGTTGGACTATCACTGACGCATCCAGCGCCACTATAGTTAGTGCAGCCTTGGGCATAAACTCAACCCAATTGGTTGGTTCCGCTACTGTCACTGCCCCCTCTATATCAGGTAATATATATACTCTGGTAGTTACTGCAACTAGCAGCACAGGAAATATTGCAACAAAAAGTATAAGCATCACGATTGACAGTATACCAAATGTTACCGGTTCCTTCAACCCATATACAGTTAATCCAGGCACAGTCACTACCTTAACTTGGAATTCAATTAATGCATCTTCTCTAGTGTTGAGTGGTTTGGGAATTAATAGTACTGCACTATCAGGCTCTAGTGCAATAACTGCCCCACCTGCATTGGGAGTACAGTCCGTAAATTGGACAGCTAAAAATTTAGCAGGCACCTCCTCGTATACAGGCACGTTTAAATTAAATGTGGTAGCAGCTACCCCAATAATTCCCACCATAACAGGATCGTTCACTAAATCCAGTGTAACAACATTAGAAACAACAGCATTCACTTGGGCTAGTACTAACGCAACCAGTATACTGGTAAGCGGGTTGGGCATTAATAGCAAACTGACAGGCGGCACACAGGCTACTCTTGCGCAATCCTCTGCTGGAGCCTACAACGTCACCGTAACCGCAACAAGTAGCACTGGGGATACTGTAACTAAATCATTTACTCTTACTGTAACTAAGCCAGCTGATATTAATCCAACATTTTTTGGATCGTTTACTCCATCTACCGTGAATCCTGGACAAACCAGCGTGTTAAATTGGTCTGGAACTGATCTAGTAAAAGTCACCTTAGTCAATGCGGAATTATCGGTAAATCAAACTTATACTAATCAGGCATCAGGCGCATTGACAATTACTACACCCAATGATATTAGAACACATCTGGTGGCGTATACTGCAACTAGTTCCACTAACACCGTGATCACTGGTACTATTCCACTTGCAATTCAACTGGCAGTTGTTATCCCCAGCATAACTGGGTCATTTAGTGTTCCTCAACCCACACCAAATCAAACAACAGTGCTGACGTTTGTGCCCGGTAATGCAGTTTCAGTTAGACTAGTAGGTGCCGAATTGTCAATCGACGACTCTTACACCGTTGTATCAGGAACAAGTTACACTAAAAATGTTACCAGCCCCAGTGTGCCAGGAACATATAATATCAGTATGATAGCCACTAGTTCTAGCGGAGACAACAGAACAGCCACTGCCAGCTTTACAGTTTTGGCTGTATTTCCTACTGTCAGTGCGTCATTCAGCGCACTTACCGCCACGCCTGGTCAAGTTAATGTTCTTTCTTGGACTGCTACTAATGCAATCACAATTTCTATAGTCAGCACTGACTTAAGTTTAAATCTTAGTTTCGGCGCACTAACCGGAACCTATTCAGTTGTTGCACCAGCATCAATCAAATCATATTCTGTTACAGTGACCGCAACAAGTGTAACAGGAACCACCGCATCCGCGGCGGCCAGTTTCACCGTAAAAGCAGCGCCTATTGTGCCAACTGTAAATGGATCATTTAGTCCTTACTCAGTAAATCCTGGTCAGCTAACTACACTAACTTGGAACACAACCAACACCAACCTCATGTCTGTGACAGGCGATGCAACCAGCAGTGAGTTAAACGGAACAGCAACAGTGACCGCCCCGGCAGCCTTGGGAAAAAGAACAGTAAACTATAGAGCAACAAGCACGACCAATGATACAGTTAGTGGAACGTGGGTGTACGAGGTAGTGGCAGTAACCCCAATTATTCCAACCCTGACAGGATCTTTTAACCCCACCAGCGTTATACTGGGACAATCAAGCACCTTTACCTGGTCGTCAACTAATGCTATTTTGGTGCAATACCAGCTGGCCGACGCGATAACCAACGTTTCAACGAGTGGTTCTGTTAATGTCACTCCCAGTGCAACAGGTACTCAATCTATCGGTTTCCGTGTGTTCAGTAGTACGGGCGATTTTATTAACCCCACGTTTAATTTATCAGTAGCTGCCGCTGAGCCGCCAACAGTAACAGGATCATTTAGCCCCACATCTATTACGCTGGGAGAAGCTACTACGTTTGCTTGGAGTTCAACTAATGCTACTGCATTGACAATCTCTGGATTGGTTAACAGTAATTTACTCAATGGCGCAAGAACTATAACACCCTCAATGACAGGTACGCAAACGATTAGTTACACTGCAACCAGTCCCGGCAACCCCGCAACATCAGGAACGTTTACACTTCAGGTAAATGCAGCCGTTGTTCCTGTTACTCCCATTGTTACTGGATCATTTAGTCCAGCTAGTGTTACTGCGGGACAATCCAGCACATTCACGTGGTCATCCACGAATGCAACCAATTTATTATTAAGTGGAGCAGTTTCCAGCACTGCTCTAAATGGCACGACTACGGTCACTCCAGCTGCAGCAGGCACATCTACTGTGAATTATACTGCAATCAGCTCAACTAATACGGCGCTGACTGGTCAATTTGACCTTATTGCAATTACTGCGCCACCAATTACTCCTACTGTTAGTGGATCATTCAGTCCAGCATCCATTACATTGGGACAGACTACGACACTTACTTGGTCGTCTACTAACGCCACCAGATTAACTCTTACTGGCAACGTTACTAGTAGCCAGCTAAATGGAACAAGTTCTATTACACCAACTACTATTGGAACAAAAACAGTAAATTACACAGCAACTAGTAACACTGGCACTGTAATAACAGGTAGCTTTACTGTATCGGTTGCTGCAGCGGCTCTGATAACTCCGGTGGTCAACGGATCGTTTAGTCCCCTATCAATCACACTGGGACAAACTACTACACTAACTTGGTCATCAACCAATGCAACTACCCTTGCATTATCTGGCGCAGTAACCAGTAGTCAGTTAAATGGATCTAGCGCGATTACGCCAACTACCACTGGAACAAAAACAGTAAACTATACAGCAACCAGCTCAACTAGTACTACAACTACTGGTACATTTGCAGTCACAGTTAACACAGTTACCCCAATATATCCTACGGTAAATGAGGCTGGTACTTATTGGAGTCAGTATTCAGTTACTCCCGGTCAGCAAAATACATTAACTTGGAAAATAGATAATGCGGTGAGCGCGTCAATCAGTGGACTAGTAACTTCAAGTGCAGTATCTGGGTCAGCCACAATTACAGTACCTACTACACCAGGCACATATTCTGCTTATATGGATGCAACAAGCTCAACTGGCCACAAATTACAGGCAGGATCAGATGGTAAATTACCAAGACACACTGATCTTGTGGTGGTTGCTGCAGCAGCACTTAAAGGATCAATAACTTCTCCAGCGGCACTCTCATCCAAGCAGCAGCGACAGATCGTTATCACAGGTGACGCCACCGCTGGAACACAAAATTACACAGTAACACTGAGTACAGGCACAGTAGATACTACCACTGGCAGCCCACTTACTGGAACAATTGGCAGCAACTCGTTGACTATATGCTTAAAGGGAACTAATAGTGCAGGCACCGCTACGCTGACATTGAGTAAATCAGGGTACACAAATTATAGTGGATCAGTAGCTTACGCAGCCAATACAAAATACAGCCCTTACCTATTGACTGCTGGCTTCCCACAAGAGTCATTGTACACATCAGCTAAATTAACTACTGCCACATGGATTGCAAATAACCTATACAAAGGCATAGCCACTGCATATACTACAGCATTGGGCACCAGATACGGTTTAGGCCGCGCCCCAGACTACGGCGGATTAGTATTTTGGACAAACAAATGTGTCACTACCTATGCCGGTAATTATTCTGGATCAGCATTCTTGTCTGATTTCTTTGCTGCAGCCGGCGGCACTGATCTGACGAATTCAAAAACTGCGTCAAAAACCTATAACCCTGGTACCGGATATGGTGATTTTTACGATAGACCAAACTAATGCTGTTTAATTAAAGAATAGAACATGGCCGATACAACTAATATTATAACAGCAGCAGATATCAACGGGTTCATTGGAGCGTTACCCAACCCTCCAGTAAACTCATTGAATTTTTTACTGCAATCATATAGATTACCCACATTATCTACAGTAACTGCAGGAGCTGACATATCGCCCAACACGTTTGCTGATATAATTGCTACGATAAATTATATCGCACAACATCAAGCCACAGCCATTACTCAAATTCAAGTTGATCCGGCAACTGGAACACCCAGTGGATTAACTGGATTAGACTCTACTTTATCATACAAGACGGTAATTGCAAACAACATAGCGTTGTTAAGCGCAAATAGATTTAATGCAGCAACACAGCAGGATCCGGTTGCTGAAACTGTTACTAACAGCAAGCTGTGGTATTATAATCTGGTATTCACCCATGTAGTTACATTTGAATCAGGTGATGCTGCCAGATACTTCTTTAACACTGGTGGACAACTGGCAATTGATCTTGCTCATCCAACAGCAGCAGGAGTTAATGCACTGTGGAGTAATTTAGCACAAGCATGCGGTAGAATATACATAAGCGCACCCAATGAGTCAACACCAATAACAATAGCTGGTGTAAAGTACAACGGGATCAGTAAACTTAATGGGTCAGGATCAGCGACTACACTAGCCACCGAAGGTTACTATGCGCTAACAGTAAATGATATTGAGGTATTTAAACAATTCGCCACAGTGGGTAACTTAGATTATCTACAGAGTAATGTAACAGTATCTGTTAAATCCAATGGTACCAGAGGATCAAGCAATGATGCTGGTAATATTATCACTGTAACAACCACGTTGACCCAAGTACCCGAGTCGGTGCTTGTAGAAGGCGGATACGCATTGCCTGGCACAACAGCCACGATGACATTATTGGCACCCACTGAAATAAATTCACAACTCACTTGGGGCACTCCTACAATTGAAGGAACAGTTGTAACTGACTTAGATATTGCTTATCCGGCACCAGCTGTGTTTAGTGCATGGAATCCCAATCCAACAATGGTAACTGAAACCAGCACACTGAGTTGGACTACAACCAACGCAACTCATGTTACCCTTGGATCCACAGGCGCGCAGCAATATGCAGGGTCAGGCTCCAAACAATACACTGATGGGTTTTACAAGCTCACTGACACTACGGTCAATGATCCAACGTTCAACGAAACAATAACAGCAACCGGACCAGGTGGCACAACTACTGTAGTTGCTCCACTTAGATTATCTTTACCAGAAGTTGGGACAGTCGTGCCAATTTTTACCAGTGCTGAGTTTTCGGCCGCCAAACTTAATGCAAAAAAATCATGTACCCTAACCTGGACTACTGAACATGCAGTCAGAGTTACAGTAACCAGCGCTGATCTGAACATTAACTCCAGTGAATTATCGGGATCAGCCAAAGTCACTGCACCCACGATACCAGGTACATATGCAGTCTATTTGACAGCAACTAGCTACACTGGAGATAAAGTTACCAAGCAGTTACAGTTGGAAATAATATCTCAGCCAGTAATAATACCTAAAATTACTGCTACATTGAACCCCAGCAGCAACATAGTGCCAGGGCAATCAGTTGTTGTAATGTGGGATGTACAGGATGCAGTCAGCTTGACAATGGATAACGATGCACTCGCATGGCACCAGACAGCACTATCAGGTACTGCATTAATTGTTGCACCCGATACTCCTGGAGTCAGCTACCCGATAGTATTGAGTGCAACCAGTGCATCTACCGACACTGCCGCAATGCAGTTGGATTTTACAGTGGCAAAGTTGCCAACAGTTATATGCTCGGCAGACAAATATTCTGTTTCGGCTGGACAATCAGTTACCTTTACTTGGCAGACTACCGATGCACTAACAGTTGCAGTAAGTGGGTTGATTACTAGCGACGAATTAACTGGATCAGGAACTATAGTAGTTCCCGCACTGTTGGGAACTCAATCAGTCTATGTTACTGCCACTAGCTCAACCAATGAATCAGTAACTAAAACGATTGATATTAATATAATAGAAGCCGCCCCCGTTACTCCAGTAATTACGGCTGGTTTTAATCCACCTACAATTATTTCAGGAGAATCTACTACTCTAGCTTGGATGACATATGATGCCAGTTCAGTAAGAGTATCTGGGGCGCATGCCAGTACTCAATTGAATGGATCAGTCAGCATAACTCCCACTATCACTGCTGGCAAGCAGTCAGTGGTGATCACTGCCTACAGTAAAACTGGGCATAGCACAAACACCAATTGTGAAGTTCTAGTGGTTGCACCCACTCCCATAATACCCACTATTACTGGCAATCTGTTGAAGCAGACTATTGCTGTTGGTGAACAAACACTGTTCACTTGGACATCAACCGATGCGGCTGCTGTTACCGCAGAAGGACTTGGCATTAGTAGTACCCAGTTGGACGGTGAAGGATACACTTACGCTGCAACCAGTGTGGGCACCAGCTATATTTTATTGACTGCTACAAGCAGCACTGGACATCGTACTACCAATAAAGTGGCAATAACCGTAATCGCTCCCACTATAATACTTGGGCCCAGTAATATAATCAAGCCCACTATAACATTACCCACTGTTACTTTTGCAATACCATACAGTATGCAATTGACTGCCAGTGGTGGAACGGCGCCATATCAATACTCAATAGCAACCGGTGAATTGCCTGCAGGAGTGGTATTAAATGCCACTGGTGTATTAACTGGCACACCCACTACAACTGCACTGTCTCCATTCATATTCACGATTAGCGCCACTGACAACTATGGATATAGTGGCACACAAGGTTATCAGATTAATGTGCAAGCACCCAAGTTAACATTGTCGCCAGTAAGATTGTCTGCCGCAAAAGTAAATCAGTCTTACGCAACGCAAACTATCACAGCCAGCGGCGGCATTGGTCCCTATAACTTTATCTTACCAGCAGCCACTGCTTTTCCAAATGGAATGCAGTTGACCAACGCCACTGATACCACAATAGATATAGAGGGAACTCCTACTATACTGGGTGGTTACGATTTCCCAATCACTGCAGTAGACAGTTATGGATTCTCAGTGACTCAAACAATAAACATCTCAGTTACTGCAGTGGATATTTCAGTACGACCCACAAGACTGGTACTCAGCTCAGGCATTGCCAAAACTGCATACACTTCTGAAACAGTCTCTGCTTCAGGCGGGGTAGCCCCTTACGTATTTGTAATGGCCATGGGCACCCAGTTGCCACGTGGACTCAGTATAGTGCCCATCACTAGTGATTCGGCAGTAATTACAGGTACTCCAGATGTAGCAGACCAATTTGGAACAGAAACCAGTTTTGCAATTGATGTAATTGACAGTAACTACAACAAAGCTACTAAAAATTACTCTATTACCATTAACAATCCAGTCATAACATTGAGTTACCCAACCAGACTACAACCAGGATCAACTGGTTACAGTTACTCAGCCACTATAATGGCCACTGGTGGTACCGCGCCATACAGCTTTACAGTTAAAGCAGGATCTCAGCTACCCACTGGATTAAACATCGCCAGTTCAGGATCCACTGGCACGATTTCAGGTACGCCACTGGATGCAGGCGTGTTTGAATTTGTTATAGTAGCCACTGACTACAACGGATTTACGAGAGAACAAAAATACTTGATGCAATTTGAAGTGCCTTACGTGGACGATTTAACGGTACCATTAGAACCGTTACCAGAATAGTCAGCGTAAACATATAATGAATCCAGAGCAGATTTATTTTATTGTGGGGTTTCTTTTGGGAGTACTGCTCATTGTTTCCTTACTGGTAGCATTTTGGCTAGTATATAAGGAAGCTCCAAACTAAACAAAGGACGGCGTATGGAATCTATTGTATTTGTTCTCATAGTTATCGTATCAGGCGATGGGGTAGAGCGAGAATGGAAATCATACAATACGCAAAAAGAATGTTTAGAAGTGGTTAGGACCATCACACGGCACAGAGAAAAAACGATTCAAGCCAGATGTGAAAAAAGAGTAGTAGAATAAATTTCTATGGAGAATTGATCATGTCTGTATACGTGTTGTTTGTAATAATATTGTCTCAGGACGTTGAACAAGAATTAAAATCTTATCCCCAGTTTGAAGATTGTTGGGCAGCAGCAACTGCAATCGTAAAAAACAGAAGTGATATTGTAGCCAGATGTGTTCTAAAAGAAACGGAATAATCATGTTTAGCAAAATAACTGCGATACTGCTATTACTAGCATCATCTGTTGTCATGGCAAAAGAACTGAAAGCCGAAAATGAATCCAATGGTAGCATAGTTATCTCATCAGACCCATGCACCGATTCACATATTTCAGAAGTATTTGAATACAAGTCTTGGGCAACGGAAGACGGTAAAATAATCTTTAATGGTTGCTGGACAGTAATCAAGCAAGAGGAAAACTTTATTGTAATACATTGGGCGGATAACATGATAATCAAGTACCCACCTGGTATTTTTAAAGATTAATGTAAGTACACAGTATCATGTTTGTTTTACTGCGTATAAATACTCAATGAATATCAAAGAAATCTTAACTGAATCCACTGACCAATTGACCCCTGACTTTGTTCAGGCGGTACAAGACTGGCAAGAAATGTGGAACACAGATGCCGCTGCACAGGTGATTCTAAACAGTCCAGAAAGCGAACCCTTTAGGCGAGCACCACGGGTACAGCAACTGTTTCGTGCGATAATACCAAAGGATCGTGAACTGAACGCCATTAAATCCAACGGAGTAGTTGTGGCCTTTGCCACTCAGCTAGATGGTGCGGTGAACTTTGTGCAGACTCTGGAAACTCAAGATGATTGGGTAATAGTTGCCAAACCATTTAATCCACAAGATTGTTTATTAGACTACACTGCCATGGTCAAGCACTATGGCTTAACAGACAGTGGGTACGTAGAAGAACATGAAGTGTGGATGCGCCCAACAGCACAGTATACTGGTGCCAAAAAAACTGAAGTGGTGTACACCAGCAAACAGCACTATGGTGACGATACCCACAACGGTTGACGATAATACCAGTTAAATATATACTATAAGTTATTGTTGTATGAAGTTGAATGAAAGGTGTTCAAGACAGGGGTTCGATTCCCCTCGCCTCCACCAAAAGCAATCTGGTCAGTACAGTGGGAAGTGCAGATCGACAAGACTAGGACAAGGTTCGAATCCAAACTAGATTGCTTTTGATGGGGGCGACCAGGTTTCGATTGGGCAATAAGTAAGGATATGGACAACACGGTAGGCGATGACCGTAAATCAAGCAAAACACGTAAATGCAAACGCATCTAACGATGAGGTCTACGCTCTAGCAGCGTGATTTCCGGGGTAGTTATACCTTGTAACCAAAAATAGCAATAGGCTCTTCGGAGCCTATTTTACCACTATAGCCAAACTTATTAAAATACCCCTGGTTCCTCAGTTAAATATCAGATAACAGGGATTTATTATGCTTATTGAAATGTTCTTACGAAAACACGGATGAAACCCACAATTGCCCTGTTTATAGCTGACCCAAAATGTTCGGTACAAAGCGGCAATGGTATCATCAAGGCCTTGGGGCAACATTACAATTTCAAAATCTTTTCAAAAAGTGAAGTGGAAGACAACTTCTTCGACGGTGTAAGCATGATTGCCGTACCTGGTGGATTTGGTGATGCTGCGTCATACCAGTCACTGCTCAAAAACAATGCAGATAGCGTGATAAGTTTTGTCAAATCAGGCGGCAGATACTTGGGTATTTGCATGGGCGCATACTGGGCGGGCAAACATTACTTTAATATACTACACGATGTGGATGCAGTGCAGTATATAACTCAGCCCAACACCGATACCAGACGCCCGCATGCTAAAGCAATTGCAGTAACTTGGAACAATCAACCTGATAGAATGTTCTTTTACGACGGCTGCGCACTGGTGGGTGACCACACCAAATTCAAAACAGTAGCTACATATGCCAATGGTGATGCCATGGCCATAGTACAAGACAGAATTGGACTGATAGGCTGCCATCCAGAAAGCGAACAGTTTTGGTATGATGGCTACAGCTGGATGGGCAAACATTACCACAAGGGCGCACATCACGACCTGTTATTGGAGTTTGTTGACGATCTAATGGCAAAATAATTAACTAAACCACTGGTTTGTAACACGCTTGTCATACTACGGCCTCTAAATACTAGTATGTCTACTAAAACATACAGAACTATCTTCATCAGTGACGTACATCTTGGAACCCGCGACTGCAAAGCAGAAGCATTAAACAATTTCCTCAAAAACAACTCTTGTGAAACACTGTATCTGGTGGGCGATATAATTGATGCATGGAAGATTAAGCAAAACAAATGGCGCTGGAAACAAAGCCACACCAATGTGGTTCGCAGAGTATTGGGGCATGCCAAACGTGGTACCCGAGTGGTATATGTGGCAGGCAATCACGATGAATTTCTCAGACCCTTCATGCAGTATGATCCAGGATTTGGTCTAATAGAAATAGCAAATCAATCTGAACACATTGGAGTAGATGGCAAACATTACTTGGTCACACACGGCGACTTGTTTGATGGCATTACCAGACTGGCTCCCTGGTTGGGATTTTTAGGAGACAAGGCATATGATGTTATTCTCAGTGTTAACAGCCGTTTTAATTGGCTTCGTCGTAGGATGGGCTTTGGTTATTGGAGTCTGTCTTTTTATCTCAAGCATAGAGTCAAGAAAGCCGTGGACTTTATTTTTCAGTTTGAGCATAATCTTGCTGGCTATTGTCGCAAGCGTGGCTTTGATGGAGTGATATGTGGTCATATTCATCATGCAGAAATAAAAGAAATAGATGGCATCATATACATGAATGATGGCGATTGGGTGGAAAGCATGACTGCACTGGTAGAGCATCATGACGGACACTGGCAGATAGTAACTTGGACACAGGAGACAGACAATGTGGTTGATGATATTGATAGCGGTACACCTAAACGATCCAAAAGACATTCCGGGCAGAGTCACAATTGAATTTCCAGATCAAACCAGTTGCGAACAAAGTCTAAAGACAATCACCTGGTCATTGAAATTTGATTCATTTAAAGTTGATGCAAAATGCGTAAAACGATCCTAATTGTAACAGACAATGAACCAACACAGATCAATGGCGTGGTTACCACGTTCAAGAATATTGAGAGCCATGCTAGTAGTGACGGCTACTGTATTGTTTATCTTGATCCCAGGCAGTTCCATCATGTTGATGCTCCTGGTTATCCTGAAGTTAAACTCTCCTGGCCCTGGGCGATTGGTGCGAAGATTAAGGCGATGGAGCCGGATTATATTCATATCGCCACAGAAGGTCCCATAGGATTAGCCGCTAGAATTTGGTTAGATTTCAAAGGCTGGCAGTATAATACCAGTTATCATACAAAGTTTCCTGAGTTTTTAAAACAGATTTATCATGCGCCTGAATTTATCACCTGGTGTTATCTCAAGTGGTTTCACAAAAACTCCAGGTGTGTGATGACTACTACACAAACCATGGTCGCAGATTTACAGGCGCATGGGTTTGCAGCACCAGTCACTGCATGGACCAGAGGAGTGGACAGATGCAGGCTAACACCCACACAGGTCTGGCCACACCCAAATGCTCGTCCCATTGTGCTGTATGTTGGTCGTGTAAGCAAAGAAAAAAATGTGCAATCAGTGTGTGAACTGAGCAATCAGTATGATGTAGTTGTAGTAGGAGATGGACCACAAAGAGCCATGTTAGAGAACCGGTATCCACAAGTGCAATTTACTGGGTATCAGACAGGAACTGCATTGGCTGATTGGTACAGTCGTGCAGATGTATTTGCATTTCCCAGCAAGTCAGACACATTTGGCATTGTGATGATAGAAGCCATGAGTTTGGGAACTCCAGTGGCAGCATATCCAGTAGCAGGACCAATTGATGTAATAGAATTGGGTACGGGTTACATGAGCGACCAGCTAACCGATGCAGTAGAGGTTTGTTTACGTTTATCAAGGCCACGGGTGATAGAATTGAGTAACAAATGGACATGGCACGCCTGTTGGAATACATTTAAACACAATTTAATTGAAATAGTTTAAAAATCGAGCACAACGATAGAGTGCTACTGGAACTCGTAACCAGAATCAATTCAGAGTTGACGACTTACGGTTGACTTTGGCAACGCAGTAGTATATAATCATCAATAACTTTAAAAAGGAAATCATATGAAATTAGTAAAAATATTGGCGTTATCAGCATTACTAGTGGGCCAAGCAGTAGCAGCAGATTTAACAGGAGCAGGAGCAACATTTCCTTATCCTATCTATTCAAAATGGGCCGAAGCATACAAAGCAGCAACAGGCATCGGACTCAACTATCAATCAATTGGTTCAGGCGGCGGCATCAAACAGATCAAGGCCAAAACAGTGGACTTTGGCGCCAGTGATATGCCATTAAAAATGGAAGACCTAGAGAAAGAAGACCTAGTACAGTTTCCAGCAATCATTGGAGGTGTAGTGCCAGTGGTCAATGTAGAAGGTATTGTTCCTGGACAACTGAAATTTACCGCAGAGGTCATTGCCAATATCTACTTGGGTAAGATCACTAAGTGGAACGATGCAGCAATTGTAGCATTGAACCCAGATGCAAAACTTCCAGCACAGGCAATCACGGTAGTGCATCGCAGCGATGGATCAGGTACTACATTCTTGTTTACCAATTGGTTAAGCAAGACAGTGCCAGATTGGAAAACAAAAGTGGGCGATGGTACAGCAGTCAAGTGGCCAGCAGGTATTGGTGGCAAGGGCAATGAAGGTGTAGCAGCCATGGTCATGCAAGCTAAGGGATCAATTGGCTATGTAGAGTATGCCTATGCCAAGAAGAACAAACTATCTCCTGCTCAGTTGAAGAATCAAGCAGGCAAATGGGTGTTACCCGATGACGAAACATTCAAGGCAGCAGCAGATGGTGCAGAATGGACTGGCACTAATGGTATGGCCACCGTATTAACAGACCAGAAACACCAAAACGCTTGGCCAATCACGGGTGCATCGTTTATAATAATGCACAAGAAGCAACAAGATCCTCTAGTAGGCAGAGCAGTATTGAAATTCTTTAGCTGGTCGTTCAACAACGGCAGCGCAATGGCAACCGAACTTGACTACGTGCCACTTCCTAAAAGTGTGCAGGACAAGGTTCGTGTTGAGTGGACAAAATTTAACATTGGAGAAATTAAATGAAATTAGCAACAATTGTAGTACTGGCTGGCATGATTGGCTTGTCACAAACTGCTGCGGCAGATGATCACACTGACTTATTGGATTTACTGCTACAAAAAGGCGTAATCACCAAACAAGAGCATGATGCCAGAGTCACAACTTACCAAGAAACTTTGGAGAACAAACAGTTCAATAATAGCCGTATTGATAAAGATGTCAGAGACAGTAATAATTATCGTATTGCCAAAGCCAACGACGGATCTGTGTTGGAAAACGGTTTAGGATTTAAAAGCAAAGATGGTGCAAATACAATTCAATTGACCGGCCGATTACACACAGACTATCGTGCATACAGTCCAGACTACTCAGTGGGACAAAGTACTGATCCGTATCAAAATGGTATTGAAAATCGCCGCGCCCGCTTTGGTGTACGTGGACAATTTCAAAAGGATTGGAAATTTTTGTTACTGGCAAACTTTGGCAATGATGTAGGTGCTTCTAGTACAACATCAACCATCGACGAGTTCTGGGTAAACTACGCTGCTGAACCGCAACTGCAGTTTACCATGGGTCAATTCAAAATGCCATTTAGTTTAGAACAACTTACCAGTAGTAACAACATTGACTTCATGGAACGCAGTTTAATTGGTCAATCTGAAGGCGAGTTTATTCCTGCCAAAGAAACTGGCTTTATGGTACATGGTGTCCCACGTGCGGGACTGACCTGGGCGGTAGCTGCCAGTCGTGGACGTGGTAATAAAAGTGCCACTGTTGACAGCAACGACATCATTGGTCGTGTTACAGTAAACTTTGCGGAACTCGTGCAGAACAAAGACGTAATAGCGCACCTAGGTGCCGCTTATAGTACTGGCACAGTTAAATCAGGTGTTGTTCCTGCAAGTGGTCGTACAGAAGGTCGTGCAAGTTCAGCGTTCTTTACTGGATCAGCGTTAAGTGGAGACACTGATCGCACTCGTCAGGGCATTGAAGCAGCAGTGGCTTGGAAAGGATTAAAAATACAAGGCGAACAATTTAATTTCAAGTATGATCCAGCAGTTGGGTCCAATCAAGAAATCAAAGGCAATTATGTGCAGGCCATATATAACTTGACTGGTGAATCGCATGTGTACAAAAATGGTGCGTTTGACTGGATCAAGCCAAATGCCGCAGTTGGTAAAGGCGGACCTGGTGCATGGCAAGTGGGTGTACGAGCCAGTGAATTTGATGCCAGCGATATTGCAGTAGCAGCAGGCAAAACCAATCGTGCAACGTCACTTACGTATGGACTAACATGGTTTGTAAATGACAATGTTAGAGTCATGTTAAACTATGTAGACACTAAATTTGGTGCTCCTGTGGGTGTAGTAGGCAGTCGTGTCAACGGTGAAAAAGTTGTCATGTTGCGCGGTCAGCTAAGTTTCTAATTTCTGAACCAGCTGGTTTGCGTAGTGCAAAATCATGATTTTCTCTATGTACTTCTATCCAAAATAGCTGTATACTTACGTTAAATACTAATGAAGTATTTAAAAACTTAACTTAAAGGAAATTAAAATGAACTGGACTACACCACAAGCAACTGATCTACGTTTTGGTTTTGAAATCACAATGTACATCGCCAATCGTTAATACGATTTAGATTAACAAAAATCCACCTGAGGGTGGATTTTTTATTTACAGTTGATGTATAATAAATAACTATAACAACTGTACCATTATCATGCAACTACAAACTGCCCTCGACTGGCAAACAATCAGCGCCAAACTAAGAAAAGATTTAGCTAAACTAAGCTACAATCCTGACCTCAAAGCCATGCTCAATAACATTGAGGCCATGGTTAAAGAATTAAGTAAAGAAGAAGTCATAGCCAGACGCACACGCCGAACCTACAGTACCGAAAAACAAGTGGACAAGATCAACAAGGCAATCAGTCATTTGGATAAACTGATACTGATTGCCCAGATTATGAATTAATAATTGGTACTCACATTAGTATTTGGATATGATCTAACCACTGGATTCACAACTCCCTCCATGGTTCCCCAAACTATCCTAACAGCGCCTGGAGTACCAATATATAATAGTATCCCACCACCACTACCTGCACCTGCAGCATAAACACCACCACCATTACCATTGGATATGCCGCTGGAAGCGGCAATATCTCTGTACGGAGTATTAGAGGACGGTGGCGGAGGTGGTCCATAAGCCTGTGGATTTCCGTTGCTGCCAGGTGACCCAGCGTAACTGTATCCTCTACCATCGCCATACGTAGTGGTACCACCCCCGTATCTACCACTAGCGGCACGATAATGCCACCCCCCACCCCCACCACCACTGGTTGAACCAGTGGGATCAACGGGGTAGCCTACTAAATCTGCGTAAGTTAATTCAGGGGTTTTATAGTAAGCTATACTACCACCACCACCTCCTGATCCACCAGCATCAGTATATCCTCCGGAGCCACCACCTGCGCCAGCACCTGCCCTCCAGTCGCTATAAGGATTACTAGCGAGTGAGGATGTGGGTGGCAATGCGATGGCAAAGCAGCTACCACCATCCCCGCCGTTGTTAACAACGGCACTACCGATGTTCTTGCCTGTACCGCCGGCACCACCCAAACAACTACCGCCGCCGGTAACCCCAGTATCTTTGGTAACGCTTCCTCCCCCTCCCCCACCTCCACCGTATGCCCATAACTTTTCAACTCCAGACTGTATGATCCAAGAGTTACCCCCATTGTTGCCGGCACCACCAAAGGATCCCCCCATGGCACCAAGTTCACCCACCCAAATGGTGACACTGCCTCCTGGTGTAAGAGAGATTGTTCCGTAGCTAAGCCCGCCCCCACCCCCACCACCCCCATAGCTATA